ACCACCGTCAACCCCGGCTTTGTTGTCACGTATCGTTCCGCCTGAGATGGTGTTCATGTAAAGCAAAAAACGCAACCAGGAAATTCCTAATTGCATTGAGCAGTAGTCCATAGGGGAATCGAAACAAATATTTGTTCGTCAAACGCCGTATTTATGAGCTTTCCCTGATTTGTAATCATTCAATCCCACTACAATCCCACTATTTTGGGTGTTCTGGTACAGTGATTCCAGACTCCCGACTGCTTCCATTTCTTGCTCAAATATGATATGAACATATCTGTCTAGCGTAATTTGTATTTTAGAATGCCCTAGCAGTTTACTTACTGTCTTAATATCCTTCCCTTGCCGGATTAGCTGTGATGCAAAAGTATGGCGCAAGGAATGGATACCGTGATGATTGACGCCAACTTCCTTGCAGATTTTTATAAAACGTTTCTGCACCGTACTCATACTAATATGATCACCACTCTGGTTATGAATTACATAATCAGAGTCAATTCCCAATTCGGTGTCTCTACTCATTAGTATATTCAGACATTCAACCGCCAATGAGTTCAGAGGGATTTTTCTTACTCCGCTTTTTGTTTTAGTGGTAGAAACAACTTCAACCTTCTTCACATCCGTATCGAAACGACCCCTGTTCTTGACATATGTCATTCCTTTATTGATGGTTGCGGTTCTGTTTTTAAAGTCAATATCTTTCCACTCCAATGCACAAACCTCGCCAAGTCTGAGTCCCGTCAAGAGCAAAAATAAATAAATAGGAGCATATCTCAATAGCCTTTTATCCTTTAAATATTCGATGTCGCTTAGTACAAATTCAGCAATCACACTAACATCATCATCAGAGTAAATTTCAATCTCCTTTGTTTTTACTTTGAAATTTTTCTCCAATGGCATGGACACTAATTGCATACAATTGAATAGCAGATCTCCTTTAATGGTGGCATGTCTGAAGCAGGGATTCAATATCTCATAAATTTTCTTCACCTCAGACATCGAATAGCTTTCGGATTTTTCATCAATCATCCGCTGTATATCATCCGATTCAACCTTAGAGATTTTCATTTTTCCAACCGTAGAGCCCTTAATGTGGCGGTGAAAAGTATCCTCTGTGCGGTCATACGTTGAATCAGATACTTTCTTGAATTTGTATAGTGTAAGCCAGTTTTCCACATAATCTTCTACTGTTGTTTTGCTTGGTGAATAATCCCACTTCCGATTGTTTTTTTGGTATTCCCGGAATTTCCTTCTTGCTTCTGATTTATCCTTTCCTGAAAATGATTTAGAGACACCATCAATTGTAACGCGGAATTCCACAGATCCATTCTCTTTTGTCCTGAAGCTTCCACTACCTTTTTCTCGTCTATCACATATATCTTTTGTGTCATCCATGTTTTTACTCATAACCCTCCTTTTAATAAACATAGATGCCGTAATGATTATGGCTATCATTATAGCATCTATGCGTCTAATTAACAATCAAAAAAATATCTCTTCCCCGATGTTGTCTGTTATCCATGTGTTGATTTTTTCTTCGGTGGTGATATAATCCTTCCCGATTCTCACGGCTGGAAACTCACCAGATTTTAGTAGTTGCAAAATTTTGGTTTTTCCAAATGGCAATAAAGAGTACAAATCCTTTTGTGTCAAATACTTACCCATCCCTCTTTTTCTACCTCCTCCTTCAAAAATGATAAAAATTCAGTCCAATATACATCACCCATGTGGTGTATGTACTCTTTGCCTTTAAGTCCAGACTTTTTCATATCTGACTTTGTATCAAATTCAATTTTCTTTCTTGTCTTATTTACATTCCGATATAATTCAGGGATTGATTCGCGGATAAATCGCGTAGTGATATGACCTAATGTTAGAATTTTATCTTTCGGGATTTTACTTGTTATGTCTTTGTATTTCGCTATTTCTTCATGGGGGATTTCGTATTTTTCTTTGGGAAGATTTTTAGTTGAATATGGGCTAATAGACGATCCAGATGTTTTAGGCTTTAATATTTTTGCAACCGATTCAAAATCGGAAAGTTTGAATTTGAATGTTACCTCTGTGTCACTATCTATTATGTCAAATATTACATCCTTTAATTGTTTAGTATAGCTTCTACCTCTCAGGATCTTAGGAATGTAAGCTTCTAAAACATTTTGCCCATAGTGGAATATTTTGCATCCGTGATAGCAGTCAATATACACATCACAGGTATCATCTACTGATCCGTCTTTACATCGAGGAAAATCATGTGTTACTGTGTCACAATCAAGCTTTAATCGATATTGTCCTTTAAAATTTTTAATCAAGTAATTACTCATCAACGCGCCCCTAATCACATTTAGAATATCCACATGCTTTACAGGTCACACAACCACCTTCATATACTAAACCTGCATCACATTCTGGACATAAGTTTTCTTTAGTTTCTTTATTTGTTTTATCAAGATTTTTGTCAAATGTTTGGTTCGCGTCATCTTCAAATAATTCAGATTGCATTTCCTTACACATATCTATTAATGCGTTCCCAATGGCGACAGGACAAGATGATCCTTTGCTGGTATCTTGTTTTGTTGCGGATCTAACTGCATATGAAGGACACGCCATACAACTCTTTAACTGATCAGCAATTGCGAACGCATCAGCTCCAGATCTTGCAGAAAGAGACATTAATCTAGATACCGCAGTCAGGTTTGACTGACACCCACCGATAGATCCTTTGCTTAAGTATGTTTCTAGTAAAGAACCAGTATTTGGGTCAAAAAATGCCACGCAATGTAAACTTCCGCATCCGGTTATCAACTTTCTTTTTTTGCCTATAACATTGTCGTCCACTTGGATAATATACCCTCGTGGCAATTCGGCTTTTTCTTTGTCTGGGATTTTAGAATCTTCTTTTGTTTCCGTGGTAGTAGTAAGAACGCCTGATCGTTTACACCCGTCTCTGAATAAAGTAACACCCTTTAGCCCCTTTTCCCATGCCCACATATACATATCTTCTACTTGTTCTACCGTAAAATCATTAGGTACGTTAATCGTTGAACTAATAGAGGCATCAATGCAAAATTGCCATACTGCCTGCATATCAATCCTGTCCATATATTTTAAAGTTTGTGCTGTTACGAAATAATCAGGTAATTCTTCTTCCTTTGTTAAACCATGCTCTTCCATGTATTCTTTTACAATTTGGGTATAGACCTTATAGAATTTATCATGACCATGTAAAGACTCAGTTTTTCGTAAATAATAATTTGCATAGATTGGTTCAATTCCACCAGATACTCCAAGCATTGTTGATATGGAGCCAGTGGGCGCTATAGTTAATAGCTGAGAATTTAACAACCCATTCTGTTTAACTTTTTTATCGGTTGTTGAAATGATATTTCCCATATAGAAGGCTGTAGATTTTACTGAATCGTAGTCAAATCCTTCGAATACTTTGTTTTTAGTACCGGCTAATTCAGATGATTGAGATACGGCATTATTAATTAATACGTGAGCAATTCGGGAACAGATATCTAATGATTCTTTACTTCCATATTTTAATTTCATTTTTATGAGCATATCTGCTAAACCAAATATTCCTAAGCCGATTTGCCTCCATTTTTTTACACTATCCCTTTGCTCTGCTAAAGGATGTAATGGTAACCCTTCGTCCAATATATCATTTAATGCGGTAACAGCAACTTTCACAGTGCCAACAAAATCATTAAAGTCAAAAATCCCATTAGGCATAACAAATTCTGATAAGTTAATACTTCCTAGCAGGCATGAGCCTCCGGCTGGCAATGGTTCTTCAGCGCATGGATTTGTCCCGGCGTACTGGAACTCCTCATTATCACTAAGCAAATTCCACTCTTCGATAATATCCCAGAATAACATACCCGGTTCACCATAATCCCAGTTCATTTTACATATTTTGTGGAATACCTCGTAAGCATCTACTTCTTTAGTGATAACTTGTCCTGTTTCTTCAACTGTAAAATTTAAAACGTATTTTTCTTTTTTACTTACGGCTTCCATAAATTTATCTGTAATACGGATTGATATGTTAGCCTTTGTTACCCTGTTTAGGTCGCTTTTGACCTCAATAAATTCTTCTAAATCTGGATGGTCACATGAGAGAGAGATCATTAAAGCCCCTCTGCGGCCATTCTGTCCAATTAGTTCAGTTGTGTTAGAATATAGATCCATAAATGAAACCGCACCGCTAGTCTCTTTAGCAGCATTTCCAACCGTCGCACCACGAGGACGCAGCTTAGAAATATCAATTCCACATCCACCTCCGTAACTATATGTACGTGCAAGTTTAGCCGCTGTTTCATATATACTTTCAATTGAATCAGATGGAGGCTCCATTACGTAACAATTAGACATTGTAGTTTTAACACCCATCTTATCAAGTCCTCTGTTAGAAAGGATTCTTCCTCCGAATAAGAACTTCTTTTCTATAATCAGCCTCTTAACATCTTCGTTTCCCCCTGATACCCGTATGAGCCATTCGTCAAATGACTCATTATTGTATTGATACTTTTTATACCAAATATTATGTCCGATTATATTATCTTTGCCCAACCATTCCTCTACCGTCAATCCCTTACCTCCTAATGAATAATGTATGTCTTGTAATAGCCAGTGATGGAGTACGCTTCACAGTTTGATCCGCTTGTATGTTCACAGGTATTTACGCAAACATCAATAACTCCACTACCGACTCCTCGATCTTCTACGGAAAATTCTCCTAGTCCCTCTATATAGATCCTTGTCCCGAATGAGATACCTTTCATTGCCACTGTATGCCATGGACTGAGACTAGCCCCTGACGCAGTTTTCCCTCCATTGCCACCACCATTGCAACAATCCCCGTACCCATATCCAGTAACATAATAATCCCCAATGTATTCTAAGTCTGTATCTTTTCCATCACTGTCTGTTGAATCTTCTGTGTCTTCAACCTCCATAGATTCAGTTTCAATTACAGAGGATGACTCGGCGGTTCCTTTCCCTACTATCTTTGATTCTATCTTGATTGAAATCGTCGTTTTACCAATGTCAGAAGTTTCGATTTCCGTACTTTCCGCGATCGTTGTTTCGGTTTCTGCTGCCAACGTTGGTAATACAATGATTTGGGAATCATTGATTACTGGAATAGTAGTTGCCGTTGTTTCTTCTAAATCGTCCGACCATCCCATCGTTACAATCGGAAAAATAATTAAAATGATACCAACAATAAGCCCCAAATACCTGAATAATCTTCCTTTAATTTTTGTATGATTTGTCTGCCGTTCTATAAACACACCTCTTCTTTCTCAATTATTACATCTTCGTATATTTTATATGGGATATTATTATTTTTACAAAAAGCTATCTCTCCCAAAACCCCTGTGGAATCGTCGTAATCGTCGAATACCCACATTTCATGTGAAAGTCTCAGTAACGCAAGGCACATGTCCAATCCTTCTTTATATGACACGTCCGCATATAGAAAACCAAATGCGTGAATTGGGGACAGAAAAATATAATCTGGATACTTTTTAACTAAATATTTAATTATGTCTCTTACTCTATATTTGTTTTCTGGATTGTTTTGATATTTATGAGATATATAGATAAGCTTTTTCTGCTTTGGAGTTGATAGAAATTCCTCATATTTTGAAATTACTTCATTCGCAATTTGATATGGGCTTCTACTGCCTTCATTAATGATAATCATTCTTGATAGTTCTTCCGCACCTATAAAGTCGATATCATCTGCTTTTAATCTTCGTTCCACTTCTTCATTGTTATCCCCTCTTCCACTTTCACCGCACAACCGCTTCATAATTACGGTTTTGCTTGCTTTGATAAAGACAGGGAAAATATCATAGTGCTGAGTCTTATTTGCTTGACTGAGAAGTTGTGTTATTCCATTAGGGGTAAGAATTATAATGCTGTCTCTGCTATAATCCTCCCATGCGCTTCCATAGTGCCACTTTCCATAAACAGTGCTGTATGTATTCGTTTCACCAAAAAATCCATTTTCTTTTTTCTTTAAGAACTCTTCATTATCGATAAAATGATAATCAACACCATTTATTTCACCTTCTCTTGGCGGCCTAGTCGTGTATGTCACGATCCGTCTATAACCTCTTCCCTCAATCGACTTAGCCACACAGGTCTTACCAGAACCCGTTCCACCATATAAGATAATCATTTATTTCGCTCCCTTATACATAATTAATTCTACCGAATATGGGAGAGACTGCACCCAATCGATAAAACTTACTGACCATTCTGTAAGCTTATGATTTTTTCTTTGAAAATACATATTTCGTATATTTTCATAATTCATCGTAACGGTGCGCGTCTGCAACCATGACGATGGAAGCCACCTCACCAACTCCTTCCAATAGCGCTTATCATTAGTTTCCATGTATTTCTTTCTTAAAGCCTCCAACCATGTGATTACATAATCAGCTTGTCTTACTTCTTGGAGATCTTCACTAAAATCATCTGTTTCAAAGCACTCTAAAGTAATTGGACTGTCTTTTAATTTGTGCATCGTGGAAGTAGAATTCGCCGTAACTCCAACCTTATATGTATCGAATTCCTTCCACCAATAGATAGGGGCTGTAATAGTTACTGACACTAATATCTGCCTTAGAAATTTACGATGCTCTGAACCTCCGCGAATAAGCCTTTGAGCTAAAGCCAAATCGTTATCCCCAATATCGTAACCATATGGCTTTTGGCAACTATCACTTTTGTGATGACTATTCATTGGAAGTCTCATTCCATAAAATGCTTCTTCAAAATTATATACTTTCGTCCTTTCAAATTTCACGAGTATGAATCCCTCCATCCACAATTACGACATGATCTAATATATATATCCTCAAACACTCTTTGATCCCCGTATTCCCCCCTATATTCTGAAATGGTATCAATTGTTAACCCCATAAAACATAATGGGCATAATTCATATTCTTTGCATATTCTCAATACTCTATTTCGCACTAATGACTCTTGTGTGCTTTTAAACAAATCACTTAATATAGGAAGTAATTCATCAATATTCCTATATCTCTTTTCGATTGCTTCCACTATTTCACTTGCATAGTATATATTTATCACTCCTATCATGATCAATACAGCAGTCTTTTAGGATAAAAGATTCCGTATGATTCCCTACATCAATAACCAACCCACCATCTTCTTGTTTCAATTCAAACTTTTTGATCCTATATGATCTCTCTTTACAATATTTTCTCACGCATCGTTCAGCTTCACCAATTGTATCCGGCTCCGAGATCTTTTTTAAGTTTCCAAGATAATTTTTGAAGTAAAGTTCCATAAGTATCCCCCTTAATTTCAATCTACTGCTTTTGAGTATTCTTAACACTATAAACCGTTGTATTTACGACGAGTCTCAACTAATTCATCATACTCATGTCTTGATAACATCATCCAATCGTCATCATTAAATACACAAAGAGTAAAATTTTCTCCTTTATCCCCTTCAAATGCACATATACAATTCCCTGACCTCTTATAACCTCCACTACTAATAAGGGCTTCACAAACGGATTGAATGGCATCTTCTATGGTAATTTCTTCTTCATTCCCTCTCCTTCTATTATTCCTTCGTTGCTGGTTATAGTCCTTCTCCACTTATCATTCCCCATTTCTTTCGATTCTGAAAAATCCTCTTATCGTAATTCCATCATCAAAGCATTCCTTAATTTTTTATAAGATGAAATATTTCTATATATCGCAACACCTTGATTGACAAGACACGTTCTAGTTTTTTGAAGATGCATTAGATACATTTTTGCAAAAGTATTTTCTTTATAATAAAGCTCAAATATACCACCATCTTCACGTATAAATGTATAACCCGATTCATTTATAATTTGAATTATTTTGTTCTTATTCCATCTGTTAAATGGACTAATATATTGTCCTTCCATCTACAATTATCCTTTCGATATCTTAATAAAATAGAATAATGGTTTTATTTAAATAATTTCTTGTACTTATTTGCACCGTGATTTTTACCATAGTTTAAAATTTCTTTGATCATTTTCTTTTCACCACCGCAAACATGCATATAGTTATTCATGTATCCAATCATTTTATTTGTCATATATCGTTTGTTATTTTCACTATTACGTCCATATATTTTATTCCATTTCATCCGTGTATCCCATCCATTTAGATGATGAGGGATACTATACATAGCTTCAAATTCTTCACAAGCAGACTTTTCTTGCAACTTTGCATCAAGTTCGGAAAAATCACTTTTAAAAAGCAATTCTTCAACCAAATCTTTTGCTATCTGTAACCGATCTCTTGCCCCTATTCTACATGGAAATGAAACATAATTACTCACAAATTCACCGTTGTTAATAACCCAAAAATATGTTTCTCCTTCTGTGTTGAAAATTTCGTCCTCGTAATATACTTGTATAGGGCAATCGTATTTTATATACTCATGGGGCTTAAGTATCTCATACACTAATTCCATTTGAGGATACCATTGTCTCATTTGTTTCAATGATGTTGCCTTCAATTCTCATACTCCTCCTTAATTTTAATCTTTTTAAAATGAGAGTTTATTCGAACTTATGGGCAGTAGATGTCAAGATGTTCCCAATATGCGTCCTCTACTTCATCCTCATCTTGATTTTCTTGTTCCGCTTTAGTAACGGGACTCATGGTTTGTTCACAATGACAAGATCTTTCTAATGGCATCAAGTTAATCACATCCCTCCTGATATGGTGAAGATACTCGACCGACTTTCATTTGCAATTCATATGCCTGCACCTTACCTTGTAAAAATCTAGTTTCTAACTGCAAATTATTGGTATTAGCAATCAATTCTTCTATAGATATTGATTTGTCTCGTTCCGATTGTAACTGATATTTCAGTTCGGCTATGCGGTCATTGAGGACTTGAGATGGATATGATAAAGATGATTTGATTTCATTAATGGCAATAGACACATCGCTTAATCGTGCAAGTTCCTTTTTACATACAGTCAATTCATCCACAGCATTTTTAACCTCAATTTTCAATTTTTCCATTTGATCCTTTTGCTGTTTAGCCTTATTTTCATAGCTGGTAATGGTACGGTGTAATTGTTCCATATCTGACTTATGCATTCTTGCTTCTGAATCTTTGATGTCTATAGTTTTTTTATAATCTTCCATTCTCTTTTGTTGATCTTCAACTTGTGTTATTAATTCTGCTTTACTCGGCATTTTACCACTCCAATCTTTCTCCGTAGTTACCTCCAATCCCATTTTCTATATGATCAAATATCATCAATTAGTGTAGGATTTTCAACACTATACTCAGAAGGACAATTTATCATGCATTCTTCATAATCTATTTTTGGTGCAAACCTATAACATTTTTCCATCGATTCAACCCATTGATAAAAATCACTTTTAAATTTAATCGGAATCATAAACCAATGATAATCATTATCTTGAATAAAACAATATTTCATATTTTTTTTATCCCCTCTCAACCCATTTCTTAACTGTTACTTCTCTTAACTCCACCTCTGTGCATTCAACATCATCATCGTATTCCCAAGGACTTTCATCCTGTGCTTCAGTGGCTCCCTCCCCGTAATATGTGGAATAGAATACCCCATTGTTCTCAAAAATAATTTTGTGATGAATTGTCCACCTTCCCGTATCTACAATTTCATCATGAATCGCACTCCCCGGTAAATCTAGTTCATTAATTAAATAATCCTTACTGAATACTTTTTTAGCCATTTTGTATATCCTCCTCAGATATTATTCCCCACCCCATACAATGAGAGCACTCTTTATAGTCTTTATTAATTTCACGCATTAAATCTTCAAGGTATTCACTTACTTTTTTCTCCAGATCAAGATAATTTATTCCGCAAATTGATGGTGCAAGGACACAATCTTTTCCATAATCAGATGAACTAGATTTATTTTTCAGATTAAGAATCGTCTGTTTTTTATCTGTTATATTCTTCGTGACCCATCTAGGTTTTCTTCTTTTATCTCCTTTGTTTTCATCGTAAGAATATTGATATGGATCTGCCAAAAGTATCTTCTTCACTACTTCAAAATGAAAATCATAATCGGAAGAAATGTCTGCATATCTTTTGTCAATATGTAATTTCACATGATTTCTAATTATGCTATACATCTGCTCACTCGCAACGAAACACGGCTTGTCACATAACACGGATGGATGATATTGAATTTTATCTAAAAGGTAATTCTCAGCGTATAATTTGTTCTCAACAAAGCTAAAATCTTCTTTGTCATATATGACGTTAATTTCGAATTTAATATCCTCGTATCCACCATCTTCTTCATCATAGGCTCTCTTATATAGCCCAGAGACTTCTTCATACTCTTCCCCAAGTTTATCAACAACTATCGTCTTGGGCATGATATCACTTGGAGTATAACCGTCTTTCAACTCATACCTAATGTTGATCTGCTTATTAGGTAGTTTTCTTTGAATTTTTGTAGGTAGTACTGATAACTTAAACCAATTGTTCTGATATGTCTTCTCTGCAGCCGCCCCATCAAATAATAAATATTCAATCATTGGTAATCCATAATTATTTTTATTCTTGCCGGTTTGTATATAAACGCATTTTGCGGTTATTATAACGTCATATTGAATTGGTGCATTATCGCTCATTCTCTCTCCTCTTGATCATTTAGTTCAACGCTAAGTTCTATATCGTATTTCAAATCATCTTTGAATATGGTCTTATCCCATATGAAAAACTCCCCCACCAATAAATTGGCATCATCATCAAATTCTAAATCTTTCATCGCTACTCCGATTGGAATGCCAGTCGCTTCTTTCCGGTAGTCAATCAATGGCACATGTTTGCTATTCTGTAACGCTTTTTCTATAACATCTTTTGAAATATATCTGTAGTCACTATTAATCCCCAAAGGAATTCGAACTTTTAATGTTATTAATTGATCCATTTTCCCCCTTTTACATTCCGGTGGTATTATCGATGATTAAATCATTTATCATGTCTCTATATCCAAAAGGACTATCTATACTTGGATATTGTTTAATTAGTATTTCTTTCCCATAATTCGCAATGATGTTCTGGTGGAGCCATATAATCATCTGCATCACAAGCATATTGCTGTGGATTTTCACATTTCTCATATCGTTCGTCCCAATGTTCACATGTCTTGCAAATTTCTTTCATTACGTATTCCTCCTTGCTATTCAATTATTAGTGACATATTAGTAACAAAAATCATCTATAATGTGTAGTTATTCCAATCGGCAAAGAAAACATCTTTTTTAATTGCTTCATTTTCAACACTTATTGTTTCCCCCGCGTACTTTATTTTCATGATGATTTATCTTCCTTAAAAAAGTCAATATTTGAAACGAAATCCATGTTCCCGTTGCTTATTAAAACAAATTCTGATACCCTTTCATCCAATTCTGTTAATGCTCTATCAATATACTCACCAGTATCTTCATCATATTTTTCAAACCAATATTCGACGTTATCATCGACACTAGTGTTTTTGAAAATAAAGCATGGACTCTCGTTTTCGTCTACATTTAATATGCACTCTGATATCTCAAGGAATCTCTCTGTAATGTGTCCCCCATATTCACTCATATAAGAAGCATTTAGGTTTAAAAATTCCTTAATGCAATTACTCACAAATATTTTATCTTTCGTAAAAAATATCTGCTGGTTTGCCATTTCCCACAATACCCTGTCAGACATACAATCGCAATTGTTTATCTTCTCATTCAATTTTCGATTAATATTCAAACACTTATTAAACCTCATGGCAGACATAAATCCAATTGGTTTCGTGCCATTCTCAATAAACTGGCTACGATTATACCGACATAAGTACTTTTCCATTAACACATCCCATACTATCGGAGAAAATAACCATGAATTCCTGAACTCCACACTTTCAAATCCCCTATAATCTGTATCCATAACCCACAAACTACTTTTGCTCATTATTAATCATCCTTTCATATTTTAATAAATAATAGTTATTATACGCATTCTAAAACTATATCAAGGGCATTCATTAAGCAATGTAGCCTTGTATAGTCAGCCTTCTCATCCTTTTCCTTGACTCTCAATACTGATGCAGAATCTATGTATACATCAATATTCGTGAATTCATCTATGATCTTATCGCATTCAAGGCGTAAAATTGCTGGCAAATTTGAAGCATAATTTAACACCCTTGGTAATATTTTAATATAATTATTGTTGCAAAAATATTTAGAATACTGTGATGAATAATTAGGAATTTGTGTTTTTACGTTATTCGGTGATTTCTCAGGAAGATTATCGTAAAAACTGGCACAAAGCCCCCTATTGTTGCAAACAATAACATTTTCGAGAGCGTTACATTCCTCTAAAACCAACTTCACAATATCTTGCATGGAATAATCTGAAGGTATTTTGATGCTCTGTCTCAATTCACCTCTGTTAAATACCATCATGTGATTTTCGCCCTTGTTTCTACTAAAATCAATACTGACTATCTTCATTATGTTAACATTGCCTCCTGTTTTCAAATTTTGTTTGCTTTAATAATTACATGCAAGAGTTAGAGCTTTACAAATGGAATATCTGTAAGCGGATCAATTTTGCATTGTGGCAAAATATAATCAAGCAATTTATCAAAGCAGCCACAGCACATGTTTAGATCTATCTTAGTCAAATCGTAATTGCTGCCGTATCCAATCTTGTAATGGAATCCGAACTTTTCTTGTTTGTCCCACCTATCAAATTCTTTCCCACATATATTGCAAACTTGTTCTCTTTTGTTGTTGGACTTTTCCTCATCAATCATTTCTTCGTACATTTGCTTAATTAACATTTTTTGTCTTTCAGTCATATTGTCGCCTCTCCTTTTTCAATAGAATATACTGTGCAACCGATATTTTCTTCCCGAATTCCAACATTCATATCCCGGCACAAACATCTTACTTTTCTAAGTGTATCTGTAAGCATTGATAGAGTGGTATAATCTCGCCCCCTTGTTTCAAATAACTCAATATTTGTATTCTCATCACAAAACATACAAACTATATTTAGAATGTCATTCTCTGGAATTGCTAAATCCACATACGCCTTAGAACATTTAAAACTTCTACTATTATTCATGGGTCTTATCCATACGTAATCCTTCCCATCTTTTAGTCGTAGGTTTAATTCAATTTTATTTTTCTTATAAAATTTAACACGATAACTTATTTCACTAAATATCTTATCAAGTATTCTCTCGGCGGCTTCATAACTGTCTGAAAATATACCGCATCTTGTTTTTCTTGCCTCAAACATATTCATCTCCCTTCTTTATCAACACTCCCTCAATGAAATCATTCTTCTATCGCTTTATATATATTTGTATAAATTTCATTCTACTCTGCATATTTTATACCATAGTTTTGTCCTCGCTTTGCGTATGTAAAACACCCACTAATCCTACCATTTTCGATAGTATGGTTTTTTATCATATCAACCATGTCTTTCATAAACATGTAATAACGCTTGCCACTTACTTCAGAATAAATTATAAAATGTGCAGCACTCCGACCTCTCTCTAATCCATCAAGAACCATCGTATCAGACCACATGTGATTTTGAACCCATTTATAACAATCAGAACCATTTTGATTATACTCATATATTTTCCCAACATACTTCAACATTTCTTCCCTATCTCTTGTTACAGGAATCATAATTTTACTCATTTAAAATACTTCCTTATTAATTAAATATTTTATACTCTCTTAATACCTACTATTATTCAGCCAATATCTTTTCTGACTCAACCTCTCCGGTTTTTATTTTTATAGCTTTATCAATGGTCAATTCCCCCTCTATTTAATCTCCTTTCAAAATGTGTTTCAAAATTAAATTTCATACCTGTCCTGCCCCAGATAGTTTATATGTCTTCTCAAAAATATCCGGTTTGCATGGGTAAAACTTTCCATTTACTCCTTTGATAATATAATCTCCATGCACAGCTCTCATATCACCTTCCGGTGTTTTTATTATTATGTCTCCAACGCGACATGTTCCATTACAAAAATCTATCTCGAAATTTTTCCCATAAGACTTAATTTCCATTTGTGATTCAGCATTTGCACCTTCAAGAAAATTGTAAACATCAACTATGTTTTTATTGTCTTCTCCTGTGAACTGAATATATTCAGTCATTTATTTTTCCTCCAATTTTTAAATGAAATTATGATTTCGTTTTAGTTTATAGTGAGTTCCATCTTTAATGCGTTCCAACTCATCTTCAGCCCACTTCAATTTTCTCTGCAATGAATTAATCTCATCGATTTGCTTGTTTAAAAGCTTCTCCTTTGATCTCTTTGCCTCTTTATCTACCCAATATAAATGAGCTCCGGAGTATCCCCAACTATCAGTAGCTACACGATAAACATTATTGTCCTCATACTCATCAGCTTCATCATCCCCAATACGCTTAACGCTAGTAAAGTCAAAAATAAATTCAAATTCATCAATATTTTGGTCGGATAAAGTGTAGGTATTACCATCGCCAAAATATGTATCGACCATATATATCTCACCATTATACTCGTGCGGTTTAAATGTCCAGTTCTTGCAATGATACATATCAGAACCATAGACCCTATATTTATCGGGTTCATGTTTATATAAACCCGTGAGGATAATTCTGTTTTTATTAGTATTTGATAACATCACAACACCGCCTCTATTTCGCCTATTTCAATCAACCTAATCCCCTTCATTTATTTATTCCCCCTTGCATCCGACAACTCATTTTATGATATAGCGTTCAATCTCTCTTTACTCACATCACAAAAAGGTTCACTTTCGGTATTCATCAATTCAACATTAACCCAACGAAGATTATAGCCTTCATCCCGATTTAGTTCTTCACAAGCCACTCCGTGTGTTCCACTTCCGGCTGTTATATCAATAGTCATCCCATCAATAGGGGTAAGTAATTTGATCAACCACTTTATCAAATCTACTGGCTTTAATGTCACATGAGGATTTCTTTCGCCACTTGGAAGTTTTCTTTCTGAGGGTGACACTTTGGGCGAATATTTGATAATTGGGAACATTCTACTCCCTCCATCACCTCCTGTTTGTTCATCAAGAATTTCTGCTGTATATTCATCCAATATAATGTTTACAGGGAATCTACCTTGTTCATTCGCTGGACTAGCCTTGTCTTCGGCAAACTTTCCATAAATTTTATCATCTTTACTCGAATAATTTGTCGTTGGATTTTTTGATGCTTTTGCATTCATCATATTAATATCAGATTGTGATATAGGCACTCGACAAGCATCAATATTCATGCCGCCACAACCATACTTCTCAATATTTTTTATGTATGTTCCTTCTAGCGGCTTCTGGAATATAGTGATGGTCTCATGAGCAGGTTTTAATCCTGCCGTTTTCCATCCATCCCATTTCTTTGCTAAATCTGACTGAGGGGTATTAATGGTTTCGCCCCAATTGCCACCCTGACCTTGATAAACCCCGTTTTTACCTCCGATTGGACGCTGCACTTTACTTAAAGGTCTTTTGCAATCAGCAGCCTTATCAAATAACTTTCCAATGTCTTGATTTTTAGGCATTCCCGTAAGGTATATCCAATCTATTTCCTCTACAATTCTAAATCCCGAATCTTCAAAAGCGCATTTCATGCGATGATTCGTCTTTGGGTGCCCGAATATCGCAACATATCCACCCGGCTTGATAATTCGGTGTAACCCCTCTGCTCTTTGCTTGTTCCAATTATAGAAGTCTCCTATGTTGTCCCATTTTCGCCCCATAAATGATAGATCATAAGGGAAATCAGATATACAACTATCAACTGAATTATCTTGCATTGAATCGAGGAATTCTAAGTTATCCCCGTGAATGATTTCCCCGTTTTCACTTTTATAAATTGTTTTAATATTCTTTTCCTCCCGGTGCGTTCATGTGCATCTTATCAATTCATCTAATGTCTTCGGTTCAAAATCTCTTACATCCACTCCGACATTGAAGGCATTCTTGCCCAAATCTACGCATAGTGGATGATGACTTTCTTTATCACTGTGTATGTGCCCATAACAATGATAACTATCATGATGTTTACAGTCCCAGACAGCTATCGGATAATGGAATAATGCTACCTTCCTGCCTTCGTCTTTTAATAATGTGTAATCTCTAATCCAAGCAAAAAGGCTTCTGTCAAAATCCTTGTCTTTTAAGAAAGAGTCGTGGTTTCCTTTGATCAGAAATTTTTGTCCATTTAATTTCTTTAATAATTCGTTGGCCTTTCTACCGCTGCAAAATGCAAAATCTCCTAAGATGTATACCTCATCGCCCTTGCCCACCTTATTATTCCATCTGCATATCATATAATCGTCCATTTCATCGACATTTTGAAATGGTCTGTTCTCATATTTGATAATGTTTTTGTGCGATAAATGTAAATCGCTCGTATAATATTTCATCTTATCTCCTTATTCTCTCCACCCACCAACGATTCTCTTTCAATTTCTTCTTAAAACCCCTGATACTTTAATATCCTATATTCCTCTGGAACGCATGAGAAGCCAATAGTTTCTTTTATTATGTGACGAATAATATCTTCTTTATAATAAGTAATATTCCATCGTTCATCATCACAAAGAATTAGCTGATCAAATCTATACCTGCTTCCTATAAAATCTATCCGGTCATAGTCTACCGCCACAATTACGGTTCCATCTTTAAGTTTTAATATAGAACCCCTTTGTTTCATTTTAAGATTATCGACTTGTTCAAAATTATCTTCTGCAAAGTGTTTTAATCCCTTTTGAGACAAAGCGCTCGTATACCCCAAAAATGCTATGACAAGGGGGTATGTCTTTTGTTCAATACTCATTACTTATTTGCCCCCTTCACCCACTTATTCCAAGCAGCTTCAAATTCTGAATAATCACAGTATCTAGAAAAGAAAGAAACCCCGCATTCACAATTTATCGAATATGGTTCCCCGCCACTATCGGGATCATAAAATGTTGGTATCCATTTTTCGGAATCTCCATTCACCACTACTGGTTTGCCGCATATCGGACACGGTTTTAAATTATTAGACATCAAGATCCCCTCCTAATTTCTGATGAATTTAACAATTCATAAGACGTTCTTTACTACTTCATCATTTCCCAAAATAATCATTTAACGAATCTTCATACCACGTCCAATTATCTACCCCGCCTTGTTCAAGGGCTTCAAGTTTTTCGCTTCTGTCAATTAAACTTTGATATTCTTCTTCACTAATTATATTTTGTGTTTCTTTAATTTTAATGCCGGTTCCCATAATTGTATTGAGAGTCTGAGATATAGAGTCATTAAGTCTTGCCTTTATTTGTCCTTGAATAGCAGAATATAGGTCGTTGTACAGCCTATTGACCGTCTTAGATTTGATTTCATTTATGACTTCATCTTTTGCCTCTTCAAGTGCAGTAGAGACATCATTGTTGAAGTATTCTCCATATTGCTTTTTATAGTCATCCCTGATTTCGGCAATCATTTTCTGATAAACTTTTTCCTTGATTTCCTTTTTAATTTCGTCTCTAATTTCATATTCATCTTTATATGTAAGCGATATTTCTTTCTTCATTTCCGACTTTATTTGATCGATTGCATTAGATGTGATATTATCAAAAGCCATCTCTGACATTTCCTTCATTACCCCAAGCTTTATTCCCTCAAACACTTCATCAAAATCGAATTCAAATTTTAATGGTGTACTCAATTGATCTCCTCCTTATTCAATAGCTTGACACTATTTTGGTATTTTACTAATTCTTCTGTTGCATCATAATTTTCCAAATAAGCTTCATATGATTCTTCGCACCAAGCCCCCTCGCAACACGAATATCCGCTCGGAGTAATACATGACTTATGTTCTCCGTAATCAGTTCGATAGCAATAATTACAAATTGAATCATCATCACACATTTCATCAAATGTTTTCAATACCACACTGTCCATATTTTTTTAACCTCTTTCATACCCCATATCTATGATTCAATTTCACTCATTGCAATATTCGCCAATTCATCAGCTTTGTTGTTTCCATCATTATCGGCATGCCCACGGCACTTTGTAAAAGTAATATCTTTAAATTGCTTGGTCAGTTCAATCAAACTCAGCCATAAATCCTTATTTTCAACGGGTTTCTTTTGCGAAGTCCTCCACCCTCTTTTGATCCATCCATCAATCCACTTCTCATTAAATGCAGAGATTACATATTGAGAATCCATGATGACCTCAATAGGAAAAGTCTTTCTGTTCACTGCCTCAAGTCCCTTTATACATGAAGTAAGTTCCATACGGTTATTTGTGGTATTCTTTTCACCACCATATAATTCTTTTGTTGTACTCTTGTATTCTAAGTAAACTCCCCAACCGCCTATATTCTCTTTAAACTGATTTCCGCGGCAACCGCCATCACAATATATTTTTACGGTATCTTCCACTTCTTCACCTCTTTTCCAAATCTCCTATATCAATAAAATCCTTATTCAATCGCTCTAATTATCCGGTGAGAAGCTTCTACTTTTTTACCCTTCTATTGTTTAATATGCGTAAAAACTTCTCAATCGAATAGGGGTAAAGTGAAGAAAAATTATTTTTTTCCTGTCTTTTTCAACGCGTCTTGACAGAACTTTTTGATCTTCCCAACTGACGCGCCGCTGTTGCACATTTCAAGCACTGCTCCCAAAATTGCGGTTGAACCTTCTAGCAATCCGGCATGCCGCACCTTGTCCAAATTATCGCAATATGCTTTCATGATTACCTCTTCTGATTTCTTATCCATGCGCTAATCCTCCGTATTATTTTCTACTTTAAGAAATTTGTATCTTGAATTCTGCGTTTCTATAATAATGATTGTTTTCTTTGCATTCTCAATAGTGAAGATTTCCTTCACCGTACTAGTTAATAGACATCTATTGCTATAGTCACTTCCATCAGAATTTTTTAGATACTCAATGACTGCTCTGTATCCACACTTCGCTTCTGGTTTTTTACATGTACGCCCTATTCTTAATGGATATCTTCCATCTAATTTTGGATTTTCCTCATGATCCGTAATACTAACAATCTCAAATATTTCTTTATCCAAATTATCCTCCTTCAAAAATTATCTCTGATTTTAGTACGTCCATTTCTACAGCCTATAAAACCTCGTTCCGTTTCGGGCTCCGCGTTCTGATAAAAAGAATGTTTTTCCAAAATTAAGAACCTCAACTTGCTTATGAAAATCTATACCCATTAGTGTTGATTTAGCCCACACGTGGCATTCCTGTCTTTGGCTTATTTCGAATGAATGTATGAAGCCTTCACACAGATCTCCCCAATACGGATCATTTAACCATATTTTAGTTCCTACCTTACATGGTAACCAAACATAGAGTCCATTTCTCTCCTCCGGTTCACCAATATGCTCTGTAAATCTATTCATGTTATTCCCTTTCCGTAAGTGCCATCAACGCCGCTTTAAAGGCATCGCATAAAGCCCCCCCCATGCTTATCTACTAATTCATCAAACGGGATATTAATAGCTGGTCTGCCCGAATACATTCCCGCTCCGCAAGTGGGCAGTTTTCGGATTAAACTTAGGTTGTTTTTGTTTGCGCCGTCAACAACTTCTTGTAAAAGTCCATATGTTTCCCGCAAGGCGTCGTATGCAATATTCAATTTTCTATTTTCCTCCACCTCAATACTTATCCATTTTCCCATTCTATGCTATCCTCCTCCGCTTTTACTATTTTCTGTGATGGACGATACAGTGTATAATGAACTTCAAATGGAGAAACCTATTCAATATCCATTGATTCCACCAGTAACCCGCTGTTTCAAATTTTTTGCCGCATACTGCGCATCTAAAGCTGTATTTACTTACCATCTATACTTTCCTCCTTGTCCTCCGCATTATACGGCTCTGGCAGCGGTTGCCATGCGATCACCTCAAAGGTCCCGTTAAAATTACTCCATTCTCCGTCCGTTGTACAATCATCGGAAACGAATATCTTATCGTCTTCATGATCTTTAACTGTGACACTTACAAGGTCAGATGTTTTATATACCTCACAATCCGCAATTGAAAGTGTCCCCATGTCAAATATATCTCTTGTTTCTTCGCATTCTTCGGGTAATCTCTCTTTAACGCTTATCCATTTTCCCATTCCGGATTTCCCTCCTCGTATGTTGTTTTGAATAATTGCAACATTTCTTTGTAGTAACCTATCTTGTCTTCAAAATGTTGACGAAGACTGTCCATGAAATCTTCCTTTGCTTCTTCCAGTGTTTCTGCGTCCGCAGTACCGCCCCTAAAGCCAAAATAACAACGCGTGTAATACCAAGACTCCGGGTCATCTTCACATTGTGTTAGATAACCAATCTTTATTTCACTGTAGAATATATTCGCCCATAGTTCACTTCTGCCTGCCGCGTCTTCCCACCAATATTCTTCGCTCATCTTCTTGCTCTGATTTCTTCAATTTTTTTCTGATTCATTTTACCTCCCATATTCCTTCGCCATTTGGTTAAACTCCGCTCCTAACATCGAATTTTGTTCCGCATACAGGACATGTGAAATGTTCTATCCATGACGCATTCCCTTCGTAACCATAACTCATGTCTGTGAGGTATGCATTTTCCAGCATATCGTCGTTAGTGGAGTCCCAGTAACAAGTTGGGCATTTATAATCGGCGTCATCTTCCCAAATGGGAATATCTCGACCGTAAATAAACCATAATTTTAGTCGTGTTGCTATATAATAAAATATCTTTCTCACACTGCCCCTCCTTTTAATCGCCTTGCCACATCAACTACGAAGTTTCTTCAGATAAGTCTGCTGTCTATCGTCGGTATATAGAAATTCCACTTTTTCATAATTACTAATCCAAATTTCTTTTGTCCCCTCAATAGCCATATACCCCCCTTCTGGAAGCCTTGCGTATTTTGGTTTTGAAGACTGTTTAATTACTCTGATTATGTCTCCTTTATTAAGTGTTTTGTTATCGAAAACTTTTTTATCTATTTTTACATCAGCGGTTATACCATTAGCTAACGAATACACTTTTAACTTTGGCGTGTATTTAGTATCAATTTTTTGAACTACTATAAGACCTGAATATCTCTTATCTTTTATGTCTATAGAACCAATATGTTGCATTTGGTAACGAATAATATCTTTTAATGTTGTAGTGTTTTTGGGAATTTGTTTTTCCAGAGATTTAATTAGTTCCATCGAATTGATGCCAGAATATGTTTTGCCTGTAAACTTATTTGTGTGCGGCATTAAATCCTCATAAGTTAATCCAATTTTCTCAAGCGAATCTACCTTGATGGATTTCTTTTCGTACAATTTTAAAAACCAATCACTAATGTTTGATAGGTAATTAATATCTCCAAACTCGTCAAAGAATCCTACTTCTATTAAAATCTTAAGTTGTCTTGAATTAATTGATGTATTATTTAGATCCTCTAGCAACTCGATGAAGTTTGAATAATCTAAATCTCTTAGATTATATAGCTGATCTGCTACTTGATTATTTAAAAATTTAATAGAGGCTATCCCTTTGTATATCTGAAGTTTTTTATCGTCTAAGAAATACTTACCTCTAGAATATCTGAATTTTACTCCATTTATATTGATTCCTTTTACTTCTGCAAGTTCAGTACCTAGTAAGATGTCATCATCATTATCTGAGTTATTTAAGTACGATGTTATAAACTCTGCGGGATAATAAAAACGTAGATATGCACACAAGTATCCGATCATTGAATAGCCAGTCGAATGATTGTAACCAAACATATATGAACTTGCGTCTTCTATAATTTTCAAAAATACTTTTGCTTCCTCTTCCGCAACGTCTCTCTGTTTGGTGGATTTAGAGCAATATCCCTCTAATATTTCCGGCAATGCCTCTTGAAGTCTATCTATCTGCTTACGTCCAATTGCACGTCTAACATTGTCAGCTCTGCTACCAGATAATCCGCAAATATCTTGGAGGAATTTTGTTACGTCCTCCTGAAAGACGAGATATCCATTATTGTCTTTAAGCAGTTCGTCAATAATTTCCGATGGATTATTATTAACTTTTCTTGCAATAAGTCTATCTCTGTATGATTCTCCAGACGGCCTCAAGCTTGCGTTAACAAGTGACATATCATTAACCTTTTGTGGTTTAAACCTTTTTAGCAGATCAAAGGCGTATAATGATTCAAACTGAAAAATTCCAACATGAGATACAACCATATCATCCCACACCTTTTTATCTAACCAGTCTATCTCGTGAGATTTCGGATATGGAATTCCGATTAGTTTGCATGCAGCCTTGATAATTCCAATATTTTTCAATCCCAAAATATCATATTTAACAAGGCTTACTATATGTATTTCTTCCATATTGATGGACATAACTCGTTTCCCATCATACCAGAACGTTCCATAATTATCAGGCAACGTAATTGGAGATGCAACGATTCCTGCCGGGTGTATACCTTTTGATACTACGCACCCCTTCATGCCATCAAAATAGTAAAATACTTCTTTATATTTGGCTCTCGCTTCTTCTGGAGATACTTCATAATCCTGCTTTATTTTTTTTGCAAATTCTAATGAATATGGTGTGTCTGCATCTTTTGGTAGATTATTGTCTCGCCTATATTTATTTGCATACCCCCTAACAATATCATCAATTGAACCTTTATCTGCTGATGTATTGGTTGTAAGTATATATGCAGTCTTATCTAATCCAAAGCGTCCTATTATGTACTCATACACCCTTTCCCTATCTTCTGGGGCAAAATCAATATCAATATCGCCTATTTCAATTCTATCTTCATTTGCGAATCTTGAAAATTTAGTCCCCCATACTAATGGGTTAAGATCGATTATATCTAAGATATATGCTATGTAGCTGCCGCCAATAGATCCTCTGCAAAACCCAGTTGGTATATCGTTTTCATGGCACCAACAACATAGTTCCGACATAAAATATATGAAACCAAGCATACCAATTTTCTTCAACACTCTGAACTCTTCTTTGATGTTTTCTAAATATCTTTTGTTATTACTTATAACACCATTTATTAATTTTTCAACGTACATCCTATTAACACGTTCTTTGAATAGTTCCTCTTCTTTGCCTTCGATTTTAGGATATTTGAAAGATAAGTCCAGATCAAATTCATATACGCTATCAGACATGATATTCGTATTCTCAATAGCTTGACAAATAACATCATTAGGTAAAGCATCTTGTCTCTTGAACATTTCAACCAATTCATCATATGTTTTATATGTAAGGTCGAATACATCCTCATTATCAAAAATAATATTTTTACTATATTGCTGCATTGTTCTACATTCAGCTTTGTAATGATTTATAGAATGCGTGTCAGTTCCGGCGATCAGCGGTATACCCGTGATTTTTGACAACTCATACAATTTTTTATTATAAAGCCGTTGCTCGTCCGAATTAACATGCGGTTGTATTTCATAATAGTCATATGCTGTAATAAGTTTTTCATAATAGCTGTTTAACCTATCTACTCTGTCAACATCATCAGCGCTCTCAATGTTCACCCCGATCCTATTTAACGGCGACTGCAGACATGCCGATATTTTAATTATGTTATTGGATATGTTTAAGAATTCATCAAATGATAATCTGGGCTTATAATACATATGTTGGCTATCCGTTGACAAATCAATTAACAAGTTAAGCTCTTCAAATCCATCTGAATTTTTAGCAATCAGTATAGTGTGGTAATTATCCCTGATTTTGTCAGTTAATGATTCTGTAAGATATATTTCGCATCCATGCATATACTTTATTCCGAATTCTTTGCAACACATTTTTTTCTCAATCCAGTTATACGTATTGCCATGTTCAGTAAAACATATTGATTTCTGCCCTAATTCAGACGCACGTTTTATATAATCCTTATAATTTGTCGTACTATCCAATAACGATAATTCTGTGTGTAAATGAAATACTGTATAATTTTTATCTGATATAATGTCACCTCCAGTCTATTGGGGTTTATATTCACAAGCGCAAAATCTCATGTCGCAAATGTTGTAACAAAAAAATTGTGATGGGTTTGGCAACCATAAAGTCTCATTTTCAATCTGCCCAACCGTATCTTCAGCCCACTTAATGGCTTGATTAAATTCTTCTATGTCAAATTCGACATTTAGTTTATTACAATCTTTAAACAAATTCCATTCTAGATACTTAGGATACTTGCCGTACTCATCAAATACCGACAACGAGTATAAGTATAATTGCCTTTTGAAATTTAAAACATGCCCCAAATCTGACTTACTTACGTCACCATTTTTTTTAAATTTGATACTAGCACTTTTATGATCTAATATTGTGATGTCGTGTGTGATCTTGTCCTCTAATAATAGATCAATGTATCCAATCATTTCATATTTTCCTATGTTAAATTTTACTTCCTTTTCAATTCCAAGAATGAAATATTTATCTAGAACCAAGTCTATATTATCTAAGTAGTTCAACCCTTTATCAAAATAGGTATCTCTAATACTTACATACTTGTTATTTGGAGCATCACACGTAATATAATTATTAAAATTGTCAATATAAAATTGCGATATTTCGAATATAGACAATTCTCCCCTTTCATATTTCTCAAGAATACTATGTATAAAAGATCCGTATTGCCCAAAGAAATTTGGAGAGCCTTCATTGCATTGCATATACTTCAGCCAAAAACCATAGGGACATTGATGGAAAGAACTTAATCTTGAAAAGCTCCAAACCATTGTATCTATTATAAATCTATCTTCGTTTATTTATTTTCACCTTCTCTCGATATAAAGTTTCCCAAGTGTCTTTATCTAAGTCAACAGGAGACATTTTTAATGCTTTGTCACCAAGAATATTATTTTTATCATTGATATAATACACATTGGTGAATTTAGATAAAGTCTTAGTGCACTCAATTATTTTAGATTTTTCTACGTCGTTATCATATGCAATTACAACATTTTTCACTTTTAAGTCGATAAGAATTTTTACTTGTTCATCGTTTAAATAACCAGTTTCACTTGAAATCCAGTTGTAATACCCCCACCCCTCTGCTTTCATTCCAGACTTTATTCCCTCAAAAACTATCGCTTCGTCTGACTCCTTTATTGCATCTATATTTTCGCGCAACCCGATAAAGAAATCTGTTGTCCCGATCTTGTGATAATTCTGGTATTTTTTTAAACCCAAATCTTTATAATTTTTGTATCTTGTTCTCCCCTTAATACCAATTAGGTCAAAGTTGTTATCATATACTGGATACACGATCCTATTTGACTTGCTATCAATCCTAATATTATATTTTTCCATTATTTCTGGATTGATACCTTCGTCTATCCATTCTTTAGGCGGTGCCAATTCATATTGATTTAAAATAGATTCATCAAGAATATCCCTATTAGGTTTATTTTTAGAAGCTTGTTTGTATTTTAAATTTTTGAAAATTGACACCGCATTTGGTATTTTAATATCCCGTAATTCTATTCCAGTTAGAAGAGATACCTTTTCAAGCGCTTGATAATATGTCATGCCCTCTGTCATCATAATCCAATTAATAATATTTCCCCCAACGCCGCAACTAAAACAGTGAAATAGGTTACGATGCGGTGTAATGAATAAGGAGGGGGTTTTATCAGTATGTCTTGGACAATTTGTTGCATATTCATCGCCGCGCTTATTAAACTCATATGACTTTTGTGCGTATTCTAGCAAATCAATTTTGCTACACATCTCATTAATCGCTTCATTATCATACTCCACCCTCCTATATCACCACCTGTCAACTAAAAATATTATTATCTGTATGATGTTGTTTCGCCTGTTCAATTCTCATACGGCTGCCGTCAAATTTGAAATCTATATATTCCTCTTCATTCATTTGAGCCCCCATACGATTAAGGTCTATTGTTAGAGCATAATTGCCACAATCTAGTGTATCTTTTGCAATTTCTTCACCTGTTTTGTCGCGCCACATAATACTGGCAGAAACGTATCTTTCTAACTTATCAGAATCAGCCACTTGATTGGATCTACCGAGTTGAGCTCCGGCTAACATAGCTATGTTTAATTCTCCCGCAATATTATTTTTCAAAAAATCACACCTTGCGCCCAAAGCGTTGTAATTCTCTGATGCAGATAGCATGTTGCTTTTTATATAGTCAAAAATGCTAAACTCCAAATTCATTTTATACTTTAGGATCTTATGTATCGCATAAATCTCCTCGTCTGATGTAGACGGCTTGTAAATGTGAACAAATGGCTGCTTCTTTATCCAATCGTTAGTTTTTTGCAGTAATTGCCCTTCGTCGTAAGAATAAGAACCATTTTTTATCCGTTTAACCTCGATTCCAGTGAGGTTAGCGAGCATTCTTTCGAAGAAAAGTCTATCCTTCATTTCTGTGTCAAAAAATAATGTAGGGACGCCGTTTTGTATCTTATGGATTGCTTCATTCATAAAAAAAGCCGACTTACCCTTTTTCATCCTCGCCTTCAATAAGACCAATTCACTAGGCTCATAGGTAAAGTATTCATTTAATGCTTCGTACTTAGAAGGTATTCCATATACTCCATTTTCGTTTCTTCTACTAACTATCTCATTCCAGAGGTCTTCAACACGAGTCCCAAATAATTCTATTTCATTTGATGTAATATATCGCTCAGTGAGCTTGTTGATTTTTGTATTTACGATGGAGTTTAATTTCGATAAATCAGAATTTGGATTGAAACATTCTCTTTGAATTTCAGATGCTATATTATTTAGTTCTCTTTTAAATGACATTGTTACGACATTATTCACAAGTAATTTATATTCTTCTAGTGTATCACGACGTGCGTATTGACTTAGTGATATAAACTCCTGAAAGTTAGATAAGTTGTAACTATCAATTTTCTTCTTAATGGCGCGATTTGAATTGAGCATATTCGTAATATTTAACGCATCAATTGACTCTACCCCATTTTTATATAATTCTTGAATCGCCCAGTATATACACCCATTTTCTACGTTATAAAAATAAGAAGCTTTTAAGTAATCCGTATATAAAATGAACTCTGGGTGATATACCAATGTTGCAATAACCCCGGCTTCCGCTTGATTATCAACAATCTCAGAAATATCTAAAGCCAAACTATTTCATCACCCCTTTATAATGTCTTGAAAACCACATGTTTTTCTTGGCGTATAGTCAAAAGTTGATTCTGTCACTTCTTCAATGGTAAAATCGCCCGCTATCTTTACTTGATTTTTACTATACGACTCTATGACCTTTTTATTTTGGATTACATAATATAATCCTTGTGGATAATTTAATGGGATTTTGTTTTGAATATAGTATTTTAATGCGAATAACAAGAAGTTGCTACCAAGATTTTTAGTGATCACAATGTTTTTAATAATGCTCTGCAGTTGTGTATAAACCGGGTGAGGATTTACATGTTTAACAAATAAATCTATGATTTCTCTTATTTCATCCTTCTCTTTGCTGCAATCCTTGTGATAATAACTATCTCCGCTTTTAACTGCTTCATCTTCGACTATATCCCTGCTTTCATGTCTACAATTTTTATATTTACATGTCACGGCACACATAACTCACAACCCACTTTCAATTATTGAGGCTAGACTATGCCAGCCTCAAGTCTTTTGCTTGTCTTAGTTGAAGGGCAATTCTTCGTCCTCTACCCCATCAGGGATATTCACAAATCCACTATCATTTTGGGTATTATTTGTCCTATCATTTTGCGAACCGCCACCCTTGCTCTCGACAAATTCTACTTCTTCAACTACAACGTCGGTGGTATATACTTTTACACTTTCTTTATTTACATAACTTCCCGTTTGAATGCGTCCCACTAAGCCAATCGCATTGCCTTTGCGGAAATAATTCCCAACAAACTCTGCGGTTTTTCCAAACGCTATGCAAGAAATAAAATCCGCATCATAATTACCTTCTTGATTTTTCATTCTACGATTAACGGCCACTGTAAAACGAATAATCGCATTTGCATTCTCTCCAGTTGAATATCTTATTTCTGGATCTCTTACCAATCTACCTACAATTTGAACTTTATTCATATATTACTTTCCCTCCTGTAGTGTTTTAATTCTATTTAAACAATCTTTTGCTTTGTCGATATTTCTAATTTGGTTCGGGTTTCCGTTTGTGGAGTACTCTTTCAATATCAACATTAGTTCGTCATTCTGCGTCCCACCCAACTGTGTGCACAAAGTAATGATTTCAGTTTTTACAAGCTTTAGACCGTCGTTGTTGGATTCTTCACCGTCTTCCTTTCTTACAATTGGAGTATATCCTTCTCCAGAGTTAGCCCATGTCATAATTTTCCTTCCATAAGATTCGCTTAACAATGTGGCGGTTTCATTTTCGAAAATATGCGTATTATCCTTTTGCGGCTCTGCCATGTGCGTCTTCTGGTCAATAAGGAAAGTGCATGTGAACTCATATTCAAATCCATCCCTCTGTTTTGCGCCAACCCCAAGCTTTTTAACGTTTGTTTTACCGTTACTATCTTTTTCTACTTCATATTGATCTTTACCACGCATTGTCGCAATAATATGAATGGGACTGTCGGAAATCGCCTCGATAAACTTATTGTGTCGAGGAGTGACATTTTTCCATGCCTGATATGTACCACCGGCCTGTTGCTGTAGCTCTAAACATCCACCTTTTCCCTCCCACTCATGTGATGAACTGTCAAGAATAACAATATCATACCCTTCTTTTACCGCAAACCCAATAAATTCAACATATTTTTCTGGGTTATGTGGCGACTCGATATCTACAATATCGTAATTAAACTCGTCTGCATAATAGTAGCCACGCTTTGATTCTGTATTACCCATTATAATTCTCGCTGGTTTTCCGGTCTGTTTCTCAATTTCCTCAGACATGCCCGTAGCAAGTTTTAATGCGGAATAAGTCTTCCCGCCTCCGCTCGGACTCATTAATGCTACTTTTACATAAATCTTTTCTCTTAACGCCTTCTTAACTTGAAATCCCAAATTTTTTCCTCCATTATTTTTAAATTATCTATGTAAACACCGTTTGGTGATTGCTCTATGAAATGCGAATTCTAAGTTTCTTTGTCTAATATCTCAATATTATCCTTTAAGTATTTCGTTACTTTTTCGTATCCCCCTGAGTTTATATCTCCAGAAAACCCTCTAAATTTTACTCTGGCGGGGTATGCCTCTATCACAGCATCGTCTTCAATTTCAAGGACGATAGCCCAGCCAAAAGTATGTAATATCATGTTAAGCCACCATAATAACCCTGATTCTCTAAGTTCATTCCAAGTTTTTTTTGTTACCACCCTGTTTCTCCTTTCCCAGTCAAGCCGCCGATGAGTAAAAACGCCAACCATATACAGGTAGCAATGCTCCAGTTGAAACTGATTCCTAAAATTATTGTTACTACTTTTACGAGTCCGCAGAAAATTATCCAATTTAAAGACACGGTTAGACATAGCATTAATATGAAAAATAATAACTTAACTACGAAAACAGCAATTTTTTCTAGTTTTTTATTCAATCTTCCCCAGCCTCCCACATTCCTCTACCCTGTGAAATTTGTTTGCAAAAGGTAGTATGGCATTGCGTACTGCAATAAACTCTGGGTCATCGCATTGCATGGAACATAAGTGATATGCAATCTGTCTAGCAATGCGTACATCAATTTTTATATGTAAACCCCCACACCATAACGGAAGACAGGAAAAATCAATGTCCGCGCCACCAAGATCTGCATCCCGAAGATCTGCTCTCCATAGTTCTGCTTCCCGAAGGTCAGCAGTTCGAAGGTCAGCACCCCGAAGGTCGGCATTATGAAGGTCGGAAACCCGAAGGTCGATATTATGAAGGTCAGCGCCCCGAAGGTCAATATTGTGAAGGTCAGCATATTGCAAGTCATATTCCCTTAGTTTAGTTATATTTTCACCTTCTATGAGTTTAAAAACCTTATTTCTATCAAATGGTTTTAATTCCATTTTTCCTCCTTTCTTACTATACTGAACATATCGTCGATGTTTTTTAACAAACCATATCTATTAGTAGAGACGGAGCTTTTTGCAAATTTCTGTTCAACCAAATCAATGTGGAATGTCATTGTGCCATCATCCCCCATATAAAATTGATCCCACTCCTCCTGTGTCATTAATCGTCTTACATCTAATTGTTCAATGGAGAGATTGTCAAATGACACCACATTAAAGGCGCTAATAATGTTTTGAATATTATCGTAGAGCCACTTCTGATTTTCTGATATGTCTTCATGCCATTCTTTAAGCCATTCGGTTCCACGGCGTAAATCCTTATAGCCCAATATCAACATTTTTAAGTTTTTATTTTGAAGGATTTCAAGATTGTTAGCGTTAAAGATCCCATTTATAACATGCAATACTGCATTAGGAAACTCTTGCAGAGATTCAACTAGAATTTCAGAAGGTTTATTTAAAGATACCCCTAGCCCGTAGATGAGTTTTTTATTAGTGAGTTCATGTAATAGGTCTTTGTTTTGTTCAAAATGTTGCTGATTTACTGTTATATTGGATATAACCTTCTTATGTTTTAGTTTGGTAAGGAATTTAATAAGATCTGGATGAGAAAGCGGATTCCCTCCACCTATGGCAATTTCGGTAAATGGATGTAGTGTATCAAGAAATTCTTGATTTAATATATCTCCGTACACGCCATCCTTCGTAGAACCTTCATGACAATACGGGCAATTCATGTCGCATTGATTGGTAATTTTACAATCACAATTTTCTGAAAAGGATGGAATAAATTCATTTTCTCTTGTTTCTCTTATCTTAGATCCGTCTGACAGAATAGTCGTTGTATAATTACCATTTTTATAGATCCCAAGAATTTTCATACTCAACATCCATACCCAAATTCCCCAAATGCTACAACTTTTTCCCCTGATGGTGTAGTAAAATACTCATCAAAATATTCCAAATCTGATCCGACATCTTCAAATCTCTTGAATCCATACCCTCTTAACTCTTTATAAAGTTTTTCGTCATCTACGCTGTTTAATCTATCTAAATTAACATATTGTGAATGTTTACAACATTCAATAGCCTCTTTTTTGGTACAAAATTGACCTTGTGGGATATAATCCTCATCAACATCCCAAACTTCATCCATTAGTAATACTTCACCAGAAACCCACCTATCAAAGTCTGACTTCATACACATGGTTAAAGAATGTGTACTACTACTATTAGTTTCAAATACGCCTCTACGAATTGTCCTCATTCGTCTTCCTCCTAATAATTATAATTTGGTAATTCCACTTCAATTTCGTCCGGATTAATAACCCCCGTTCTTTTCAGCCTATTCCACACGCTATACTCATCCCCATCTACAATGATAATGTATCTCTTATTAAGAAGAAATTCTTTGAAAGATATATTATTCTCCTCAAGATATCCGCTTAAAATCCCATCAGATTCATGATCAATTGATCCGTGGTATTCTTCCTCGTCCCAATTGGTGGGGAATTCAATGCCACTACAGTTATTTAAAATCTCTTTTAATACATCAATGATTTCTTCAGTTTTATCGTTATCATTAGAATAAGCCGCTAATAGGTATCGTAGCTTTTCATATGGAGATGATAAAACATTAAATGGGAAACGTCCAAATTCCAAGTCCTCTTCTCTCAAAAAACTTATCTTCCCATCATCATCCAGCCAAAAACACCTCTCTATTTCTTCCACATTAAAATATTCTGATTTCTTTTTTATAACAAGAGAATGAGAACTACTTGAATTTATTTCAAAAACTCCACGCCTGATAACTTTCATCGGTTCCTCCCTTTTAAATTTAAATGAATTGTCCAATTTATACACTTTTCACCGTCTGTCTTGTCATTCCGTTGCTCTTATAAATCTTTTCAATACAACCAAGACTTGATGACAATTCTTCTACGGGCAATCCATTTTTCGAGCCATCCATAATAGTATTATCGGTTTCATCTAAATGAGTAACCGCAAGACTATATTTAACTTTCCTACCTTTTATCTTATCAATATCTTTTTTGACTGTCTTGACAAATAACTCTTTATCAAAGTAGCCGTATCTAAAATCGCCTTGAAACTCGTTATAGTGATTTGTTAAATCCACAAGATTTTCACCTATATCTACCTTTTGGCATTCCGTTGGGAAAGCGCCTGCCCCATGTCGCGTCATATAAGAACGTGTAATGTAGCAAATTTCAACATCATTGAACTTATCCCAATCAGCTCCTAAGTAATAAAGGGCAGTAAGTACATTGTCTATTCCTGTGTTCGATGGTGTTAAGTTAGGGAAGAACGCCTTATTGTTTTTATCCAATAACAAACCCTGAGACCCTTCAAACACTAATGTATTGAATTTGTCTAAAATTTCATCCCCAACAATTTCACAGTAGTTCAGCATTTCGTTGAATTGCCTAATATAATTTCTTTGAATCGTTTTGTTATTAAGTAATTCCATGTCTTGCAAAGAGATATTTTTTACGCCCAACTCTTTTAATCTATCTACCGAATACTCTGCCCTCACTGTATCCATGAAGTCATCCATATATGAATTTATATGAGCATTCGAAACTGTGTTGTCAATATTTAGAGTTTTGTTTCTTACAAGTGTTTCATTAATTCCCAGACCACAACTGCCGTGTCTGTTATCGCCCCTATATCTTTCAATCATTTGATTAACCATCATATCAAAGGGCAATGTAATCTTGCATTGTGGATGTAAGTAAACTTTTGGCTTAATACCAAGCTTAACTAATTTATTATATTCCTTCCAAAAGATGATTGGATTTACTATGAAATCCTTATTAAGATAAGTGGCAACATTATTATTTAGAATACCTGCACCAAAATGACTAAATACATGCCTTACTCCATCTGGAGTAACCACAGTATGCCCTGCCTGTGAGCCGCCACAAAATCTTATGTTGAGAGCATCTTCTATAAAGGACTTTTGATTACAGAAATAATCCGTCATCAGTCCCTTGCCCTCGTCCCCGAAATTAGTTCCAATTAATATTTTTATCTTTTTCATAATGTTGCCACCTCCCTTCTTATTTACATTTCAACCAAGTCGTTACTTTGGCTTAATGTTAATAAATCCTTAATTGCTTCTTTTACTACCAGTGCAGTATTACCGTCCCAGCTTCCAACTACCTCATCAACAGGCTTGCCGCCCATTGTTTCAAGAATGGATACGATTATCTCTGGAATTTTAGTATAGTCTGATACCTTAATGGCTCTCTCCCCAAGTAACTCTACCCATGCCGGTTTATTCATAGAATGTGCGCTACCGCCTTGCTCTAACAATAAGTGGAATACCTCGTATTGCCGATTTACTTGAGCCAGCACTTCTTTGACTGGAATATCAGCTTCTACAACATCACCAAAGAACTCTTCAATTTCCCTTTTAGTAATAACTTTGGGATAACAGTCATCACCCATAGTAAAAATAAATCCCTTTTTGTTTCTCTTTTCATAACAATCAATCTTTGTATGATTGGCGGCAAAGTACCATACTAGCGGATAACTTTCAAAATTATTCCCGCCGCCGCCTTGTTCAAACCATAAGTCGGTAAGCTGTTCGGCAATACGGATATCCGATTCAAACTGGGTTGATTGCAATGGGGCATCATCACACATTGCATCCCCGACAGCATTAAACATGATCTGTGGGTCTGCCACCGGCTGACGGTCATATATATTACCTACCAATGTACCTAGCTTTTCAGCAACGGCTTCTAAAATCCTCGACATCGAGCCAGTTACGTCTAACCCAATAATGATTGCATTACTGTTGGGATGTTCGTCACTATCACAGCTTTCTCTGATATCTACGTTTTTGGGATCATATTCTGGCTTGATGCTTCGTGACTTATAAATTGATGTAGCTGATTTACCTTTGATGTGCGTTGTAGAATAACTTGACCAATCGCTTGCTGTCCAACTTCCTCCACCCATAATTACTTATCCTCCTTTTCGTCTTTACCCTTTACTTCTGTTTCAGTGGCAGTTGTCTCCACTGTTTTCTCTTCCATCATTTCTTCCCATGTTCTTTCTGTCGTCATTCCCATTTTTAATAATCTCTTTTTTAATATTATATTTTGTAAATATCGTTTTTATTGATATTCAGTTTTATAAACTTGCGTTTGCCAAATGCTTCTGTTAATGAATCATTCCATTTTCTAAATTCATCAACTGCCTTTTCTGACGATCCACTTCTTAAAAATCTTGCAATTGCTTTTGGATATGATGCTGCCTCTTTCTTAGAGGATGTTAAAGATAGGTTTCCAAGTATCTGTCTTCCTATTAATTTACTACTTTCTAAATCAGTGATAATTGTTGCAATTTTCATCCCTTTTTCTTTAATTGGAATAATATCGTATATTGCTTTTTGAGTCCCAATCATTTTTTCTCCTTGATTGATACAGTACCACCACCCTCCTAATAAAATGATAGTATGATATTCTGGAGATACAAAACAATTACTAAGACTTATACCGTTATGAGCTACTTTTATATAATCTAAGTAGCAACATATATTATTGAGCCTACTTATAATCCATGCAGAGTGTTCTGGAGGTATCTTACCATTGAAGTGATTTAGCAAATCATCCAGTAAAAACATGTCAGCCGTTTTATAAAAAGCAATACACCATCTCCCATCTTTTAATTTATAGTTATACATGATTTTCGGCATAAAACGGGATACTTCTTTCTTCATACCATCGTTTGCGTATTTTAGACTTTGAATCTTTCGAATAGCATTTTGATAGTATTTTTCATGCTTCGCTTCTAAAATATAAATCACTTCATCGTCACATATGTAGAACACCCCCAATTCAAAATTATTTTCTGATAGAAATTTATGATTTGATTTTTTACCAGAAAACTCCACAAGGATTACTTGGTTACTAACCTCCCACTCTCCAATCTCAATAAGGTACATTGCTTTTTCATATAATGAATTTATTTTAGCCATTATGCCATTATCATTCTTGTAAATGTCTGGATGATACTTTCGTGATAGTTCTCTATATTCTGCCTTTGCAACGTCTTTATTATTTGAAAAAATATCACCACACTTTTTTGCCGCAAGTATTACTTTTTCCGAAATCAATTAGCCCCCTCCTTCCACTAATATATTTGAATGAAACTGGCAATTCATAGTCCCCTGGTTACACTATTCCTGACTGAACTCTATGTATTTATTCCGAACCTTTTTCATAATCTGCTGAACGCGGGATTTAGATAATCCTTCTACTATAGCAACATCACCATTAGAAAACCCATTCATTTTCATCAGTAGCACTTTTACCTCTCTATTTCTTAATATGCGTAAAAAATCTAAAATCGAATAGTGGGAAATGACATTTTTTTCAAAATAATTTTCATCAGGGATTAAATCAATTAGTGGAACCTTCCTGCCCTCTAAAAACCGCTCTGTAGATAATGATAAAACAGCACTATTCATTTTCCTTTTAAGACTTTTCTCTTTCCTTATTTCATCAACAATAGAGTCATGAATATATTTGCAGGCGCGTTCCTCAAATCCTCCCAACTCTTCGTTATAATTCATTGCAGCCTTGCACAATCCTTCCGCTGCCGCACCATAATAATCATCATGGTTTCGGTATGGAATTTTCATATGCTTAAGAGACCTTGCAATGAGATAGTGGGAATCTTCCACCAGTTTGCTTTGATTATCAGTTAAAATATCCTTGTCCTCCTAAATTTAAGTTTACAAAATCGAGGTATCTAATCGATACCGTAAAAATCGTTTGTTCTAATGGAATTCTGTGGTAATTAGTCAATCGTGTTCTGTGATGCAGACCGCCAAATCCGCATTATTTTTCCATTATAAGATCAACATTACAACTGCCGCATTTAATAGCTTTGTTAATTTTTGCTTTCACTGCAAGGCCGCATTTGGGACACCTATACTCAAATGTCTTTTTCTCCCGTGGCTTTGCTTCCTTTTTAGCACTACTAACGCGAAAATACTCAAATGCTTCTGGATCAGGCCTAATGATGTCCTCTATGTACGATAATAGTTCCGTATCTGGCGTAGTAAAACCCCACCCATATTTATCGCTCTTTTCACAAATGAGTCCTACACTTTCGGCAAGTACTTTGAATTTCTTATTATGCTTTTGGCCATTACAGTCTTTTACGTCATTGAGTTTGTTTGAAAAGTGAACCATTTCATGGTGCAGAGTAGAAACGATACCGGAGGCCGGTCTGTTTAGATTTACTGGATTGATGTTGATTTCGTAAAGAGAATTTTCTTCCTTATCTTTTTCTTCAGTCTTCTTCCACGCTTTGTATAAAGTAAAATGCCCCAAACTGTTCGCTCTTGATTTCTGAATTGTTATCATTGGGTGCGGGAGCTGCCCGTCATAGTATCTTTCATTTAACATATCAAAAACTCTATATAACTCTGTGGTTGTCTTAACTATTGTATTCAATTTAAGCTCCTTTTCTTTATAAAATAATCATTTTAATGTGGCTGGATTTATTCTGTGACGGGGGTAGGGGCTTTAAAGCTTCGATAGAAGTCAAGTGCATCATTCCAAGCGATTTCTGGTGTAGCAGCCCATCCGCAGCAGTCATTACACCAGTCGTTGCCAGTGTTAGACCACAGAATCCAATAATATGGCTTTTGTAAATTGTTCTCTGACTTTGCTGAGACGGACACTTCAATTTTGTATGCAAATTTCAAATAAAACACCGCCTTTGTATATATTGTTATCCATATGATGATACCCCCTTACCCCATGCTCAAATGAAACTTAGAATCTATTGCCTTTTGCTTTTCAGATAATCATCTCTAAAAATTTCGTACATTTTACTATCGTAAAATTTGTTATCCATTAACTTAGAGTCCTCTTTATATATGCCAACAATCCTGCCGCCATATTTGGCTACCAGCCTATCGTATGAACGCTCTATAGGATTCCCAACAATAACACTGAATGCTATTTTTCTAAAGTTATATTTCTCAAAGATATCTGTAATAACATTCATCAGATCCCTTCCGTATGTAACTTTGTTATCAGAAAAGTTAATCGCTCCAATACTACTTACACAATCATTTGGTCTATTGATGCTATAGGATATAAAACCTAATATCTTTCCATCCTTATCTATAGAAACAAACTGGTGGTTATCCCAAGTTGAATCTGCTGCCTTGTATGCTTCCGAGTAGCATGTATGATAAAATTTGTATTTTTCGTCATGCCAAGTATCTATAAGCAGTTTTTGCAATTCAGCTTCATATTTATTAGCTACGTCGAGCATTTTATTCACCCGCCTTTTTGTATCCTGCTATGTACTCTTCATCTCCGTGAATATTCGTAATAGCATCCTTGCAGTTTTGACAATCTCCGTCACAAATAACTTCCATTTTTGATACATCTGAAATACCATTTTCATCGACACACGGAAGTAAATCGTACCCTTCCCAGCAAAACACTATACCTGTGATATTTACGGTTGCATATTCGTCGTCGAAATCCGGATGACTTTTTACTGTGCGTTTTATGGTTTTAAAGCAAACATCAAATTCTCTGACTTCCCCGTCATCCAAAACCAACCTTGTCCTGTCTCCGACGTTGATAGGAAGACCATTCTTATCTTTTAATCCTGCATCCATACATTTTCCCTTTCTTGATTAAATATTAATTTACATTACGTTGCAAATTCATGATACGGACAATCTCTGCCGCCATTTATTTCGTCATATGGCACTTCTACATTTTCGTCCATATACGGGCAATTACATCTATGACCTTTTCTCAGTATTGCCGCATAGACTCTGTATGGTGTGATACCACCGCCTTCTATCGAACCCCACCTGCATTCTTCACAGCATTTTTCCTTGTACCGCCAATCTTCTCTTCCCCGCCCAAAAGCATCCGACACTCTTTGAGTAAAACCCTCCCCAAACTCCACCGAAAAAGATAACCCTTTAATTACTTTTTCATCCTCGTCTTCTCCTACGTCCTCCATTGAAACATACACTATTTTAGCGTCTGTCCATTGTCTCCTATAATCACCCGTTCTTACCTGCATTGGTATTTTTAAATCTAGTGATTGCATTTTATACCCCCATTACCGTTATTCCCCAACATTCCTCACACGTAATGCCTCTACAGCCACGTTCAATACACCCATCCAGAAACCTATAAGTATCGATATCTTGATCGGGCAAAATACTATCAATCTCATAGGGGCAGTGTTCATCAATTATTTCTGTCCTACACAGGTGTTTAAATAATTTAAATCCAACATCAATTCTCTTCATACTCATCTCCCGTACACATTTCTCTAATTGCACAACTACTACAAAAGTCATCTATATACTCACAGTTCTCACAACCACAATAATCTGGCTCACTATATCCCTCACACATTCCACCAACATCATAAATACATTCAAACATTTCGCACTCTGCGTCTATCAAGCTCATATCGCACCTGCCTCCATTAAATTACCAATCTTCACATTGTACCTGTTCTTCTGGACTGCAAACACTCTGCCCCCATCCATTAAACCAAACTTGATCTTCATCAGTAGAACAATGTTGACATTCATAGGTTCCATAAAAACCACTGCCATATACTTCATTTTCCTCGCCGCATACTGGGCATATTACAACCTCGCCCTTCATTCTACTTCCTCCTTTAAATCTTAATTCAATTGTCCACGCGTATGCTTCTCATACAGGCTCCTTCTCCAATTAATCCAGTGTCAGTGATTTAGGTTATGTCAGGTATTCATCACACTCCAATGCAAACAATTCATCTTCCAAGAAAGCCAATTTTCCAAACTTGTCGTTGAGTCTTTTTAACCTTTGCCACGTTGCATCTGTCCAGCCAAATCTTCGGTTGAAATCTTCAAACCATTCATCACTCCAGCCGAATATTATACCCCATGTCCAAGCATCTCGCTGTTCTTGCTCCCAATCTCTAGCGCTAAGAGCAAGCGTATTTTTTAATGATTGCAACGGGTACTCTATATCTTTACGCATAATTTTTACCCTTCTCCTTTCTTCATGAAATGTTAGTTTCATTTCTAGTGTCAGTAGACTAACGTAACCCGTTGTTTTCCAGTAATCCAGTAAACCATCAGCGGATCTTTTCTAATAATCCTTGTTGTTTCATCTCCAAAATGTTCTATGGCTATATATTCATCCCCATCATAATCTTTAAAAGATCCTCTTGGACTGACTTCTGATAATCGTAGATCATTATCATTATCAATGGTAATTCTTGCTCCTTCGCTTGTATGATCTACTGTGATCCTGAATTCTTTTCCCGCATTGTTCACTACTTCAACTTTGTTCGTTTTATACGCCATTCCCCTCTCATCAGTCCGATATTCCTCATATGCTTCTGCATTCCACGCCCCGTCTTTCTCCACCTCATATATCCAAAATGGCATTTTTCTTCACCACCTATCATACAATTCACGGACTGTGTAGTCGTACCACGCTTCGCCCTTAATATGTATCAATTCCTTTTTAAGATCTTTAAATAGAGAATGATAATGCATGGCGAATCCATCACCATTCTCTTTTATTTGGGAGTAAGTATAAAACCCATCTGTGATACCCAAAAGCGTAATATCATCCACCTCAAGGAAGAAATCTCTTCTTCTCATTTTTTTATGTAGGAAGTCTATACATGATTTGTTCTCCGCTAAATGCCTCTCGTATGTATTCAATTCCCTTAAATAGATCCCGCTTGCAGCTTTAATTAGGTCTTCAGTGATCCAGATATGCTTTTCATCTTTCTGGAGTTCACACAGTTCCCTAATACTCAACTCCGTTCCTTCTTCAACAATTTCTTTCCATGCTTGATCTGATTGTATGGTTATGATCCCATATTCACAGGCTTCATGCTCCCACCACTTGGTAGCGATTTCTACAGCCTTTGAATGGCTCCTTGTGAACTTCTTATCGCCCCACATTTCCAAGACTCTTGATGGAACCAGTAGATCTTGTGACCCGTTAAGATAAGACCAGTAGGCATTCTCAATGGCGCTTAATAATGCCACTCTGTACTGTCCATCCTTCGTTTTTAAAATATAAATACCGTTGTCTTTGCTCATCACTTTTACTCCTTAAATTATTATTTTTTCATTGTGAAAACTGGAGCCGGTAGGATTTGAACCTACGACTTATCGTTTATGAGACGATTGCTCTAACCATCTGAACTACGGCTCCCTGCTGGCGAGATTGAACTTGAACCAACACATTTTAGGAATCAAAATCCTACGCCTTGCCATTTGGCAACACTCGAAAAAACCAATATTTTGTTGTTTTTTGCTACGAATACTTTTGGGGATTGTAATGCTTCGAAGTTGTATGCTTGACTGAACTCGATAGAATTGATATACTATAAGAGCGTGGAGTTCTCCGCGCATCTAACTCCCTTGTGGGTGTTAGTCAGTGTTCGATGGATACAGCCGAGGTGCGCCAACACCGTTTGAGGCTGTATCCTTTTGTTTACCTATGTATATTATCACCACCTTTCCTGTGGTTATATTTTGTTGGAACATTTCGTAGTGAATATCTATTCTTGTGAATACTCTTTGCGGATAAAATAATACTTTGTATTCATACAGTGTTTTGAATAGACGTTTTAATTTTTTTAAAGAAAGTGCTTTTATATTATTCCCCGGTTGATTAAGATCTATTATTGATGCAGAATTATTTAATACGCTGTGCTTTTTTATCAAATCCTTAACAGTGGCCAAATCTTCCATTTACTCTACCTCCAACTTGTGTTAAACTGATGATATCACAAACACTCGTTCGTGTCAACCATTTTCTAGAACTTTTGTTCTTTTTATTTTTCTTTCAAATAATTCTAGGTTGTAAAACCCTTATTATTTGGCAGCCCATGACGAAAGTCACGGGGGTTCACTAAATACTAAGATCCTTAGACGTATTTAACCCAGTCTTTATATTGATTTTTGAATGAAGCAAAATTCAGATGATATCCATATTCCTCAAAAAGTGCACTATATTTTTTCCCATTCCTTGGACGACTTATCATATCATGCAGAAGATCATACTTCATCTCTCTTGATCTTTTTTTAATATGATTGAATAAACCAGATCTTTCAAGCGCTGACTTTGTGATTTTATCATCACCAATGCAATTTGCGATCGGTCTTGACAACCAGTATCGAAATCGGGGGTATACATTCCCACTTTTTGCAACTGGAAACCTCCAGACGGAATCTGGATACATGCAATAATCAAGTTTTGTTATCCGCTGGGATGCCAATTCCACCACATCCGCAGACTTTGTAAGAAGATAAATCAGTCTATCGCTAATCTTTCTTCTGCTTCCATCTTTTAATTTTATGGTCTTTGTGGCGCGGTCGATATCCGATAATCTCATATGCATTAAATTATCCCAATTTTCCCCTGCTATATTTTCATAGCAAGATAAAATGATGGAAGAAAAATAGTATGGATTATCAGTCTTGTCCAGAGTGGTGATTATTTCCTCAAGGTATTCAGGAGATATATAATAATTTTCGTCCCTTGCTCCCCAGATCTCATATAAAAACTCATCCGGCGTGACTCTTTTATCCATCTGATTAATTTTGCACAGACCTCTTGCGCGGCACCATTCGATATACGTAAATAATTTCTTACGGTAAAGATCAAGAGTTTTTTTCGCCAACCCCTGAGTTGCCAAGTTCGCAATCTCATTAATATCCATGTTGCAAATGTCTTTACCTAGAGTTCTCTCCCATGCTTCAAATAAATCGAAGAATTCCTCGTATGAAGAGTCCCCTACAAAAGAAATAAATTCAAATTTTTGTTGTTCGTTATACATTGCTTTTTCTCCTCCTACAACATACAACGAGTATATATTTTTCTAGATGTTTTGTCAATAACAAAGTTTTAAGCTGCAAAATTGCCGTTGCTCTTAAGAGCTGCGGCTATGACGTTATTAAAGCTTTGCAGTCCTAACTTTTTAATTAGCCGCACTACCTCATTTTCTGCATTCCTGCCGAATTGGACATCAATAATACAGTGAATGCTTTCCCTAATATCCACGTTACTGATAAATCCGATGTTTTCTTTTATTCTACCTCTATCCACGGGACAAATACTTTCGCCTAAGATTGTTGTAGAACCATCCAGTCCGTGTGATTTTGCCGTATACTCATTTAGATGAAGATGTGTCGGCAAATTGTTGTGTGTATGAGTCATAGGTATAACTGTTAATACTGGGCTGTAATTATTGCACTTATCATTAGAATATACTATAGCTGGTCTTATTCCTCCTTGTAGTTTGCTTTGAGGATTTTTTGGAAAGTCTATCCAATAAATTCCCCACTGTCTAATTGTCATCAAATCACTCCTTTCTGTTGGCTTTTTCTTTTATTATACCACCCCTCTCGCTATTTGTCAACAGAAATATTTTAGATTGCAAAATTAATTATACTCTTGTTCGACTTCCTGCGTCCCAATATTTAATGAATTATACATCTCCTTTTCATCCTCCAGAGTCAGTCCAATATATTTGAGAGTATCTGTAATTTTACTGTGTCCTAATACGTACTGCAGCATAGTTAAAGCATGTGATTTATCTGTAGCTTTTTTATAACACCAAAAAGCGAAGGTCTTTCTGAGGCTATGGCTGCTTAAATTTTGCCTTATACCGCTCTCTTCTCCCGCTTTCTTAATGATATTCCCGATTGTTTTTCTTGTAATATTTTCTCCCTTTTTGCTGAGGAAAATATATTCATCAAGGTTTAGAATTTCTTTACAGTTCAACGATAAGAAATCCCTATATTCATTTAAAGCTGACATAAACGCTTCATTATATATAATGTCAACATACTTGCCGGTTTTCCTTGTTTTGTATGGCTTTATTCTTTGCTCTTTTTTGTATTCCCAATTAGAGTCAAATACGTCTCCCCATTTTAGAGCCGATATATCAGATCCACGAATTCCAATGTTGATTCCACAAACAAATAACGCTTTGTCTCTTCTAGCCACCCTTCCATTCGTTGGTGTTTCGGCATTCTCAATTCTTTTGTCAAAATATGAGAGCATGCGGCTTATTTCTTTCTCTGTGCGGAGAGCATATACTAAGTTGCTATTACCCTTTTGGGGAGACTTAACCACTCTTATCTTGCTATTATTGCTCTTGTTTTTCTTAAATTTTTCGGGGTACATTACTTTTTCAGCGTTCATAATTTATCTCTCCTTTCAAAAAACTCAGCAAGAATTCCCCCGCCTCTATGTGAAGTATAGGCGGCGGGAGTATGTCACAAAATATGTTAGTCAGTGTGTTCAAAGAACGTATCCGAGGTGCGCCAACACCAAGCACTACATCTTCATGATAATTGTTGCCAATTCGTTATTATCCGAATAGGTACTGGCAAAAGCATCCGCTTCTATATAAGATCCAAAATGCCTTTCGTCCAAAATTTGACTCTCAAAAGAGCCTTTCCTTATTATAACCACTGAATACCAAATCATATTTTTTCCCTCCACTATTTGAGCAAATTCTGATTGATTGTTTCTGCCGGGCTTACACCGTACTTCTCACACATAGCCGAAAATGAGCTTAATACGGGTTTCCACTCCTCTTCTTTGATCCATTGGATGTATGGGGTACCTCCACGCATTTTAACGGCGATATGGTGCTTATACTGCAATTCCTTATATAATTCGTTCCACATGGTGGCGAATGGGATGCCCCTGATTGCCGCCAGTTTCCTAACCGCAGCGTTTAATTTTGCCCTGTCTTTCCATTCAAGGATTTCTCCGGCCAAAGCCTTGTTATCCATTTCCAGTGCCTGAATATGGCGATTTTTGAAGTTCATCATCTTGGTTGTTGCGATCATAATCGCCTCTGTGTTGCCGGAAGCAAAAGACATGCCGACTTCTAGGGCAAGCATCTGTTCTTCGTTGATGTCAGATATTTTTATTTCATCAGACGCCTTCTCTTCAATATTTAGAAGCTGGGAACGGACTTCCTTTGCAACTTCGGAATCTCGCAATAACATTCCTATGCGGAGGATGGCCCGGCGTGGAAGTAATGTATTGCTTTTATTATTGAAGTCAATATCACCAACCGAAAAACCATACCGATGCACAACGGAGGTTGCAAGTTGCAACCTCCGTAAATATTCCTTCATTTTTGTTCCGTTGAAGCGTTTTAGTCCATCAGATTCTAGTTCTTCTTTATTTCTATTTACTACTGCTTTTACTGCCTCTTCTCCGACCTCATAGAACGTAGCTGTTTGTTTGATAGTGGAAAATTCAGTATTTGGAATTAAGAGTAATTCCTTTACCTTTTCCAACACATCATACCGCTCTGCTAAACTGTCTCTTAGTTCCCGATTCTTAATTAATTGCTCTTCATTAACCATTATTAAATTCCTTTCTTTTTTTTATTTTTTATAGTTTCTGCTCTACTATCTTCAATTGACTACATGACACCCACCCCCTAAAAAATTGACTCTGTCTCTTCTTGCTCTATATATAAAAAAAAGATGGGAATTACTCTCCATCCTTTTTCTCTACTATTTGTTTGATTTTTAATGTTTCTCTGTACTGTTGAGCTTCTGGTACTTCGACAAACTCAGCTATCTTATCATAATTTTCTCTTATTACAGAGCGTATTTCTTCTAAACTAACATAAAAAAATTCCTTCCTACTGTTTATTAAATTTACTCTCTTATTCTTAAATGTGTTATGTAATGACGTCTCTAAAGCCGGAGCGTCTTCTGAAAATAAAAGTGCGTGTATATCAAATTTGAAAGGAACTGACGCCCCACTTAATTCTGCTATCCTCTCATGCGGATTTAATCTTCTGGTCATGCCGATTTTGAAAACATTTTCTCCAAAAGCGCCAATGTTAGATATTATATATACGTAACCGGCTTTTTGATTCGCTTCTCTATAATCCACATTGTATATATCTTGTTCAAGATCATCCAATATCTTTATTAACTCCAATTTTTTATTCTTTAATATATTTAACCGAGACTCTTCTTTCTCATTACAAATTTGATCTTCAAGATAATTCAGTTGATTATTATAGTGGCTCTGCTCCTTTTTAATTCGTGACCGCTCTTCCTCAATTTCCTTTAGTAAAGCCAGTTGCTCCTTTTGTTGTTCACGTATAAATCTTCTTTCTTCTTTTTCTTGCCATTTTTTATCTTCGTATTCATAACATAATTCCAATTCCTGTAATTTCAAATTTAAATATTTTGGTGATATTTCCATTCCTGTTGTCTTATTAAGTTCTTTTAAAATTTCGGCCGATCTATTTACCTTTTGAACAATTGAATGGTAATTGTTAAACTTTACTTTAGAAATAGCATCGTCACATTCTAAGTTAAAGCAACGCAATATCTGTTTTTTGGTTTTATTTATAAACGACCTTCCCTTACTTCTACTGTTATTGACATGCCAAACATCACATCCTATAAATATAGCTTTACCATCCTTTATCATATTCCTTTGATTTTCTCTACATTTAATCAACCTCTCTTTATATTCTTCGGAACTTAATAGCTTGTATTTAGGTTCATAAAGCCCAAAATTTTGATAAAGAATTTTCTCATCTAGTTCGACATATAAAGATTTCAAATTAGATATCTCTTTAGATAAAACACTTTTTCTGTCTGCAAGTTCATTCATCATTTTTCTGTACTTCAAAATTTGTAATATGGTAATAAATTCAAATTTAAGATATCTTCGTTGATAATTTGATAGGGAAGATTCAATTATTTGATCAGCCAATAAACACATATCATCAATTTCTCTTTTTAATATGCGATTAATCTGAATTAGTTCTTCTATGTCCATTTCTAGAATACGGTTGCCTTGAATTAGTTCTTCTATATCCTTTTTTAATTTTCGATTTTCTTCTTTAGTTTTTCTAAAAATCATAAACACAGACCTCCATAACACCAATAATAGCATTATACAGGTCTGTGCAAGCCGTGTCAAAGGCAAGGAAATATTTTAATGCCTTTCATCGGATCAGGACTCAGTTTCTCCCCCTCTTCCTTATGAAACCCCACTTTTATTCACTCTCAACCATCAAATATGGTATCCCAAAGATTCCATTGTTAAGATTAAAAAGTAGCATATTGCCGTTTCAATATCTACATTTTGCTTATCAGAAATATCTTTAACAAGGCTTTCGTCAAGTTTTCCAAGATCAAGTTCAATAGTTGGGTCTTCAAGAACGTACCATTTTCTATCTAAGTCATCATGTCCCCAAAGTTCCAAAGCAATAGATACATATTCAGCCTTAAGAATTTTCTTATGCGTTTCAAGGCTAATAGAAAATGCTATTGCCTCTTTAGCAGATAATCCTTTTTCTTTCATAATAATTCTTATCATATCCTGTGCCGCAAAATTATCTTTCAAATTTAATTTGATCATTATTGTTTTCTCCTTCTTCTTGTATCATTCTCATCCTCCGGGTTCCCATATAGTCATCAAAATCTATTAACTCGTCTGAATCGGAGCTGGCACACCAATAAGTGGACAGTCATTTCTTCGTCCTTCATCTGGGCATTTCGGCATATTGCCCAATGCTGCACACCCCGTAATGGATTCACCATTGCTATCTAGTCCTTTGCCTCTGCACAACATACAACAAATACACTCAGCTTCATTTTTAAAATTAAGATTATAAATATATTTCATATTTCCTCCTTCCTCCTCTGCCCTAGTTATACCTTCCCGCCTCCCACATCTTCATGATTACTTTGATGGGGTACTTCCCTGAATCTTCACAGTATAAATCAATGTTTTTAATCGGTGGCAACGGTTTTACCGTCTTTTCTTTAATGAGTTTTGCAACTACCCCTACTAAACAAATAAAAGCTAAAATAATTTCCATTTTTATATCCTCCTTTTGGATAATATGATTATTTTTATTCTATCATTTTTAAATTCACTAATCAAGATTTGGCATTTGTCAGTTTCAGAAACTCAGATTCCGGCATAGTAGACACCCCTCCAGGAGTCTTAAACGTCACATACCGCGAACCTCTGATTATCACGCTTGAAATAATCTGGTACACTTCTTTTTTCTTCACTCGTCTCCTTTCTTTACTACCATGTGATTTGCTTTTTCTCTTCATAATAGGAATTGAATTCTGAAATCGAATCCTTCAATTCTCCGGGATCGCAGCTCATTTTGATTCCATCCCGTTCCAATAAATAATAGCCGCTGCAATGAGTGATATTAACATCCCCTCTTAACATTTTTATTCTTTCATCCTCCTATTCAAGTAATAAAAAACCCGTACACTCTATGCATACGGGGTATAATCTGTCTTACATTGCTTCACCAAAGATACAAGGACATTAGGTCGCAAGATTAAAAATGGGCGCACAGCCCAAGCGTGGGAATAGAAGTCATAGGTAACACTTCCATTTAAGTTGACGCACAGAACGAAACCATCCCCGTATGGAGTAGACAACCACATATAAGAGGGGGTCGATATAATACATATTATTTAGGTAAATATCATAGGTTATAATCCCAAAAAGGTCGCCCCTGCACGGCATATGCGCTCCAGAGTTATTAAAACTCATTAAATCAATCTCTACCGGAACAAATGCATTTTCCCCCAATACTTCCAATGCAACCTTTGACGGGACGCATTCATTTGCTACTCTTCTGGCGTGACTGTCGATGTAATTATTAGATTTCTCGCCAAACGGAATGTTTTTGATCTCATGTTCTTTATCCAGTAAAAAATAGACACCATCATCATTACTATAGAATTCTGTCCATGTGTAGTTACCTAGCTTGATGGACTCCCTTAGGTTCACCTCCCCTGCTTCGATTTTGTTTTTGTTTATTCCTTCTGACTCATTGTTTCTTTCTCTTATAACCACTTCAAGCAACTCCTTGACGGCGGCATATATCTCAACAACCTTTTCTTCTATTTCTTTATTCTCCATAAAATTCCCCTTCTATTCACAGTCAACTATCGCAACATAATCAACAAAAGGTTTTTCGTGAACAATACCAAAATATAATACACTTTCTCCCGTTTTTTGTTCAAAATATTTTATTGATTCTTCAAATCTATCCATTTCAACACTTCTAGTAACTGTATTCTTAAATATATCGTAAGAAATAGTACCTCCCAAATATTTATAAAATTTCACAAGTGCATCCGCATAAAAGCTATCTTTAATTTTTAATACAGTCACATCGTTACCCAAATTTCTACTTGTAACAAATAAATACTCTTTTGTCTGTGCCATTAACTTCCTCCTTTAAACAGAACTTCCATTTGCTGCAAATTCTTATCTAATCTTTCATTTAATCTCTTGCACTCATTGGAAGCATCATCTAGAGTAAAATGAATATAAGCAATTCCATCTGGATATTCTTTGTTCACAGAATAAGCCTTATAATAATTCGACATATCCGTCCAAAATCTAAAATATTTACCGTCTTCTGTTCTATCAATTTTTACTATTATTACAGGATGCTTGTTTACAACCCACTGCTTATTTGTTTTCTTGTGAACACCCTTTCCACCACATTCGGGACACTCTTCGTTTACTTCTCCAAGTTTGTAACAACGCCCACATACAACTTGCTTGGTAAAATCACTCAGCCTTATCGTAAACGCAGATAAAAAATTATGTTCGCTAATTCCAAAATTTTTTATTACAGATTTAAGAATCTTGTTTTCCTCTTTAAGCTTCTGATATCCAATCCATAAATCATCCATATATTATCTCTCCTTCAAATTGATTAAAACTTTACTCATAATATTTACACTCATCTCCACCATGATAAATACCGTCTTCATAAATGCAATCGCCGGGATCGTCAGGGCCATTATTACAAAGACAATCTTCGATATGACGATGCCACCTACAAGGTTTAGGAATAGCCTCAAAATCTAAATCTTTTACGTCATCCATATCTGGCAATTCAGAACCATCACGATTATATCGTTTATCAGCAATTTGTAATGCTTCTTCTTTTGAATTTGCCTCGATTCTAACATACCCTTCCAATGATTGTATAATTTTTACATCGTATTTCATAACTCTTGTTCCTCCTCACAATTTCATATTGTGTTCTTTTTCATAATTCATCAATTCTTTCAAAGCGTCATCTTGTCGTTGCAATAATTCTGGATTTTGAGCACAAGACAAAATTCTTGAAGCGTCATCAAATATCTTGACCAATAAATCATATTCTTCCAGTTCTTCAATTGAATTTAACCCATAGTGTTTTGCCTCGCACAATTTAATTTCATTTATATCGCTTGATTCTTTCTTGCACTTCTCGCAAACATACATTGTGTAACGTCGCATTATTTCACCTCGTCCTCTCAATTTTAATATAAAATCCGCTGTCTATGTGTTATCTAAGTTTCTTCTCATCAAATTTGTCAAACGTTATCTTGGTGTGGCCGCTTTGCATTTTCCCGTTCTTGAAGTATTTAATCCATATATCCCCACGGATTTCTCCTTCCCCGTATAATTCAAAAACGATATCTGGATATTTTATTGATAGCTTCCTCATATCTGTTTCATGATCATGCCAAAAATTTGATATAACACGCCACTCTCCATCGTCATCAATTGCGTATTTTAACCATTCAAATTCATCTTCTGAGGCATCATCTGAAATCTCGATTATATCCTTATCAGAATCGTATGTACGTAATGTATAAGTTGTGTTGTATCCCATTTTACATTCTCCTTTTATATTTTTCAATGAAACCCGTAATTTATACACATTTTATCAAGCAATTAATACTCTTATATTTTCTTTGCTAAGCATTTTGCATACCAAATAACCAACATATCCATCCACTAAAACATTATTCTTATCAATAATAATATCTCTATCAAGCTTATTGTTCTTTTTGTAAAAATCATAACATTCCTTGATTTTATCTGTGTTTGGCATGGTTGATTTAAAACAACTTGATATTTGAATATCTTTTAAGTCAATCCTCTTAACTGGTCGATTGCGCTTATCACATTCTGCTTGAGCCAATTCCTTCGAACAAAATATATTCATTTCTGATGGATTATATTTATTTCCAAGTGCTTGTCTTACACTATATTTTATGTAATAATTCTCCTTAGAATATGCTTTTATTCGCATTTCTGTAACTTTAAACAAATCATCTATTACACACCATGTTTTAGTATCGCTTAATATTACTTTTCCTTTCCCATTACAACAAGGGCACTTAATTTTTGCTTGTGTCATGGGATTATCAATAGTACATTCCCCATTACACATAGCACACTGTATCTCAGTTGGGCTTTCTTTAATTAAATAAACCTCATCTCCAAAATCAAATTTAGAATCAAATGTCTTTGTTATCATCGTATTAACTCCTCTTTTAATAAGTTTATATTCTCCATCAATAGAAACACGCCATATCTGGTTTAACTTACCAATCTCAACATTAAATCCGACATCATAGTCTAATAATCCATTGCCGTTTTTCTTTTTAGTAACAACACCCACGTGTCCATCTGCTCCCATTGCACCTAAGCCACCATTTAATATTTTTATTGTATCGCCAACATTATATTTATTCATATGTTTGTTCTCCTTTTTATTTTTTATATTTGTAAATAAAACTACAATTCTATACACATTTTGATTTATACAAGAAACCAGATTCAAGCGGAATACGAACCACTGTATTACCCCTATAAGAGAAGGTTATATTATCATTACCGTTACAATAACAAGGATAGCAAGTATCAGTATAAATTGTATCAAAATCACATTGTAATGGACGTTTTTTTGCTTCATCATTAAGTAAATGACAAAAGTTATGAAACCAAATTATTTCATAATATCGGCCCAACACTTCAAATTTCAACGTCCTCGAAAAACTAATGCCATCTTTGTCTTCCCACTTAACATTATCAGCAACTTTTGACATAAATTCGTAAAGAGATTCTTTTGTATGTGTATTTTCATTTTCAGCTTTCCACTGCATTATTTATCCTCCTTCTTAGGGATTAAATATCCTTCCAAAACATAATATTTTTGATTATTTTGTAATATTTCTTCCATCTCATCACATAACCTTAATGCTTCTAATGTCCCCTCAATACGTACTACTTCCCATATTGTGTATGGTTTCATTTCAATTCCTCCAACGTATTTTTTATTAAGCTATCAACCAATTCAAGTAAACTTTCTCTACTCAAATCCCTCGTAGAAAATATCTCTGCGTCCTTTCCTGTTATGCCATCAATCAAATGTACGGAGTAATAGTATTCATCTGGCGCTAACCCCTCTTTTTCTTCTGTAATATTTACACAGACACAATTTCCATTTTCATCTTCCACAAATGAATGATAGTCGCTTAGTCTGTCGCCAGAACTGTTTATTGAAATTCCTTCCGATATATCATTCAATAAGCAAGCAACCATTTCATCAGCAGTAATCAAAACTTTATTCATACAGCCTCGCCTCCTCTATTTGTCACTGACAAAACAAATCTCTTCTAAATCAACATACATGAAATATCCAATAATATTAATTCCTAAATAGTTTCCAATTATATCCGTAATCTCATCTTCATCATATACATGATGAGAACCCTCACTATACATAGATAAAACAGGATATTCTTTTTCTATTTTCAGAGATGAATCATCTAGTAGTTCTTGCATGACTTTTTCAAAACAATCAAAATTTGTTAAAAACGCCGCTCTCTTAAAGAATCTTGTCTCCGGCTTAATATTTTTCTTTTCCTCCTGTTCCTCAAAAAATTTGCATATTGGATTACCACATTCAATACCATTTCCATATACGCACCCCCCTTCATCATCAATATTATTATTCAATGTACATAGTTCTTCATAATATGTTCCTTTAAAAAATTTACATACTTTATTATTATTCATATTCCCTCCAATTTTTTCAATGAAATCCGTCTTCTATTTATTTACATACAAGTTCATCAATGATTTTCAAGATCATTTCTGTGTCATCAATCCCCGTTACATCAACTCTCTTAACGGCTCCACTTATAAATTCGGCAAGAACATACTCTTCATCCCATGCATAATAAGTCAGTGAACCCAGATCCCATAGATTGCGTGTAGCCCACAAAACTGGCAAAAGCAGAAGGCAAATTCTTTTCTTGCTTCCCATTTCAATCATCCTCCCCTCACAATTGATAACATACTTACAACATACAATCCTATTCCCAGCAGCGACATTATAGGAGTATCCTGCCTATACAGTGCTAAAATCATTACTATCCATGATGCAAAATAAGCAATGATTATAAGAACATGAGTGACTTCTCGACACCAGTATTTAAGTTGATGCATATTTTCTCCTTGTTTTTTGCATAAAAAAAGACTTATGGTTTTCGCCATAAGTCCAATGTTTTGTAGTTACATCCTTATATGTTGTCAAGGGTTTTAATAAATCACCCATTATCCGGTTCTATGCCAATTCATACTAAGCTTGTTTAAATTTTCACCCGAAATAAATTGTCTCTTCTTTTTTTTGCACATTGTTTATCTAAAGACTCGATATCAAACCCGAAGTAACATACTCCCGTCATAGGGGGTCTTATGACTTCGGATTCTAGATCAGAAAAATCACCAAAAATGGATCTTCTATAATTATAAATCATCCCGCCACAAACAAAATACAAGTATGTACTCTTATAACAGTAGTCTCTACCTGTTTCTGATTCCTTGTATGCAATTGAATTTTCTTTAGGAATGACTTCTAAGATATCAGCCCCTAAAATATCCCTGACAGTTGAGATTTCTTGAAGCTTCTTTTTGTATTCTTTCACTTTTTCTTCTAACATTTTATATTTTTTTTCTGATTCTCCGTATAAACCAGAACTGATGTAAATACCATCAGGGGAATTACACGACGCATAAAAAATATATTCATTATTTTCAAGAAATTTTTTCCATGTTGAGTGAGGGACTTTATCAACTGCAATGAAATTCCATTTGTGAGATTCGTTCATGGGACTTATATATTCTATCCAATCACCTGTTATGATTGGTGTATCCACAATCTCAAATACATCATTAGTCAAGCCAAACTCCCCCGTATGAAAGTATTTATAATCATATATTCTTCCTTCGGAAACTCTATAGAGGAAAGCATTTTCAAGGTTCCTATCATGCGTGACAGCATAATAGCCATCAGCGGATTCACAGGAGGCAAACCATGCATACACCTCAGTAGCGATATACCACTTTAGTGCTGAAAGTGATTCTTCATCAATTTTATTTACCTGAAGTAATCCCCAGGTATAATTGCAATTTTCGTTATTCATATTTTCCTCTCTTTCTCCCCGTTATTATATTAGATACATTATACTCTTTTTCTCTTCTTAAAATCAACTCATATTGATCAATTCGGATAAAATTAACCTTCTATAGATTATCCTTGCAGACTTTCCAAAAATTCAAATCTTCTTCGCTCCCAATAACAATTGAATTGCTTATTATCTTTGTTAAATTATTTTCTATCTCATCCCATAGTTCATCTACCATTGGGTTTTTAAAACCCCAATCTATTGATACCATAGTTTTGCTATCACCGTTTTCTGGATCATACACCCTATATAGAAATTCATGTCCCCTTCCATTATTGAATTCAATCATTCCTTGGGCATATCCCTTTAAATCACCTCTCATATAGAATTTCAAGTTATATATTCTATACCTTTCAGTGTTAAGCATTTCATGGTTTATATACATACCCATAGAAACCTCCTTTTTAATTTTTGCATAAAACTCTCCTTTCATTCAAACTGTAAATTCCATTATTCTTTGACAACTATTGACGAAGTTAATTGATTCAATCTTTTTCTTGCTTATTTGTTCTAATAAAACTTTTTCAATCCCCATTTCAAGTGTTGTTTTGATTTCTGCCCATTTGCCTATAAGTCTAACAAAATCTATTTTAATTTCCTCATCTGTTTTATAATTATATATTTCTTCTTTTGTGAGGTTGCAGAAGTTATTCCATTTAAATTCAGAAGCAAACGATGGTTCGAAAAAGGTTACACAGCCTTTATTAAATTTTATTATAAGATGGTGGTGTTTTGTTCTTGAATCATTTCTGTCTATATCTTGATTAAGCCAATATAAATTAATTAATGGTAAGTCTATCTCAAAACATAAATCTTTTACTGTTTCAGCTATGACTGACATATATTTTTGAATCTCAACTACAGCCCTATATCTATCTTTGGCTCTTTCAACTTTTGTGTTATAATTTATTATTTCACTTTCCAAATCTTCAATGACTTTCACCTTATTAACTAATTCTTGTAATCTTTCAATATCCATTTTTCTATTCTCCTTTATAATTTTTAATAAAAAACCTTCTATTCTGATTTATAGATCGACTCCAAAAATATCTTTTATCCAATCTTTGATGATTGTATCATATCCCAACAAGCCATTCCAATTACAGACATTGGATTTTTACGTTTTCAATTCCTTTTTCAATGATAGTTTCCTGTAATGTTTTCATTGTTTACTCTTCCTCGAATACTTCTGTTATTTCTGCCGACGTCGCTTCTTCGTAAAGTGAATGTGCAGGAATTTTATCAAAACTTTCTCTTGCTTGTTTTTCTGTCTCAGCTTCAATTATAATGCCGCCTGTTATGTTGTCTTATATCCCATTTTAGACAGTGCATCCTGCATCGGTTCAATATATTCTTCTTTTTCTGGTTTGCATACTCCAATATTCAAGAATACACAAAACTCGTCATACCACGGGTTATTTTCAAAATATTCTTTTCTTAGAAAAATATCTTCCATTTTAATTTTCCTCCTTCAAATTATGTATAAAACCTTCTTTTTTTTCTAAGTTATAATGCTTAACAATATCTGTGGGTGAATCATCAAGTACATCACCATATACACATGTTTGTAATTCTTCTCCACAAGAGTCATACTCAATACAAGCAAGTAAAATATTTTCATCATCCCGTACTAAATCTATATATACTCCGGGAAAATCTTCCGCTGTATCCTTTTCGTGTTTTGCCCAAACTTTCAATTTACCAAGTGGCGTTTCAATTTCAAAGCATCTTGTCATATTCCTGCATCTCCTTTGTTAATTTTATAAGTTTAAATAAAACCAGACTTTCATACCTTTAATTTATTGTTTTTTAGGCTCAATAACTATCTTACTTCTTGTCTTTTTTGCTCAATAGAAGCCCATGCTTTTATAGCTTCTTCAAGACTGCCAAACAAGTCAATAACGCTAAATGATTCACCTCCACGATATCTATAACTATCCGCTCCTTCATATTCTTGCAATACCCAAATAATTTTTTCCCGTTCCCCCTTTATACTAAACTCAAAATATGGAAATATTCGGTTCTTGTTTGGCAACATAATAATATTTCCATCTACTGCAAAATTAGCGGACATTATTTCACCAAAATTCTGTTTATCCAATTCATACATTTTTTTCATTCCCTCCTTTAAATTTGTTATAATATAGTAATACCGCCTACATATTCCCCATATCGTTTCGACCAGTCAATGGTTACAACCTTATCAATTCTTTCTGATCCATTTTCTAACCATTCAGAAATACTTTTTTCGCCGTGCCTATTTACCGCGCCCAATAAGTCAATATATCCTCTTCCTGTTCGGTATTTTAGTCCACATTCATCCATTGCCTTTTCAACTTCTTTTGTAAGGAACCAAAACATATAACCAAGGGTAAATCTTTCAAAAATAAGCTTGTGTGCTAGTTTTTCTTGTGGCAGCATATATTATTTCCCCCTTCTTCATAAAATCAACATTTTAATCAATCTTTTGACCTTTATTAATTTCCTCTTCTACCTTTTACAGAAAATTATGTATCCACGTCGATTTATCTAATATATCAACAATTTTAGTATAGTATTTTTCACCTACAGGCGTTTTTGCATATTGCCTTGTATATGATCCCGTGATCATTTCAGATATACAAAACATTTCGATCCCCTGAATTGTAGTCCAGCATTTAGGCGGTAACACGTCCAGCATTTCGCAGAACTTTTCTTCCGTTATTTCTTGTATGGGGCGATTGATATAATAATCCCGTTCAGCTTTTTGGTATTCCTCGAAGGTCATAATTTTATACTCTTTTCCCTCCGCTTGATTTAAATATTCAAAGAATATTGTTCCTTTATGGGGATACTTTTTACAATGATTCCCCCATGTTTCGATTTCTTTTTGTTTAGAATTATTAGCCCGTTCTAACAGTTCCGCTTCTGTTTCTCCCTCTTTCAAAAAATCATATACCAGCATATGTGTGATATCGACCGCTAAAATATTCTTGTTCATATATTTTTGCTCCTCTCTTCTATTGTTGATTTTTACGCCCCTCTTCATAATACTACAAATATTTGCTCTGCTAATTTAGCATTAAATCTTACAATTCCCCCATCATAATTACTCAAATGATGATCTTTTGCTTCATAAGCAATATATTCTTCAAGTCCATCCATAGTATCTATATCTAAAACATAAAGCTTATTATTACAATCAATACAAAAATCTTCATAATCATTTAACTCTCCATTTTTATCTGTGACATATCCCATTTCATCCGTTACTAGCATAAGTTCCCTATAGCCACCTTCTAATTCATTGGGATCATACAAAAAATCTTCCAATAACCCATATTTTTCATAGCAGGGCAACTTTAACGGCTTGTATTCCCTCTCTATATACTCAAACTGTGGACTTTCCGTTTTTATAAGTTTACTAATGCGGTAAATATTGTTCTCAACCTCAAGGAGATTCACATATTCGTGTTGAGTATGTGCATTATAGTAACCACTTGAAATATTTACGGCTGCAATTCCAAGAAAAGGAGCAATTTCTGAGATATCGCTAAAAGATCCCTCTGCCTTAATAAATCCTGCCTCCAATACAAAATCAGTGAAGTCTCTGTTATCACAGTCATAAAATACCGCATCATTTAACCCCTTACGATCCATTTCAATAATGTAGTTTATTCCCTTCGGGGCAATTCCGGACGTTGTGAATTTCCCTGCTCCAATGGCTCCCATCTCTTCATCTTCACAAAAGAGAATTGAACACTTAAATTCCTTAATGATCTCAAGAATCATATATACCCCGCAACGGTCATCCCCGCCTATACCTTGCGGAGACATCATTATATTGCCATCTCTAGAATAACAAATCTGTTTTACCGGCTCATGATGAACGGTATCGAGATGAGCAACCAGCATAACGGGGTGTGTTCCTTGCGCAAAAATAAAACCGTCTTGTTTTACAGGGCGATACCCTGCCGACTTTAATACGCCATAAAGCGCCTGTTTCAATTCTTTTTGTGTGGACATAAAAATCTTTTCAATATTCATTATGCTACCTCCATATTTTGATTTTCTATTTCAGAGTAACAGTCGTTACAAAGTTCTTTACCCTCGTATTCGTGGCGCTCCCTGTTCCTATGCACATTTTCGCATTCTTCACACATAAAATAATCATCCGAATAACAGTCTTCACATATATACCTGTTTTCCCCTTCAATGTAAGCACAGTTTTCGGCGTAGTAATATTCTCCGCAACCCTCGCAATAAACATAATTCTCAATACAATCACCGCACACATATTTTACACCATTGCTAATACTATAGGATTCATCTTCTTCGATCCATGTGCCGCAATCATCACATTGTGTATAGTGATTTTCTAAACAATCGTCACATACATAATAGTAGCCTCCAACGTCCGTTACATTTAAAACATGTTCTCCGCATCGTTCGCAGTAACTCACACAATCACGGCAATAATATTCCCCGTCTATGATATATGCATCTTCCTCATAGATGGCTTCACCACATTCATTACAACAAACAGTGCTATTACCGCAATCATCGCAATATAAATCATTCTCCTCGTCAATTTCTTCCCCACACGTCAGACAATAACATGTTGAACCAATAATCATTTGGTCTTTTAATTGAAAATCTTTTTGCAATGAGATATTTGCCTTATACTCTGAATAGATATAATCAGCATAATGCTTCGCAGCATAATGATTCATACAATAATCATTTAAACTTTCAGAGTTCTTTTTTATCCACAAATTAGGGATATTATCACATACTGAAAAAATCCGTTGTACTATTTCCCTATATTGCGTTTTCTTATCTTCATCATTATTAGGATATAGACGGCTTTGCATCAACATAGTGTCCGAATAACAAAACACATTTCTTGTTATTTTTCGTTGATTATAATATTCGTTTCCACTATAATCATTGTTGATCGTGTAAAAAATTAAACTAACCTCATCGCCCATATATGAAAGTGTTCCTGCCATGTAACAACCATCATCGATATTATGACAAGATTTCCAGCCGGTACCGTATGACATATGTAAATAATCGCATGGATGAACTGACAAAACACTTGTCCGCTTAATAACCAACGGATTAAAAGCGTCAGCCACTTTAGCATATAGCTTGTTATATTCTGGGAGCTTATCCAGTCCTGCCTTTTTGAAAAGGGAATTTAATAGACGGGATACTTTTTGCCCTTCATTTGTTTTTAATTTTTCTTGTTGCAAGATTTCCTTCATGTCCGTATCAATAAATTGGCTTGTGTAACACCGTAAGATTTCTATACTTCTTTGGATATCATCAGGAATTACAATATTATTATTTTCTGCATAATTTAGCATATCCTTTATTACATTACGGGCTTCTTTTGGTTCAATATCTCTGATTTCATCAGTGGTCATAATTACCGCAAAAGCTTCTTCATTCCAGTTCGGGTGTTTCCTCATTTTTTCGATGAGGGGTTTTTTACTATCAAACCAGCGGTCTATGAGTGAGGAGATTTCTGTATACTCATATTCTTTTCCGTGTTTGTCCAATACTTCAGTGATAGCATCCTGCAATATCATTTTTGTTTGTTCCATATGTCAACCTTTCCTTTCTTTCCATTTAAAAAAGAAATCCCTGCGGATTTCTAACCTCTATTTAGTAAGTTAACTCTACTCATTATTATCTGTACACATTTCTCTAATTGCACAACTACTACAAAAGTCATCTATATGCTCACAGCACTCACAACCACAATAGTCTGATTCATTATAGTATTCACACATTCCACCAACATCATGAATACATTCAAACATTTTGCACATAGCATTGCCTCCTTATATTATTTTTGCATTAAACCCATGATAGGTTTTCCTTCTTCAATTTATAGTATCTATAAAGTATCCGCTACCATCAGCAAACGTTAACAAAATACCCGTGTCTGTCATATCTGCCTTAATAATATCCTCTGCGTTTATGTAGTTTTCTGGCATGACATCCCCTTTTCTAAATACAGAAAATGTTGCAATTGCAAGTGTTATTGCTAATAAGATACATGTTACCGTCTTTTTCATTACGCCACCTCCTTAATAAAAGTGATTATTAGTTCATTTAAAAGTTCTTTTTCTTTTTCCCATGAGATAGTAAAGTTATTACGTATTTTATTAGCTTCTTCCTCATATTTTTGGCATATATCATATGAAGGGGAAATGTTTCCAAAAGGCCTATAGCCTGTAATAATCGCTATGTCTCCAATCTCATATATATCTGCGTTCCAACCATAAACCCCACAAGTATAGGATACTGGGTTAATATAGTTTAATAACGATTGTAGATTGCAATATCCTACGCTTATTCTTGTAACATAGCCATTATTAACGACACTTCTAGTTGTTTTATATTTCATATTATTTTCCTCCAATTATTCTTATACCTATTAGGTATTGAAATAAAAAAAGAAGCTTTTCAGCTTCCTCATTGAATTGTTCATTCTATTCAGTTACAACCACTTGATTTTATGACGATCAAGAAAACCGATAATGTCTTCTTCACCTTCAAATCCAGTCTCATAGTCCATAATAAGAGATTTGAAAACTTCGTCAACATCCGATACAAGGTATATATCGCCGTTTGCCTCCTTGCAAAATTCATTGTATTCCTCGTAACTATCTGTAAAGAATCCTTTAATTTCTTCCCATAAGTTGCGTACTTTTTTAACTGCATCTTCATAATTTCTATTTCCCATTTTTATATTCTCCTTTCAAATGTTTGATTACCAGTTACAAATACACTTTGTGCACTTACTAGTTTCGGCGTGTGTCTTTGCGTTTTTCAAATTCTCATGTAAACTGTAATGTTCATTACAAGGAGTTTGAAAGATTTCAAAATGTCCGCATGTGAGGCGGGTAATATAGATCATATTATACGCAAATTCAAGTGTAAACCCCGTTTCCTTGCGTTCATCATACCGCTGGACTATTTTCATGATGTATTCCAGTTCTTCGGCGCATGTCGCTGTCTGAATCAATTTGTCAATATCCGGGACATATTTCCCGTTTTCGTTTTTCTGGTTGTCACTCATTATTTGATAGTTGATTTTCATAGAATCCTCTCTTTCTTCCACGGACAACGCCGGGGTCGGGTGAATAGGTCACATCGTGTAATATTCTTTTCCAATCGATTTTGACATTATCCTACCAAATTTTTGAATATAACTAAATATTATTTCTTCTTCTTTTGTTAAGTTTTCGGTGTTTTCAGTTGCTCCAATGATATAGTAAGCCCCTGCTAAACCGTCTAATAATAATTCTTTTGCAATTTCTTTTAATTTTGTTCTTTTCATTATTTTCCTTCTCTTTCTGCCCCCTCTGGGACGGGTTTAAGAAAACCACATTCCGTCATATCCAAACATCTTGCCTATTCTGTCCCCTTGTTGTTTAATGTGTTTCATAATAATATCAAATTCCTCTTTTGGAATATCCTCCATTGAGTATCCAATTTTTGATATTTCAGACATTAATAAATCTTGTGCATGTTTTTTTCTTTCAGTTATTGTCATGTCTATAATTGTTTTATCTTTGCAGTTTTTAAATGCCATTCTACATTCCTCCATCTTCTTCTACCATGCTATACATAAGCATCGCCCCTAAGAAACGTTCAAAATCATCATGATTCATATTTTTGAATTCATCGAATGAAAGAGCGTTAACACCTTTCATTTCAATGTATGTTTCCCCATCCTGCCACATTTGAGATAGGGAAACAACCACACTGTTATTCCCCTGTTCGTAAATGACTGTAAAATTTGTATCATCGTTTATCGTTATTTCATCGGTTGAATGGTAGCCGTTCAGATAGTCAAGTTTCATTTCTGCTATAGAATAGGGGTTTGTATCTTCATTTTCCCGTTCTTCCATATAACCAACTCTTTCCGCTTCTTCGGTCTTCCCTTCTTGTGTGAGAATTTCCCCTAAACGATGCAAAGCGTCCGGGTTGTCAATATAACCGTTCCTTGCGTCCGTGTATAGGTCTTCGGATGTTCCGTCAAGGTCTAATTCGGGTTCATAATAGTGGCGTTCGTTAAATCTAGCGCTTGCCATTTCCAATTTTTCCGCTATAACAATATAATCTTCGTCGCTAACTTCGTATCCAACGATTCTTTCATACTCATTTTTCATCATAATTTTTTTCTCCTCTTTTTCGAATAGAAATAGGCTTATAACCGATGAAAGCTATAAGCCCTAATTTTGTGTTATGAAACTTTTTTAATACTCAGTATATGGGTCTACTTCGGGAAGATCTTCGAATGTAATTTCTTCCTCATCTTCATATGGAGAATTTTCTGTCCAGTCAACCAAACGAAAACTTTCAATCAGTCCGTTCTCATTACGAGTAACAAAGATTTTTACAAGCCCTTTTTCTTTTTCCCAAAATGAATAACCGCAAGAATCGCTTTGAAGAATTACACTACATTCAGCTTGTTTGAACCACTCTTTTCGGTTCAGTTCTGTATAAGGGGAAATGAAGCGTTGTTCTCCTTGATTGTTTACGAGGATCGCTCTGGAATCTTCATCACAAAAAAAAGTTCCATTTTCGTCAATGTCTACCACGCCCCAACCGTGTGCGGTCGCTTGTCGGTATGCCTCTGACTTATTATTGATCCGAATAACATCGATAGCCGCTATATCTGTTACTATGTATCTTACTTCATTTTGTTTTCTCATTTTTTTCGTTCCTCCTTATATTTTATTACTTACGGATGTAAACGAATGCCCGTAATATTTTATAACAATCGTTTACATCGATAAATAATAAAAAGCATTGCCGTTTGGCAATACCTGAATTTTCGTGATTGATTTTCTCAACTCCGAATGCGTTTCGTCGTTTTCCGTGTCCAGAAAACGCTATTTTGCACTGTGCTGGCGTCTATGTTTTGTAGTTCCTATGTATTTGTATACCGCTTTTTATCTTCCTCCGGTTCGGTCTTATAGCGGTTTTTTAAGAACGTATTTCTCAGCTCTTTTTCCGTGGTTTGTATTTTGCTATGTTTGTATGGCCTTTCATGATCGTTTTCGCTTGTATCCACCTCTATACAAGTTAATTGTCGTGTCAGAGATCCCCATACAATAGGTAAATACCTCTCACTCCCGTTACGGCTTCCAAACCCCACAGGCCACGGTTTCAGACTCAGATACCGCAAAACTCTCACTATTTCTAGTACATATGTTATTGTTCTGGGTTACGATGGTATTCGTTGCCACGTCTGATAGAGTATAACTACTCTGTCCCGGATGTGGTCAGGGTGCCCAGTTGACACTGTGAAGTCTAATGCGCTTCACCTGCATGCGGTTGGTCTGATTTTGGTTAGTTTTCTGAATACCTCCGCTTATCCTCTTTTGGGGATCATGTGGACTCTCTGGACACTCCATCACAGATACTTTTAACGGGTTGTGGTTTGTTGGGAACAAATGTTCTGACTTGAACATTTTGGGAAAATGCCTTAGAATGGAATTGTGATTTGGGGCATTTTCTTTTGTTCCGCTTGGGGGTAGTGCTGGTAACACTGCCCTCTTTGATTTAGGAAAAGGTTATTCCCGACGCCATTAAAGAAACGACGCAACGTCAACTTGCAATAGACACGGGGTGCAGGGAAGCTACTATTAACGCACTTGCTAACAACCGGATCAAGCAAGTACCTATTGATATGCTTGATAAACTATGCAAGTATTTTGATTGCCAACCGTCTGATATTTTGGTATATGAACCAGACAGAGGGAAAAGTATGTAATTGACAAGGTTCATTGTATCAATTAAAAAAGTGTAGAACCTTGACAACTTTATAGGCTCTACACTCGTATGTATGATTTATGTATTTTGGTTACTTTGTTATAATGCGTATAGCCGCCTTTAATGTAGCTACGTCTTCGGCGTTAATGTCAGTGGTGGCGCTGGTTTCGTGTAGCCTGTCTCTAATATCGCCTATGCCCTCAACCAGTAAGGAGAAATTACGTTGAATGTCGTTTTCAAGCGTTACCTTGATACCCGTTACATCAGAATCTATTGACGCTACGTCGGATTTTAGATCGGCAATATCTGATTTGACGTCGGTCATATCTGCCTTAAGTCCCGCCACGTCTGATTTGAGACCAGATACATCCGACTTAACTATAACCATGTCGGACTTAAGCCCTAAAACATCGGACTCAATACCATCAAGCTTATCAAGCTTTGCATGTATTGGTTGTAGTTGTTTGGCTAACATGTCACTGACTACCTGAAGTAGTTCATTGTCGTGCATTTGGTGTACCTCCCTTTTGTGTGAGTATATCATATCCTCCAGAGAGTGTAAAGCCTATAAAATTGTCAAGGTGCGGTTGTTTCTATAAGTCAATTATACACTAGCCCCCGTATATTGTATATAAGATATACACGTTATAATGTAGCAAATACTTAATTTTCTAAGATAATCGTTCATATATATACTGATTTATTCACAGGAATTAAAATCCGGCTTAATTATATTAAGTCCCCATAAATGAAAGGAATCTCACAATGGACAATAATGCCAGAAAAAAAACCAGTCCGGCGCAACTAAGAGCAAACCGCAAATCAGACGCCCTCAACCGTGTTAAATACAATGTCAGTATGGGGAACAGACTGTACGATATATTACAGGACGCATTAATTAAGCGTGGTATATCACGCAATAGCTACACGGTTGAAGCAATCAAAGCTCAGCTTATTAAAGACGGCTATGACCTGACTGATGCACTGATACCACGACCAAAAGGCCGCAAGCCTAAAAAGGATGATTGATTGGATGTTGTCAAAAATGGGTGATCTGGGTGTTGTCCGTCTGCTACGCCAAATAGCAAACAAGTGTTCTGGTAGTAGAATACCAGATCCGGATGAGGTTGTCAAGCGGTTTTGAATATTAATTTGTTGGGGTGATTATCTGGGCGATTTGTTTAGTATTGGTATACTTCGGGTTTAGTATTGGTGTTTTATGTAGTGGGTGTTTGGATGGGGTTGAATGTTAAAATGGGGTTAAAATGGGGTTAAAATGGGGTTAAAGTGATACTAATGTGATACTATTGTGATATCATTTTTGTCTATTTTATCTGGTCTAAACGAACTAGACCGAATGACTGCATTAAATTAGCCGATTTGAAATATGGAAAATATTGTACGGATAACAACAACATTTTTAAAATCATTATATAACTTTTACCACAAAGTTAATGTGCCAAAAAAACCTAATGTCACATTAACCCTGCAAAGTCAAGGGTTGGTGGTTGTATTGGAGGGGGATGGTTTACATTCTGAGCAATGAATTATTGTCGTAGTTTGGTTCCAGCTATTCCATTCACACATCATAAAATTTCCCAAATCCCGAAATTTTCCCCCATTTTCGTTCGGAAACCGCTTCGGTCAAATATCATATTCCCTATCGTTTCACCAATCTTCAGACAGCTAAAAATCCCCTATATTACCCCATAAATCACCCATTCCTACCCTATAACATAGAAATGTCAACACTTCATCGAATACCCCCATCTAAGGGCCAAAATCAGAATATTCCTATCCCTGAAAAATTCTTATTACAGTGCCAATAACAACGCAAAACAGTAGAATTCCAACGCCTTTAAGAAAAATATCACTTCTTATTATTAGTCTCCACCGAACACCCCTAAGACGAAAAGAAAAATTAAAAATAAAATGATGTTTGGCTGATTCGAAGAATCTGACAAACGAGTGGTCATCCGATAGGCGGCACTAGAAGGGTAAAGTAAATGACCACTCTACCCGCCCAATAGTATATCTCATATCCCGCTTATCCCCCCATTACCATCAAATAATCGCAGAAGACTATGACTTTTCTATCTTATAGGCGTTTTTTATCCTTATCATGGAGAAAAATGCTCCTTTTTGATGCTAAAATCAAATTTAAATCCCCAGACAACCATTGATACCTAAACTGCATCCAGATTCAAAATTACTTAAAATACCCTCAATTTACCCTATAAATCGCAACAAAGAATACCAACAGGATATCTCGGCTTTTCTTACTGGCAATTTTGTTCCCCTTTGAAGCATTCAAAAAGAACTTGCTGCCATTAAACATTCCAATAAGAGTTCTCCCGCCCCCCTTACAGGCGGGAGATATTATCGGGTTAGAAAATATTTTTTAAAAAAATGTCATTTACCCCTATTCGATTGAGAAGTTTCTACGCATATTAAACATTAGAAAGACAAAAAGGGTAAGAACCGTTCCCGCATATCTCCCCCTCGTCTTGCCTGACTATGTTATCTGGTTCAGAGAAACATCCCCTACCAAGAACAAATGAATTTTCTTTTTATTGGAAAACGCAGCCCCTCGCACCACTATATACATAATAATATATTCTTATATAATATAACTGCACTTTTCTTTTAATTTCACATAACATTTTTCCTAAAACCGTCTTGGAAAAAGTAGTCCCAAAATACAATTTTTTGCGGTAATGATTTTTGACCCACTTTAAGGAGGTGAAAAAACGAATATTATACTACAAAGATCAGTCGTACAGAATCCTGATATAAGCCCTGATGGAATTGCAGTTTACATTTCCTTGAGAAGAACTTGTATCAAGTCCATAACAACCCGCTACGTCACACCAACATTATTATATTACGACCTTGTTGGGAATGACATTATCTCTCAGAATACTCAGCAAAAGATCATTTCAGGGATTAACAACCTTTCTGATATAGGACTGCTAAGGATTTTAAAGGCTGAAAAACCCCACTATATCATTGACACAAGTAATTTAATCTTCGATTCCAATGAGGAAGGCTTTCTGACTATTGATTGCGATGAAATATATCGGGTGGCTGAAGCGGATAAGGATAATTTTAAATTACTAAAATACCTTGTAATCATGTTAAGTACCTTATCATCCAAAACGACAGTGTGCGCTAACAGTAAGATTGTAAAAAATGTTATTGGGAACTGTACTATAGAAAAATTATGCTTACTGTCGGGGGTGAATGAAAGAACCGCTCATAAGTACAACAAAATATTAGAGGATAATAAAATCATCTATATCTACCGCTTTGCATCCCGCTCAGTCAAAACCAATAAGTACCCGACAAATATCTACGGCAGATTCTGCAATAAGCTTCACATTAATATGTACATATCCTCGACTCTTAACTACCTCCCTACTGATGAGATTATTGATGCAAAAAAAACAATTAATCATGGTCGCTCAATGATTCAGAAATATAACTACATGTTGCTTGGCAAAGAATACCCCTTAGAAGTAGTTGTAGATATTTACAACTTTATTAATAGTCGAAACAAGAAATATCAAAATCTTTATGAATCAAGTGGGGATGAAACCTATTTGTCAAAGATCCGGGATACTAATATTTTTGACAAATATGATTTTTTGCCCGAAAATTGGGAGGACGAATTATTTGATTAAATCATCCGACGCAAAGTACTTTGACATAGCAAAGGACATAGCAGCGCTCTCCGATTTTCCCAAAGTTCATGTTGGATGCGTTGCCGTGTATCAAGGACATATAATCGGAACCGGCTGCAACACAAACAAAACCCATCCACAGCAAGACCATTTCAACCGTTATCGGAATCGAAATCAGAATTGTAATAACTTCTCTCTTCCCAAAGCCCACGCGGAAATCATGTGTCTAAGTTCTATTCGAAATTTGGAGATCAAGTGGAGCAAAGTGAAAATTTTTGTTTACCGGATTAGAAATGATTCTCCCTTCGGAATGGCAAGGCCGTGTCCTGCGTGTATGGCTGCTATAAGAAGTGCTGGAATTAGGAATATTTTTTATACTACTGACTGTGGATACGCTTACGAGAAATTACTAGATTAAAATAATAGGAGGATATTATCATATTAACTTGTTTATTAGGGAGTGAAATAATTAATTGTTTTGACAACAAATATTCAAAAGAAATGTTGAAAAAATGGTCTGGCAAGAACATATTGATTTGCCCAGTTTGCGGTAATCCATATGAATATTGTCACGGGATGGTAGCTACCCCATATTTTCGTCATAAAGAAAAAGCAGAATGCCCAGATAAATACACAGAACCAGAGACCAAGGAACATATAAAGGGCAAGCAAGACTTGTATTACTGGATATCCAATCAAGATGATGTATCTGATGTTATATTAGAAGGATGGCTTCCGGAAACTAAGCAACGCCCCGATATCATGTTCAAACATAATAAAATACAATATGTTATTGAATATCAATGTACTCCTATAGCAAGTGAATTTTATGAGAGACATTTGTTATATCAGGCGGCTGGTATTCATGATATTTGGATCTGTGGGACAGAAAAATATTTCTTTGATAGAGCTAGAGATAAGACTATAGAGAATCATTGCGATTGTTATTATAATTCATCCTTAAAGCTTTTTGCCTTTAATAATATTAATTACCATCATCCCATATTAGATTTAAATGCAAAATATAACAGCAATGACAATGTACTTTTAAATAGGGTAAAAAGCCAAGGAGTAGGTATAAGAGAAGAAAAAGTATCAAGACTACCATTTTATTATATTGCTCCTGAAAATACAATATTTGATAATGATAAAATATGTTTGCATCAGGAGTTCTTAATTAATGTTAATCATAAATTAGAAATTAAAAAAACAATAATTGACATGCGAAAAGATTATAATGGGGAGATGAAATTAGGTTTAGAAAGATTCTGTGAAAAATGTGTAAAACTCATACATGCAAAATATCAGAATTTCAGCAATTTTCACATAAGTTGTAAAAATTATAAGTATAGATATAAAATAGAGATAGATAGTTATGTTTTTACTTTTCAAAAGAAGACAAATATAATTGATTTTTATGACTTAATACAGGAAAAATATGAACAGTATAACTATACAGGGGAAAATATATATGAGGTAGTCAATTTGATCTGTAATTTTATCAATCCATTGATTCAAGAACTAAGCTTATATGATTCCTTTGTAAAAGAATATAAAGATTACCCTTTCTATTTAATTATCGCCGAAAGCAAGAGGACGGATCAATATAAAAATGTAAGATTCAAATATCTTAGTGGCTTTCTAGACTCATACTATTATTTTAGTACTGATTTTATGAAAGATTTTCTTAGTGTTTTAAAATTCAAATCTTCTCCCAAAATATTCATGATACCCTTCTCTGTTTATATGGATCAAAAGATGCTTTTAGATATATTTAAAAAGCACGGATTTACTAATGTTAAATTTTTCAGCAAGGAGGATGAATGACTAAACAAACCATATATGAAATTATTAAACTACCAACTTCCGTGATATCAAGAAGTAAGAAAAAAGAAGCCCCTTCTAATGGCATAGTCTATAATTTGGGTAAATACTCCTACGAGAAAGCAAGTTCCAAATGCGAGATTGTTTCGATAGGAGATCACCAACTTTTTAGAAAAATAAGAGAATATTACGGTAACACAAAACACCCCGACGAAATATTTGATGAACTTCACGATATTGGTGAAGCAATCAAACACCTTAAGTCTCAAACTAGTAGTGAAGATATTAAAAATCAAATCAGAAGTCTTGAAGACCAAAAACATAATTTAATCTATGTAAAAGATGTAGTGAATGTGGTTGTTACAAATAAGGTGGCATATGAGTCAATTGCATTAAATGGATTTTTAATGAATGGAATAAGGTACAAACGATTCTGCTGCGGCTCCGGCCAGATGCGTAGAAATACCGTTACTTTCGTAAATGAACAATTATATGAGTACCTGCTGGAGCACTTGATGTGCGGATTATATGGAAGAATAGAATCCATTTCTCTGGCAAAATTTTCTGCTTACTTCGCGCTCTCCTCTTCTTCCGTTCTATGGGTGAGAAAACCAAGAATTTGCGTAATCCCCGACCTTGAAACATTGCTGCCAAACCAAAACATAGATTTTATTGTGAAAGATCCGGATGGATCAAAACACGTTGAAACAAGGGTGATGAATCTCAAACTAAATTCATGTGATGGAGAGGGACTAATATCCCCAGAATGTGCAGAATGGTTTTCTGCTGACATGGGATTAGATTATACGTGTTGCCAGTTTGTGGTACGCACTCCGTTTGTAAAAGGATGTCTTCTAACATTTGACTTCAAGACTTATCTGAAAAATGTTTGTGGTACTGAAAAAATCAATAGCATTTATGGAGAATGCTTTAAAATTGATGACATTGATGTCTTGCTAACAGAAAGCATGTTCAAGATGCATTCATTTTATAACAGCGTAAATGAATACCAAAGTTATCATGATGAGTACGATTTGCAATGGGGCATAGCAAGATATAACAAAAAGCAAGATAACGACTATTCCCTGTTAAATTATCAATACATCCAGAACAATAACCTAAATGACAATGCAATTAAAAATTTAACCAATATGTCGGCTGATTGGTTTGAAAAAATTTGCTCAGGTGATAAGTTCTATACAATAATGTATGCTATTGGATCAAGAAAGGATGATTGCGATTTTGAGTCCATACAGAATTCATGTGGCAGCATTCATACAAAAGCTATTGTCCAAAACAGTCATATGCTAAAAGACGGATATGTAAGACGAAAAATATATGACAGCATCAAAGAAAGCTTTAGACAAGCTAAGTTGGGTAGGATATTTTGCCATGGCAATTACCAATTCATGTTGTCTGATCCAATACCGTTATTAAGGAACGCCGTTGGATTAGATCCCACTGGACTAATCCTCTCAGATCATATATATAGTAAATATTGGAATAATCATGCCCCTGTTGAAATTGATGCATGCCGTAGTCCTATGGTAGACCGGCATGAACATAATATTTTAAAATTGGCGAAAAATACTGAAATGGATTATTGGTATCAATACTTATACAGCGGGATCGTCTACTCCATCTATGACACAAGTACAATCCGGCATAGCGATAGTGATTAACATAGTAGTCACCCCATATTAGAAATAATTTGGGAAAAATTCGGTGAACCTGTAATTGCAGGGTGTGGCATTTATCAGCCGCTAACGGTGAAATTCTAAAAGCGATTTAATAAACATTATTTGTGGAGGTGTATTTAGGTCAACAAATATTATGTTTATGAATGGTACAACATTAAAACTGGGTATGTGTTTTATGTTGGAAAAGGCAAAGGAAATAGAATAAATCAGACGCAAAAATCGAAAAGAAATAAATTTTTCATTAGATACATAAATAAATATGAATGTGCTGCCAGAATTATTAAAGATGACTTAACCGAGGAAGATGCACTCTTGTTAGAAAACCAGATTATAATTAGCTACAAAGAAACAGATCAATGCTGTTGTAATATGGATAATGGGGGTAGGAACGGAGGTTGCGCTTTTGCAGAAAACAATGGGATGTATGGTAAAACACATACTGATGATGTAAAGGCTCTTATTAGTAAAATAAATTCCGATGGCAGACACAAAGGGGAAAATAATTCCCAGTATGGAATCTCTCCCAAAGACAGAATGTGTCCTGAAACATATAATGGATGGAAACTTAAGCAGTTAAACCGAAAGCATGGAGAAAGTAATCCTAATTTTGGCAATCACATTCTGCATCAAAGATATTCAACTGATAAAGTCCTATCAAAAGAAAAACAATCTAGACCCAAGTCTAAAAACGGCAGGGCACAAAAAATATCCATGTATGATGAAAAAATGAAAAATGAAATTAAATTCGATTGCATTAAAGACTGCGCTGAATATTTAATAGAAAACAATTTAACAAGAAGCAAAAATCCAGATATTATTTATCAAGGAATCTGGGCTGCTAAGCGCAAGAATAAACTGCGCTATGATCATTATTTTGTTTATTAAATTGCTCAAGAAAATACCGTGCCAAGCTTAGGTAGAAATACCTATGAAGGTGTAACGACTAGGACATACAGGCTAAATCAATGATATGCCAATGAAGTCCGTACACGTTAGGTGAAAATCCTACGTGGAAGTTCCGAATACGAATAAATATAGTTTATTCACGGTGGACTCGCTAACCACCGTCCTAACGTAAAACGAGGGTAAAGAGATAGTCTACTCCCCTAATAAATATCGGGAAACCGAGGGTATAAAGGTTCGACGGAGATATTGTCTTCACGACCGATAACAAAGAACTGATTAACGGCGCTTATCGCAAAAATAATCCAATTACTTATGACAAAGAAAAGGCCCCAAGTAGAGAATATACATATGAAAATATAATCAAGTGTGATTTAGATGGGTTTGACACGCTGGTCGGTCAAATTACGAATAATAGTACAAGCCTAAATGCAATGCTACCACTTTTCCCTAAGTCTAAAAAACCAGAGGAACACCAAGAAATATTAACACGCTTAAAGTTGTTAAGAGAAATTATAGGCGCTGAAATTGATAAAATCAAACTTGGTATAGCTCCCGAATTCCCTAAAGAATGGGTTGAGCGTGTAAAAATTGATCTCATAAACGATTCCCCTGAGATAATTGAGGAAAAGAAAAGGAGAAATTCTCTGGTAATTTGCAAAAAGCCTTATTTTATGATCTATTTATACGATGCGCTAAGTAATTCCTATAAGAATCACGTCAGACAATTTAATTTAGATTGCAGAACAAAATTTAAAATGCCCCTGAATGATTTGAAGTATAAAAAACGTAAAACCAGTGACGAATTGCATTTCTTGAATAAAGCTAACTACTTTTCTCCCGTTCTGGACACTCCCTGCGTTATGAATAAAATATGTCATATGTTTGAAAAGTTGCAAGATGATATTTCGTTTGACAATTCTTTTTCCGATTCTATTTTAAGAAATTTTGCCGAAGGAAAATACGATATTAGTGAAGATAAAATGAATGAACTACTTGTTTACTATAAGGAATATAAGTCTAGGCGTAAATTTTCATATGTGAAAAAGCTGCTGGGTGATCTATATACAAAAACTGATTTTGCTGAGTTTACCCAAGCAATGATGGATAACCTTATTAAAGAGTACAGAAAGAAGTGCCAAGATATCTCAACTAATTCAATGGAATTATTTCAATATATGATTCGCCTGCCTGAAGCCGTTGATAATTTTGATTATACTTTTATCTGGGATATTTTAGGGGACGATATCTTAGATGCCATTCCAAAAGAAAATTCCATTATATACAAGGAATCAGAGACGGGCAGAGACTACTTAGGAAAAAAATATGAAGTAATGGAGGTTAGGATTATAAATTGATAATTTGGGACGAATATGAATATGGTGAAACCCTGTATCACCGATGTCGCGTAAATTCTAATAAGTGGCAATTAAAGGAATTAAAGGCTTTAATATTTTACATGCTCGAAAACAATTTTTCATCAAAGGACATCCGCGAGAAGTTGTTGGAAGTATGCAATGATGAAATTAAGTATTTGTCGAGCAAACAAAGAGAAAGTGTTTTTAATAAACTAATTAGCCAGTGCAAATCATCAAAAACTATTAGAAATATTAAAATAGATGTTTACAAAACTGAATTGGATAATATTAGGAATATAGACAACCCTGATTACGAAAAATGTGTTTTTATTATGTTGATTTATAAAAAATGGTTGGATAAAGTAAATGAATTGCGTAATCGCAAGAAAAGTCCTTACTATGAGTGGTTCTCTCTCATAAAAGCAGATATTTTCAAAGAAGCCGGACTGTCAAAAATGAATGGACTTTCAAAACAATCGATGTTGAATTACTTATATTTGAATGAATATATAAAATCCGATGTGAAAAAACTCACAAAAAGCGATCAAAGAATTGAGAATATTGAAAAGAAACAAATGTGGTCAGTACCATTTATTAAGTATGATGGGGAAGTAGCTTTTTCTATTGATGATTTTAGAAATGTAATTAACCAATATATCAATTATAGGGATGGGGGGTTCTCAAAATGTGGGAATTGTGGAATTTTATTTTCCCCAACCAATAACAGGCAAAAATATTGCGCCGACTGTAGAAGGGCTGTCAATCGAGAAAAGACAAAACACCGCATGAGGTCTACAAGAAATGTTTGATTTAGAAACTCCGTGAAACATTGACTTTATGTAATTTCATTACAGCCTTGACCTTTACGTAAAAAGGATAAGAAAGAAAAGCACATTATTCTTATTCAACTCTTCTCTTCTCCTTGACCTGCGCCAGGCACGATTTAATATCTGTTTGGCGCAGTGTATCCTTATTAAATATCTAATTATAAGGCGATTCGCCTTACTCAAAATCATAAAAAAAACAAAAATATTGATCAAAACAAATGCTGAAAGGATTTTTTATATGAATCGTAACGAATTAATTCAACTTGCAGAAAAAAATGGCATTACAAAAAAGAAAGCAGATGAATCACTTGATATAGTCATTGATCTGTTAAAAGATGCATTTTCAACTGGCAACGATGTTACACTAAGAGGATTTGGAACTTTTAAAGTAAGGTCATATAAACCCCATACCGGAAGAAATCCTCGCACCGGGGAAGAAATGATTACATCAGAAAGAAAGAGAATAACTTTCAAGACTGGTAAAACGCTGTTAGATCTTGTTAATTAAAAATATCTAGTTTTCTCTTTATTCACATTAATAATCCCACTATCCGCTACCTTTATGGGTCTGCCTATAGTGGGCTTTTTTGATGGCGCGTGGCTCAATGGTGGAGCACACGGCTGTTAACCGTGTGGTTGCAGGTTCAAATCCTGCCGCGTCAGCTTAACAATAACGCGGGATGGAGCAGCTTGGAAGCTCGTTAGGTTCATTACCTAAAGGTCGCAGGTTCAAATCCCGCTCCCGCTACTCTCTCATAGAGAAATTCAAAATAAGAAAGAAGGTTTTTTAAATAGTAAAAATTACAAAAAGTGAGTCTGTTATTTTGAGGAAGAAATTCCCACAATTTGTTGCAAGAAGTCATAGTCGGAACCCCCACTATTATTTGGTTGAACATCATCGTGCTTTAGCTGCCTTAGATTCACTTCGTAAAAGCCAAATAGTCAAAACTGTATCGCAAATCTCAAAAAAATAAAAAATAGGAAGGTGGTTTTGTTGATTGGAATATAAGCTATTCCTAGACACCAATGCTTTACTAAATTTACAAGAAAATGCGTTTTTAGAGGAATTTGTAATTGCCCAAAAGACGCTAGAAGAAATCGAAAAAATTAAAACGGCTGCCAATAAGGACGCCGAGGTAAAATATAAAGCCAGAAATATAGCCCGGCTTTTGGATAAGAATCATGGAAAATATGTTGTTGTACCCTATAGTAAACCCGTTATAGATTATATATTAAAAGAATTTGGACTTACTGAGAGTCCAGATAACATAATTCTCGCGTCTGCCTATTATTACAACGCATTCACCAACATGATTTTATTGGTATCTGACGATGTAAATGTTAGATTTTTATCGCGTGAAGTCTTCAAATTACCGACCCGTAGTAGCGGAGAAATCAACCTTATTAACGGGCAAGAGGTTTACCAAGGTTTCAAATCTTTAATATTATCAAATAATGAAATGAGTGATTTTTATACGCATATCTCAGATAATCTATATGGCTTATTGCCAAATCAATATTTAATAATTAAAACACCTAATGGAGAAATTGTAGATACCCTAAAATGGACAAATAATGGTTACAAAAAGGTATGTAATAAGACATTGAAATCATCCTTATTCGATGACAAAATCAAGCCAAAGGACGTTTATCAAGCATGCGCTATCGATTCTATACTATCCAATACCATTACTGCTATTTCAGGCAAGGCCGGTAGCGGGAAATCTTTATTATCTTTAGCATCAATTATGTATCTTATAGACTCAGGCAAATATGACAGAGCCGTTATAATGTTTAATCCCACGAAAGCAAAAGGCGCTTCCGATATGGGATATTATAGCGGCAGCGCAACAGAAAAGGCAATGCAGAACTCTATCGGGGCAATGTTAACCACAAAATTCGGTGACAGATACGCCGTCGATATGTTATTGCAGCAAGAAAAAATCAAACTCATATCTATGGCCGATATTCGCGGAATGGAAATACGTGATAACGAGATTTTATATATCCCGGAATGCCAAAACACTTCAAAGGAGTTGCTAAAACTTTGTCTTTCGAGAGCAAGTAAAGATTGCAAGATTGTCTTGGAGGGCGACTTCAAAACACAGGTAGACTCTTATTTATTCGATGGTTGTAATAACGGCATGGTGAGAGCGATTGAGGTACTAAAAGGAGAGCCGGAATTCGGGTATGTTGAGCTGCAGCAGGTGTGGCGCAGCCGGATCGCAGAGCTTGCGGATAAGTTTTAAGGAGAAAAAAATGAAGAGATATATCTTTGGCTTAATCAGTGGGGCTGTAATTATCCCAATTATTGAAGAACTAATGCCAGTTGTATCATCGTATATCGAAGTTCTAAAGTTACATCCAACAAAGGTGATAGAGAAGGGAAATCGGGAAATTCAAGAACTTCGCAGTGATAAGACTGTAAATACAAATCGTATTGGCTTCTTAGCCGATAAAGAAACAAAGGAAGATGACTTAGAAGGTGGGTGTGAAAAATAGTTGTATATAAAAGTTTGCAATATGATGAAGATCTAGCGGATAAAATTTCTGAATACAAACAATGGTATGATGAATTAAAAACGGAAAATTTAGATTTAAGCAGAAAAAAATTAGAAGGAAAACTGGTTTATCGAGTATGTTCTGATAAGAATATTATTGGCTCTTGGGACGATGTAACCTATATACTGAACGTCTTGCAAAATGAGAAATATACCGAATCAAAATATAGGAAGCAGTATGGAGAACTTAAAAAAAAGCCCTTAACTGATGAATATGAATTTTCAAAAGATGATATTACTCTGAAAGAAATACAAAAACCAAAAGACAATGATTATCTTCAAGAGATCCAGAAACAAAAAGACGAATTATATAAAATAAAACGACAAATTTCTGACCAGCGCAGAGAATATAATAAGTTACTTATATTAGATGCGAGAGCAGAGCATCTAATGGAAGAAATGATCGGGGTAGCCAAAAAACTTAATGATGAAATGCCCCTAAATTTCAATAATTACATTTCATGCGTATCTAAAAAGGAAGCTGCATTATTTTGTGCTGATTGGCATTATGGTATGACCACTGATAATATCTGGAATCAATTCAATACAAGTATCTGTAAAGATCGCGTCATTTACCTCACTAACCAAGTTAAGGAATTTGTATTACTAAATAAAGTAAATACCATACATTTAGTGCTGCTTGGGGATATGGCTCATGGAGCTATACATACTTCAGCCAGAGTCGCGTCAGAGGAAGATACATGCGATCAAATCATGCACGTATCAGAGATTTTAGCACAAATGATAAATGAAATATCCAGCAGCGTAAACAAAGTGAAGGTTTATTCTTGTTACGGCAATCATTTAAGAACCATACAGAATAAAAAAGAAAGCGTCCATTCGGATAATATGGAAAAAATGATTCCATGGTGGCTGAGTTGGAGACTCAAAGAAAACACAAAGGTTTCAATCATTGAATCAGAATTTAAGGAGTTTACAAAATTAAATATTCTTGGCTCAAATATCTGTTGCGTTCATGGGGATCTGGATAATATTAAGAAACTTGGGACTGATGTAAATACATTATTTACAAAATTATATGGCGAAACGATTGATTATGCCATATCCGCAGACAAGCATCATTTAGAAGAATTTGAGAGTTTTGGTATCGAGAACATCCTTGTTAGATCATTGTGTGGAACGGATGATCATGCGAATGGAAAGCGGCTGTATTCAACAGCAGGACAATCCCTCATGATATTTAATGATGATTGTGGGCGCGAGTGTACTTATAATATTAAGTTCACATAACGGGGAGGGGCACTCTCCTATTTTTGTGCAAAGAAAGGTGAAAATTTTTGATAGACAATTACGAGAAGATTACAAAAATAATATCTCTAACCGCAGACGAAGTAGAATTATTGGTTGAAATGCTTGAGTGCAAACCGGCAGTGTGTCGCTGTGAGGAGATCACAATAGAAGGATTACTGGAAAAGCTAGAATAACTTAAAAAATATATAGGAAAGTGAGGTGAACAGATGGCAAGAAGTACCGTATATAACAATATTACGAATAATGACAAGTTAAAACTTATTAATCATGAGAACAAGCAACTTGGAGATGATTGGTTAGAATATTTACAGTCAATAGATAGATCGCCTCAATCCATTGTCGGATATCGATCAGATTTAAATATATTCTGGGTTTGGAATTATGAATTCAACAACAATAAATTTTTTACAAAAATTACCAAGCGCGAAATTGCAAAATTCCAAAATCATGCTATTAATACATGGGGATGGAGCCCTAACAGAATAAGGCGTGTTAAATCTTGCCTATCCTCCCTCTCAAATTATATAGAAAATGTGCTAGATGATGAAGAAGAATTCGAAAATTACCGGCCTATTATCCGTAAAATAGAAAACCCTAATAAGGAAGTTGTCAGAGAAAAGACTATAATTCCCGATGAGATGGTCGATCATCTTCTAAATACTCTTATAGAGAAGAAAAAATACGAAAGGGCTTGTGCTGTTGCTATCGCCGCCTATTCTGGTATGAGAATATCGGAATTACTTAAAATGAAAATATCTTATTTTGATGATGAGCATTTTGTTTATGACGCAATGTGGAAAACTGATAAAATTCGGACAAAAGGCTTTGGAAAGCTTGGGAAGCCTTTAAATAAATTTATTTTATATGGAGCAAAACCTTATATAGATCTATGGCTGGAAGAACGTAAAGTAAAAGGAATTGAAAGTGAATATCTATTTGTTTCAAAAAGAAAAATTTCAGATGACAAGTATGAATGGAATGCCCGTCAAGATATAAGTCATTGGGCAGAAGAATTTACAGATATTATTGGTGATGATTTTTATTTTCACTGCATGAGGCACTATACATGCACACGCTTGCATAGAATGAATCTTCCATCTCATGTTATACAAGAATTCTTTGGCTGGAGTAGTTCGGAAATGTTAAGGATTTACAATGATCTCACCGCAGAAGATGAATTTGGAAAATATTTTGACAAAGATGGCGTCAAAGAAGTAAAACAAGGGAGTTTCACAGATATATAGAATCAGTATTTCAAAGGAGAAGAATCTAAATGATAGAATTAAACGATGTGGTTAAATATATAGAAACCAAAAACGAGATCCAATTGTATGACTACCAAAAAGAGTTTTTGAAACATATTATCAGAGGCGACACCATATATACGACGCGATGCGCTGGTAGAAGTACTCTTTACAACGGATATGCCGATTATTTAAAGGAAAAAATAGCGAAGTCTACTGATTATTCGGTTGGCGCGAAAGGATACAATAAAATATTTACATATCACGATGTTGCGCAGGAGATGCCATATCCTGAAGATCTCTTTGAGGAACTAGGTTTATTTGATACAGATTTTTTTGAGAAAGAGTTTAACTGTAATTTTTAAAGAGATAATGGGTGGAGGAGAAAACTCTTCTCCACTTTTGGTTAAATTCAAATATGTGATTTTACGCTCACCGTCAGAATTCAAATAAATTGACGGGCTCAAATATTTTTTTGCTTTAGAAGGAACTGCATTAGTGGTATGGCAAAGGGACTGATGGTACTCAGTCCTTTTGTTATTTTATTTGCACTAGTAATTTAATGGATAAAATCCCAGACTTCCACTCTGGTCATGAGAGTTCGATTCTCTTCTAGTGCTTTTAAAAAATTGAAAGGGGGTGGGTATTTGTCTCAACCAAAAAAATCTAAAGAAAAAATGATTATTGAATCTATGAATTTACCAAAAACAATAGATGCGACTGTTGAATTTAAAATACCAAGAGCAACGGTTCAGTATGACCAAATGAAACATAATTTTAAATGCTCATGTTGCGGGGGGGGATTTAATTCCCAAAAACAAAACTTTCAAAAGTCAAATAGCCCACTCTTCCAATCAAATGATGGATACTTACCTTGGTGCAAAAGTTGTACAGATAAATACATGGTAATTATTACTGGACTTTATTCTAATAATGAAGAACATGCTATTGAGCATTTTTGTATTCAGGCAGATTGGGTTTATGACGTTGAACCGTTAAAATGTGCACGAGAAATATCATCGGATAGAAGTAGAATATCTCATTATGCTGCCAAAAAGAATTTAAATGTTGGTGGAAGAAAAACATACTTTGATACTTTGAAATTTAACTATGAACAAAAACAAGAATCTGTAATAACATCTCGTGAGCAAGCAAAATCGGAAGATTCTACTATTACCGCTTCTGCCATTGATAGATGGGGTGTCGGATTTAACGAAGTTGATTATAAAAACCTTGATGAACACTATCGTATGCTCAAGAAAAACAATCCAAACTGCGATAATAATCAGGAAATATTTATTAAGTCACTCTGTAGCATTAATATGTTGATGGTTAGATCATTAAAAAACGGAGATTCTGATCAGTATGTAAAATTAACTGAACAGTATAGTAAAACATTTACAAAAGCGGGACTAAAAACAATACAAGAAACAGATAACAGTGCAGATGAGTGTTTAGGAGTAACACTTGCCACTATATCTCAGTATACACCAGAAGAATATTACAAAGATCGAAGTTTATATAAGGATTTTGATGGACTTGGTGATTATTTTGACCGCTTTGTAAAGCGACCATTAAAAAACCTAATGACAGGATCTACAGAAAGAGATTATGAATATTATGTAAAAGATAAAGCTGGTGATTTAGATGAATAATGACTATGCTGATGAGCGTCAAAAAAATCTATATAAGAAATTTCCGTCAACTCACTTTTTAAGCAATCCAACACATTTAAATAATACATATTTATGGTGTACGTTTTTTCGTAGAAATCTACACAGACTAGCTATTGACTACCTTGGTATAAAATTACATCTATATCAACAACTCATATTATATTTAATGGGTATTTCGCAATTGATTGTAATTGTTGCTTGTCGAGCAGCTGCCAAGTCATTTATTATTGCGCTATATGCTTGTTGCAAGGCTATAGCAAAACCAAATAGCAAAATTGTTCTTGGCTCTGCTACTAGAGGTCAAAGTAAATTAATCATAACTGAGAAAATCAAAAATGAATTAATGAATATGTCACCAGCTCTTCGAAAAGAAATCCGTGATATAAAAGATAGTGCAAATGAATCTATTGTATATTTTAAAAATGGTTCAACTATAAAGGTGTTTACTGCTAATCAATTTGCTAGAGGCTTGAGATCAACAGATGCGGTTAGAGAAGAATTTCGGCAAATCGATAAAAATGTAGATGATAGTGTAATTTCTCCATTTCAAACAATTCGGCAAGCTCCTTATATGATTGATCCTTATTACTCTTCTATTGAAGACTTAAAAGAAGATCCTATAGACATATATATTAGTTCATCTTGGTTTGATGATTCAAGCCATTGGATGTGGGCGGTAGTTGACCAAGCATATAATGATATGTTAGCTGGTGGAAGATCTGCTATGCTTGGATTTGATGAAAGCATTACATTGAAACATAACATAAGAACGCAAAGGCAAATGCAGCAAGAAAAGAAAAAACAAGATCCTATGACGTGGGCAATTGAATTTTTAAATTTAAGAGTCAGGAATAATGCTTCTGCTTTCTTTACATATTCTATGTTAACTAATACTCAAAAACTGAGGCAAGTTTTTTATCCAAAAAATAATTTAGACGCAAAATTCCGAAAGAAAAATAAATATGCTATTCCCAAACAAAAGGAAGAGATTAGAGTTGTGTCATGTGATATTGCTTTTGTTAAAGGAAAACAGAATGATAATTCCATATATGCTTGCATACGGGGGATACCAGAATCACTTACATATGAAACTGATAATTCTGAAGTTGAGGTAAAACAAGGATATAAACGTCAATATCCGTATCTGGAATCTAATCAGCTTGGAGATACTACCAAACAAGCGATCCGAATAAGACAGCTCTATGAAGATTGGGAGGCAGACTATATTGTTCTTGATTGTCGTAATGGTGGATTGCAAATTCTTTACACGTTAGGCAAAACATTATATGACGAAGAACGTGGGATAGAATATTCTCCACTAAAGTGTATGAACAACGATGTTTATGCTGATGTTGTTAAAAATCCAAATGCGCCAGCAGTAATATATGAAATCAATGCAACCCAGCGGTTAAACAGCGATATAGCTTATAATTTCAGACGTTCTCTTGTAGAACATAGAATGGAGTTATTGGTAAATTACAATACTGCAAAGGAAGATATTTTAAATGAAAACAAGGAGTATCTAGATGAGTTTGATATCGATTTACAATTAGAATATGAAAAACCATTTTTAGAGACCCAGGCTATGATAAGTGAATGTGCGGAATTACTATATGAAAAGCACCCACAAACAGGAGCAATTAAGGTATATGAACAAGGCAGCAATCGAAAGGATCGATATACGGCCTGTAGCTATGGTTCTTATTTTTATGATCAATTAGAACTTGATTTATTGGGATCTGATTTGGATTATGATTATTGTTGTATATGTGACTAAAGAAAGGAGATGGAAAATGCCAGAAGAAATAAAGAAAAAGCGTGGTAGACCTCGCAAAAATCCAGTGGTAGAGACTAATGATTCATATTCCTCTCCTACTGATATTGAAAAGACAAATGAATTTAACAGTTATACTGACACAATATTGTTTAATTCTATTTTTAAATGCGGAGTATATGACTATTTCTCAAAGGATGAAATTGATGCCGTCTTAAGAAATCCTATAGCAAATCACGAAACTGCCATACGCCTGTCTGAGTTTGTCTACGGTAAAAGTGGTATTGTTAGCAATTCTATAGATTATATGGTTGCTCTAATGACATTAGATAGAATTGTTGTCTCTAAAGACAATAAACCAAGATCTAAAACACTAAAGGAATTAATGAATTCTACACTGAGCAATATAGATGATAAATCGTTTTTGCGAGACGCACTTTTTACGGAAATGTTAGATGGAATCGCTTTCTATTATTTTGAAACCACTGAGAGAAGTACCGATAAAACAAAATTTCTTTCAGATTATGAAGTAGAAAATATCATTGAAATCAACGAATTAGGTATAAATGCATCAATCATCACCCTACCATGGAAATATACAAAGATTATTGGCAAAAAAAACAATCGTTTTGTATTGGCTTTTAATTTAAAATATTTTAATGATTATACAGGCGAGGACTTAACTAGAAAATTAAGAAAATATCCTAAAGAAATAGTAGATGGTTATCATGCCAGAAAAGTATCTAGTAATGGAGATTGGCTGGTTCTTGACAATAACAAGACAATGTGCCGAAAAATAAAATGTAAAAACGCCGAAGCATGGGGAAGAAGTTTAATTATCGCTGCTTTATCAGATGTCCTTTATAAAGACTATTTTATTGACACAAAACGTAACGTTTTGGATGAAATAAATAATAAGATAATATATGAAACATTTCCCGAAGGGAAGGACAAGGGCTCTTGTGCTCTCACGGCCAAACAGCAGCAGGATCAGCATGACAAGATAAAACAAGCCGTCATTAATAAAAATAATCGTAGTGGTACGAGCTTCTTTAGTGTGGCCGCTGGAACTAAATTAGACAAAATGGATGTTGGTGTTGATATCTTTGATCAGAAAAATGAGTCTGATTTAAATAGTCAAATCGCTTTAGATTTAGGTATATGCGCATCATTGATCGGGGCAATGAGTACAGGTACATTTGCAGGCGGTCAGCAAAACTTGGAAATGATCACATCCCAAATTTATACTTGGGTGTGTGAGTGGAAAAACGAATTGGTTCACGTAATAAATAAAAATATTATTAAAGATAATAAGAATATGATTGATATTTATTATTTCCCAACCTCTTTTGTTAATAGAAAACAATTCTTTGAGATGATGAAAACGCTATACACATCTGCCAGTGGTTCTTTAACTTTTCTTATTGCAGCCAGTGGCGTTGATCCGGATACATATTTATCAGTTATGGATTATGAAATTGATGAAGGGTATTTTGAGAAATATTTACCGCATCAAACAAGTTCAACTATTTCAAAAAACGATACTGTTGGCGGCAGACCTGGGATTGACAGTCCAACCAACGAAAATACGATTGCAAGCAAGACCAATAATGGTAATGGTATTCCTAGCCCAAGTGACAATAAGTAAATATTAGTAATTAGAGAGTGAATAAATCACTCTCTTTTTATATATCAAAAGGAGGATAAAAACAATGAATAGAATCCTCGAAATCTCTAAAAAGGCAGCAAGAGGGGGCCGTGTTCCTATAAAAATAGCACTCCTTAAGATTCATGAAGATTCAAAGGAGACAAATCTGAACGGTATTCACTGGGATGAAACGCATGTTTTAAATGCTATAGAAAGTGCAAAAATGATACCTATTTGTGCAGAATTTTGTGATGAAACCAAGAGTGCTCCATTAGGGCATGGATTGACTGGGGAAGAACTGACATCGGATGGTATCAAGGAACCAGTATTTGAAAATAGTGAAATAGTAGGGGCAATTGAAAGTGCAGAAATTGAGACAGTAAGCATTAACGATGTTGATACTAAGGTGTTAACTGGAAAAGGTTTTTTGTACAATCAACGATATCCGAAGTTTGTTAAATGGGTCAGAAAAAACTTTGCATTGGGAAATGTAGATACATCTGTAGAAATAATGGGGTTGGATTTTAATGATAACAAAATTAAATATTTAGAAGAAAAACCGACAGATATATTTAGAACACCAACAGAATTTCTTTTTTCTGGAACAGCTATTTTATCACTGAAACCCTCAGATTCTAATGCTGTTGTTTTGGAGGTAGCTCAAAAACTTAACAAGGAGGAAATAATAAAAATGGATGAAAAAGAGTTAAAAACATTGATTCAAAACACTATCTCTGAGTGTAATGATAAAACCAATGATTTTACTACCAAAATTGAAGATCTTAATTCACAGTTGACAGAAAAAGACAATACCATTTCTGAATTAAATGCGACTGTTGAACAAGTGCAAAAGGCGCTGGATGATCTAAAGAAGGAACACGAAACCTATTGGGTTGAAAGAGACGCTCTGGAAAAAGAATTGGGCGCATTGAAGGCACAAGCCAGAATTGGCGAATTGAATGCTGCTCTTGCTGAGTCCGAATTTACAGAGGAAGAACAGAAGTACGCTGAATCTGAAATTAATGCTTTTAAGGAAAATCCGCTTGAAGGAAATGTAGAAGCAATTACTGCAAAGATTTACTCGTGTATTGGACAGGCATCTAAAAAAGCATTGGAAGATGCAAAAGTCGCAGAACAGAATGCAGCAAACAAAAACGATATTATTGATATTTTTTCGGAAGTGAACAGTAGCGATACTGATCCGGAAGATACAAATATTTTCTAAATTTAAGGAGGAAAAATATAATGGTAAGATTTGACAAGATTTCCGTTACCGAAAAGGGTTATCCGTTTGTTAAGGCAACCGCAGATGGAGAATATATGAATGGAACATTTGGCACCATTACCGATGGTGTATTTAAAGCAAGTGCTACTGGCTTTTATGTAATCATGAATGTAGAAAAGGGCGATGATGCAAAATCGGCTGATTACACTGTAAAAAAGGGTGAACAGATTCGCGTTGCGGATCTTTCTAAGGTAGATGGGGCGATTTTAAACATCACTTCTGAACAGCTGCCAGCTGGCATTAAGGCAAAGGATAAGGCGGTTTCTAAGGCTGATGGTACTCTGACTGTTCCTGGTACTGCCCCCACTGTTAAGTACCTTGAAGTTACTGAAGTTACTCGTTTTGGTGTTAATGCCAAAGTCGTTGTAGCTTAAATTTTTGGATGGAGGAAATTTAAATGAATTATTCTTTTGAATTAAATAATGCTAGAAGAGATGAAACATTTGCTACCGGAAAGGTAAATGCACAGTCTCCTATTGTTGAGATTTTTTCTGCTATGGTAAATGGCGAAGAGGTCGGTAAATTTGGTAAGAAGTCCGATGTAGCTGTTAATTATATTAAAGATCTGGGCGCAAAGGCTACCAATGGCGATCAGTCTGCAATGTCTGAACTTAATGAAATTAGAAAGTTTGTTATCCAGCCTAGACTTTTGCAAGAGATCAAATTACTGGGGCTGTTTGGTTCGTATACTCCACTTGCATGGGGTGATACTGCATATCTAGAAACAATTACGTATGAAAATGTAAAGGCTGATATTCAAGCAGAAGGACAGGATGTTTCTACGGCTTTCGCCCGAAAGGTAAAAACTCCACTAGCCCCTATTACGATTTCTGGTGGTCACAAAGCAGATTATAGAGAATTAGCACTTGGGGATATGGCAACTGAAAATACCCTGATGAATGAAGTTCGGCAGGAAATCAGGAATAAGGCTGTACTGTATATCCTGGAAACGGTGTTTAAAGCAATTGAAGCTGCTGATGGTGTAAAATACTTTTATGAAAATGCTGGTTTAGCAAAAGCAAGTGTTGATAGTTTGTTAACCAATATTAGACGCTATGGAAAGCCAAATGTAAACGGGGATTATGCTATTCTTGCACAATTTTTACCATGGATTGGTTATGCTGGTACAATCGGCTCGAATGCTATTACTGGCGTATCTCAGAAGTTACTGGATGAGATTGCTGATACTGGACTCATTGGTACATATAATGGTGCTGTATTGTCTGAAATTCCGAATGGTTATAACTTCAATAAGTTGACTTCTGATGGTAAGAATTATGATACGCTGCTTCCTGCCGGACTAGCTTTCGTAACCCCTACTGCTCCTGTTGGTGGTGTTGCGCCAATTCAGACGTTCTCCATTGGTGGACTTACATCTTTCAGTGGTAACTCTGTTTCTAGTGGTGAAGTGTTTAACAGATTTGATTTAAGCATTGCTGCTGGCGTTGCACAGACTGATGCTGTAGGAATTATCCACGATTCAAATCTCGATTCCCTGTAATCAAAATAATTAGCTATTAAGAGGGTGGTAATTCTGCTACCCTCTTTTAGATTGGAATTAATTAAATGGATAATAATTATTTCTATTGCTACTCAACCAGAATGAACTTTTTCTTAATGGCACTAAAGTTTAGATACATTTCTTCGGGCATCAATAAGAATACAAATAAGAAATATTGGATGTATAGTAAATCATCAGAGTTAGATTCTGCCATTGAATTATACGGCTCTGTAAAACACAACTTTAATTGAAATATGTAAAATTAGTCGAAAGGAATTTCAAAATGATCGAAATTAACATGGACGAAAAAGTAACAGTCTTAAATCTTGCGCCTTGGAATGTTGCATTCCCGAATGCTATTGGTCGGGGCGATACAAGTTTTCCACCTTCAGCAAGAGTTAGGGTTAAAAGGGAGGAACTTGTAGACCAGATTAGTGCTGGCAATAAACTACTCGCAGGTTTTGATTCTTATGGTTCTCATGCAACTCTTTATATTGAAGATGTTGACACTAGAAAATATCTTGAGTTTGACTCAGAGGATGGCAAGAGAACTCAAAATGTTATATGTAAAGAAAAAATAACAAAGTGGTTTGAAATAAAAACTAAGGCATCATTTGAAAAAACTATAAAGCAAAATGTAATTACTAGAGCAGAAAAACAGTTTTTATTAAAAACCATTAAAGATTTGAAATTGGATTCTTACGAGAAGATTGAATTTTGTAAAGAATATTGCAAGTTTTCTTTGAGGGGAGTCTAGGAAGGATAGACTATGGCAAATACACTTGCTCAAGAAGTATACGATTCTTTTGAATCAACATTCTCAGATAAAAAGGAAATTTATGAGTCGTTAGAACTTCAATGGTTAAAGGCAGCAATCGGTAGATATAATATGGAAATTGCCATAGACGAACCATTGAAATTTGACCCAGAACTTTTAACTTTTAGTGAAGAACTTGATCAGTATGTTATTGATACATTGGGGCAAATGATTAGACAACTGTACCAAGAGAGAGAATATTCAAGAGTCACTAAAATAGCTTCTATTGTTGGCAAAGAACTATCTGTTAATGGCACAAACGGGTTGCAAAAATATTCAAAAGATGAATTGGCGTACCATGAATCTAAAACATCGGATATGATCGAAAATCAAAAGCCTACAGCACTAATATAGGAGGTGGCGAATGAAAGAATGGTATTTATCTACACCTCAACCTAATATTTGTAGTGGCTACGAATCAGATGTAATATCTGAGTATGCTCAATCTAATTTTACTGATGTTTTAGAAACAGATTTTTCAGATACTGTTATTTTATATAACAGCGACTTATCAGAATCTAAAAAGGTACAATGTATAATACAAAATAACACAGCTAACACACAGATAAAATCTTTAGAAAGAACTATACTATTCCCAATTGGAACATCCGTTGCTGGGCTATACGTCTATTTTGATGGTGCCTACTGGCTTTTAACTGGGTACCCGGGGAACAACAAGGTATACGAAAAAATAACTGCAAACCTATGTGAATTTAAGTTAAGATGGCAAAATTCAGACGGAAAAATTATTGAGAGATGGGTCTATTCGGTAGATTTTACAAAGTATTCTAGCGGTACAATTGGTAATAAAACAATTACTGTTGGAGACAACCAATATGGACTAACCATTCCTATAGATTCGGAGTCTAAAAAACTTGATAGAGATATGCGGTTTGCTATTGATTTTGATGATGCTTTAATCCCCGATACATATAAGTTAAGTAATCGCAAGGTGTTTTTGAATAATTACCAGAGTTCAAAAAAAGGTGGAACACTAATTTTAACATTATCATTTAATGTTTTTAATCCGAGTACAGATAAACACATCTTATTGGATAGCGGTGAAGAAGTTTGGATAGCTGACTACATAAAGCCTACTGCTCTCCCACCCCGCTCCGATGAAAGTAACGATTCATTGGCTGAAATTTCGTGCAAATCTCCAATAGTTAAAATAGGTGCACTGCCTAGTAGATTTTATGCTATTTTTAGAGATGAAAATGGCAGCGAAGTAGAAGGGGTTGATTCTGTGTGGGGCATTGAATCAGATTTTGATGACAAGCTTATATCCACAATAGATAACTCGTGTATTATGATAAGTGTTAATGATATGAATCTTGTAGGTGAAAAATTCAAGCTTACATTATCAGACTCGGATGGTATGTTTGACCCATTTGAGTTAATTGTTTTAATTGAAACAATATTTTAGAGGAGGAGGACACATATGCCAAATAGTTCAACAATTTCCTCTTTAAAAAATAAAATCATGAAGTCTATGGTTAACAACGAGACTCTATTTTATGCAATAAACAGTCCAACAATAAAAAATTTTGAAAATGCATCAGAATTAGCCTATACCCATATTTTCCCGTACGCACAAAACCCTGAAACGATTAAAGACGCTATAACCTTCATTACAATAGAAGTTGACGTTTTAGAAGCTTATGGCCCCGACCAGCAATGGGTTAAACCCACTCTAATAATAAATATTATATCAAGTGAAAAGTGTATGAAAGTATCAAATATCCCAAAAGTTACAGCCAATAGAAATGATTATATATCTCAGTTGATAGACAATATGTTCAACGGGCGTATGGACTTAGGATACGGGCCTCTTACATTATTTAGGAATACTGGTGGATCTTTAATGTCGGGATATTTGTATAGGAATATGGTATTTAAGACTAAAGATTTTAATGATTCATTGTGTGGTAAGTAGTATGAACTATAATGATGATTTGAGAATATTCCGTGGGGAAGATTTTATAGTAAATGATCACATGAAAATACGCCAGCCTACGCTTGGTGAAATATGTGACTTTGGGGAACGAAAGTATTTTTCATTAGTCCACAACATTACAGCCACTCCAACTGATTGTAAATACCAATTATCACAGAGCGGTCTGGACTGGAATGTGGTAGATGACTTCGAATTATTTATAATGATCTATCGAAGCCTTGATTTTGAAGACACCCGTATACTGTTTGGAGATTTAAATTTTCAAGATTATGTACTTGCGAAAAATAGCCAAAACGAAGAAATCTGTTTGCTCAACGAGAATACTGGTAGCATTATTGACAAGTCAATCTATGAAATAATAGTGGATTATATTCGAAGCGCCCATTATATTAGCAAGAATGTTGAAAGAGCAATGACGGAGACGACAAAAGATGTGCTATTGGAAGAGGCAAAAGAAATCTTTGAAATGTCTCAAGATAAAGAGTACAAATCATATTTAGTCCCGTTGATATCTACCTTACTAAATATGCCCGGCTTTAATTATACTCATTCGAGCGTGTGGGATTTAAAAATTAATGCATTTATGGATTCTGTTGGACGGATGCAAAAAATCAAGAATGTTGATCTTCTCTTACAGGGTGGATACTCTGGGGGAATAGATCTTAAAAAAGTAAACAAAAAGGAACTAAACTACTTTTCCGAGCTTGGCTAGGAGAGTTTTTTTATTATAAGGAGGATTTTAACTATGTCATTTGATTTAAACAATTTCGTAATTGACCGTGTACGCAGAGGCACGATGTTTAGTGATACGACCGGAGAAGTTCTGTGGTCAATTACTCAGGTGAAGGACGCATCTCTTAAAATGAGTGGTGAAACTGTAGATGCGACGGATGCCATTGGTTCTATTATCACGCAGTTTGACCGCGCAAAGAATGCGGAATTTACCGGCAGCAATGCTCTGTGGGATCTTGGACTGTCTGCGGCTCAGTTTGGTGGCAAGAAAGAGATCGCCAGTACTGGTAATACGATCCCGACGCCAGCATATGAGCAGTTAGTGGTAAGTGGTGGAAAGGTCATTCTTTCTAAGATTCCCGTAGGTACGACTGGCTCCGAGATTAAGTACATCTATGCGCTGAATGGGGACTCCACTCTTGGCACTAAGTATAGCCTAGGGACTACTATTTCTGCTACGGAATTTACTTTGAATGCCGCAACGAAGACCATTACGGTTCCGACTGGCGTAACTGGAAATATTGCAGTATTTTATGATTATGCTGCAACAGAAGCAATTATGCTTCAGAATAATGCAGTAGACTTCCCTGCCTCTGGACGGTTTGTTTTAGAGGTTATTGGCAAAGACACCTGCGACAAGACCGCTACCTATGTGGCTACGGTTGTATTCCCCAATGCTAAACTCAAGATTGACTCTGATTTGAGTTTCCAGACCGATTCCGGTCATTCTTTCACAATGACCATGATGCAGGATTATTGTGATCTTCAAAAGAAGCTGTTCAATATTTATATCGCGAAATAATTTATAGAATAAAGAGGGGATAGAGATATCTCCTCTTTTCATAAAGGAGTTAAGTATGGAAAAAGCAAATCATTGGTGTTCTGTATGCGGTAAGGGATATTGGGCTTGTGATACTTGCACGGAAATTAAAAGTTTCACCCCGTGGCGTTCTATTACGGATTCAATTGAGCACTATAAAATTCATCTACTCGTAACCGACTATCTTAATGGAAACATTAAAAAAGAGGAGGCGGGTAAGAAGTTAAAAGATATTAGCTACGATCTTCTTGACTTAAAAGAGGGCGTTAGAGATGTTATTAAAGAAATTCTTTCGACTACGGATATGTATCGCAAGAATAATTTCAAGAAGTAAAATTTTGAATAGTTAATTAGTGTGGTTTTAATCATAGGGATATACACATCTATTCAAAATTGTTTTGAGTATTTTATGTATATCCCTATTTTTTACAAATTTTAAGGAGAAGGAGGGATTGTTATTTTTACGATTAGTGACACAACAGGAAAGAGATATGAACCAGAATCTTGCGTATTTTTTAAAAATGCCAAGCAGTCTGCAAGCTATGTACTTTGGGGTGCGACATTATTAGATGTGTTCCCCACCAGTGATAAAATTTTTGTATTTGTATTCTCAAAAGAAGACCATGATAAATATAGAAAAAAGTGGAATAATTATGGCGAATAATCTGGCTGCATCAGAAGGTGTCAAAAGAACAAAATTTAATGTAAACAAAGATGTAAGTAGACGTACCCATAATGATATCATTTTTGATTCTGAGATGGAAATGGAATATTTCAGGGATGTAATTATTCCTTCATTTGAAAGTGGGATAATTATATATTTTGAATTACAAAAACCATATGAATTATTACCAAGATTTATACATATGGGAATTACTGTTCAGCCTATTAAATATGTGGCTGATTTTTTTATTCGCTACAAAGATGGGCGTGAAGAAGTAATTGACATTAAAGGATACCCCGATAGTGTTGCGCTTATAAAAAGAAAAATGTTTTGGTATAACTACCCAACTGTTGCTTATAGGTGGGTCTGTCATAGCGCCATTGATGGCGGCTGGTGTGATTATGATTATGTAAAAAAGCAACGCTCAATAAGGAAAAAGCAAAAAAAATTAAAAAAATTGGAGGAAGAGAATGGCTGAAAAGATTTTAAACTTAGTTGATTACATCACGTTCATAAAAACAGTGGTGGACTATGTTATTGAATATGACGAAATAAATGGGGATATCTTGTATTCACCAGAATTACTATTCCCCGCAATACAATGTTGTACGGCAACTTACTATAATGATTTCGATGAAACCGGGGATGAAAATGCAGATTATGAAGCCTATATTACCGCAAAGCGTCCCACTACTGCACAATATGAATCCATGATAAAAGCAATCGAGGAAAAAATTGAGTTTGAGAAAAACAAGTTAATCTTTAAAAAACAGGATAGCTTGACGGAACTTCTTGGCACAGTTAACGATAAAATTGGGGAAATTGATATGAAGGCGGTTAATAAATCTATCAAACAATTCTTGCCTAAAGTAAAGAATTTTGATCTAAATAAATTATTCAAAGGAGTTATAGAAGAAAAGACAGATCAAATGCATGATGCAAGAAACGTGCTCTCCATCAAGAAGGAATAAATTATGGCAGCATTCAATAGTACAGGCGCACTAGAGGCATATATAAAATCAGCGCTCAATATTGCAATGAAGAATGTGTGTGGAATAATGGCAGATAAACTTACACAGCATATTCAAGCCGATTATTATGACCAATATTCCCCCAGGATATATAAGCGTACATATCAATTTCTGGATAGCGTTGTCTATAATATGTTAGGATCTGGGTATGGGGAAGTATTTGTCAATACTGGCTCCATGAATTATGAAGACGCCACTGGACAATATGTTGCTGATTTAGCTTCTATGGGGCTTCATGGTAATCCGGGGATACAAACATCTGGTAGATTTTTTGATTCATTCTTAGACGAATGTAATAAAGCTTTCATCATAAATCAACTAAAAATAGAATTAGGGAAACAAGGTATCAAAGTAATATAGTACTCCGCTGTCGGGGTATTTTTTAATTCACAGACATCTCAATTTGAGATGGGGAAAGAGGTGGTGATGAATGCCTGATTTAAAAATTTTAGCGGGAGTAGAACTAGAAAGTAATGCAATTAATACTCTCCGATCACAGTTGTCCGGCATAAAAGATGTAGTCTTGAAGGTTGATAAAATAGAAATTTCAAGTGCCGCCCTGAATAGTATTCGTTCTCAGGTATCTAGGTCTGGGCCTGAAATGGCTAGTGTTGGAACCGAATTAGGGAACCAAATTAGTGCAGGAATCAGTAGGGCGACCAGAAATATAAAGATCAATGTAAACAGTTCAGAAATTGATAAGTTAAGATCTGCATTAAGCTTAAAAGGTGTTGATACCCAAACTATTAGTGATATTACTAATAGATTATCAAATCTTGATGTTCAAATAAAGAAAATTTCAACATCGTTTAAATCTGCTGACGGAAAAAATCTTTTATCACAAATCAATATATCTGCAATTAATCAACTAGGAAATGCAGTAGAAGTTATTGATAAATACAACCAAAAGACCGGGGAACTTACTTCCACTAATACAAGAGTATCTACTAGTTTTGATCAAGTTGCTAGTGCCGCGGAAAAAGCGGCTGAACGAGAAAGAGTTGCCGCTGAAAAGGCAGCTAATGCAACTGAAAAGGCAGCTGCAAAAAAACAAGCTAGTATTCAATCTCAGATACAATCCGCAATTGACACTAATTCATTCGCCGCCAGCTTTGCCGGAATAGACGCTCAATTAAAAAGAGTTGGCGAATCGTCTCAATATTTGGATCAGAACTTCCAAAATACACTAAGAACGCTTGATGGATTTCGAGGCTTTAATTGGGATACAGTTAAAGGAAACCCTGAACAGGCTGCGACTGCATGGAATTCATATAATACATCTTTAAAAAATGCCAGAAACACTTTGACTGCGGCCATAAGAGAGCAGTCCACTTTTGTTAATGGGCTAGAGAGAATGAGAGCCATCTCTAGTATGGAGGCGTGGCTAAATAAAAATTCTGCCGCCAGTGCTCGATTCGGAGACCAGATAAAAAATATCATTACGCAATTAAAAACTGCCGATAGAACACAGTTTGATAATCTAAAGAATCAGTTTGCGATAGTTAAAGACCAAGCGGAAGCACTGAACATGACTGGTAGAAGTTTTTCCAGCGAAATGAAGAACATGTTCTCAAAATTTTCAAGTTGGTTTAGCGTCGCTACTGTTGTCATGCAGAGTATTCGTGGCATTAAGCAAATGGTATCTGATGTTCATGCCATTGATACGGCATTAACAGATTTATATAAGGTAACGGATAACACTAGTACCCAATACGCTCAATTTTTTAAAGAAGCTTCAGCGAATGCAAAAGAGTACGGAAGTACTATTAAAGATATGATCGCTTCCACCGCTGATTTTGCTAGGTTGGGGTACAGCCTGCAAGAAGCGTCTGTATTGGCGAAATCTGCAAATATTTATAAAAACGTCGGGGACATTTCTGTTGAAGAGGGAACCAAGAGCATCATTAGTACATCCGCTGCTTGGCGCGAATATAAAAATGATCCAATGGCAATTGTCGATAAGTTTAATGAAGTTGGAAATAACTACGCAATTTCTTCAGAACAAATAGGAGAGGCCCTACAACGATCTGCCGCTTCGTTAATGGCAGCAGGAAATGATTTAGATCAATCTATAGCAATTATTACAGCTGCAAATACAGTCGTACAAGACGCATCCGTTACCGGAACTGCAGTAAAAACCATGGCAATGCGCTTAAGGGGTAAGTCAAAATTGTGCCCAGTATGTAGAAATACATATACCGTGTGCGCTTAAACACGGCACGACAACTATATATGTTAAAGAGTTAGGGGTAACTCAAGACGTAGGAAAGATTACAATGCTTTTTTGAAAGGAAATGATAATATAAAACATACAATTGAATATATACAAACTATTTTTAATGAATATAATGTTTTTGTTTTAGAATACATAAACAGCAAAAATATAATAATTATTGATGAAGATGGCTTCAAATACAAAGCGCAATTATACCTTGTAGAAACTAAAAAAAAGCTTCCGCATAAATTCAGACAAAATCCATTTGTACTAGAAAACATTAATACTTATCTCAATAAAGTAAACTCTAATCTTCTATTATTAAGCAAAAAGTATATTAATTGCAAAACAAAATTAGAATTTATTTGTTCACTTCATTCAAATGAGGGGTCTCAATATATTTCCTTAGACGATTTACTTCAGCGTACTGGTTCGTGCAAATACTGTTCATATAAAAAACAAGGTGAATCCCAAAGAATAGATACATCAATAATAATTAATAGATGTATTGAATTAAATTTAACTTATGTTGATAGATATAATAAAAATCAAGAAACATGTGTTACATTTATTTGTAACAATCATCCTAAAAAAGGGATTCAGCATATTATATGGTGCCATCTTAAAACTTGTTCCGTTGGGTGCTCTTTTTGTGCCGGACGAAATAAAACAACCGAAGATTTTCGGGAGGAAATGAAACATATTAGCCCCGACATTCAAATAACTGGTGAATATGGGGGATCTGAAAAGCATGTTGAATGTAAATGTTTGATATGTCAACACGTTTGGCATCCAATTGGAAGAAGTTTAAAAAGTGGGCAAGGTTGCCCTGCGTGTTCAATGAGTAAGGGCGAAAGATGTATTTTAAAAATTTTGAATAATTATAATATCCCCTTTTTATCTCAGCATACCTTTAAAGATTGTTCTTATATTGGAAAATTGAAGTTTGATTTTTATTTGCCGGATCATAATATCCTAATAGAATATGATGGGGAACAACATTTTTTCCCTGTTGATTTTGCCAATAAGGGGCAAGAGTGGGCTATTCAAAAATATGAGCAAATAAAAATGCGTGATAAAATGAAAGACGATTATTGTGCTAATAACAATATAAGATTAATTAGAATTCCATATACAGAATTTGATTTAATTGAAAAAATAATAGAAACAGAAATTATATTTTAAAAAGCATTGTAAAATCCCAAGAGACTGCGGGGCATATGTGGTAACATATATGCTGAAGTTGTCCTCCCTGTTGAAAAACGAGAGTGATATACAGTCCAATCTCGCAATATAACCCCAAATTATTAAAATGCGAGAGTCGGCCAGAAATGACCGACCGCTATGTATTAACATAGTCAGTAATCATTTACTAATTCATGATGAAAGTCATAGATTGGCAAAAACAGAATTAGAAGATGCCGGACTAGATACAGAAGGCATGGCAACATCAGTTGCATCATTAAGAAAAGAACTAGAAGCACTTGCTGGCGTTGACATTATGCTCGACGATGACACGTTCAAAGAAAGTTTTGATATCTTTGATGGTATTGCTGAAAAGTGGGGCGAGCTAAAAGACATTCAAAAAGCAACGATTACAGAATTAGTCGCTGGAAAACGCCAGGGCAACGTTTTCTCATCGCTCATGGAAAATTGGGACGTTGCTAAGGAAACTCTTCTTACCTCACAAAATTCTGCCGGAAGTGCAATGAAGGAAAACGAAAAGTTCCTTGAAAGCATGGACGGTAAACTTGCTCAGTTAAAAGCAAATTTTGAAACACTTTCAACTGGTATTTTTAACTCTGATTTCCTCAAAGGAGCTATTGATGCCGGTTCTGCATTTTTAGACGTCTTATCAAAAATAATAGAAGCATTAGGAGTATTCGGAACCATTGGCGCAGGTGCCGGTATTGCGATGCTAGTCAAGAGCTTAGGTAGACCAAAACAGGTCTTGCTTATTTCCGACAGTAAGCGAGCCTACCATAAAGAAGAATATGCTATAACGGCAGCATAAACAACTTTGTGGCATTGCGGCTCTATAAAAAATAAAGAGGATTAATTGCTGGGATACCAGAATGCCAATCAAGCTACAACGTGGATTTAAATATCGGGCGTGAATGCGGCGAAAGCAGAAAAAATTGATTGGATGGCAAAGGGTGAAATAAAAGCGTGATTCTATCGCGTCCCTTAAAGAGCCACTAACAACGGTACGATCAGCAGCCAACCCTACAGCGTTTAGTAATACTATATAATCCGGTAGTAAAAGTAGCGCAAGCTATGCCGGGGTAAAAGTATGAATCGTGGGGAAAGTTCAACGAGCACCATTCCTCAGAGTGTATCACCGCCTTAGAGTGATATGCTTTTAATGTATGTTCTAAGTGAAACAGTTCAAATGAATCAATAATATAGTTCATAACGGGAACAACCACCTCAAACGGCAAAGTTTAGGATGGTTGTTTTTTGAGTGATTGTATTTTTTATTTCCTATATTTTAGCACTATGGGAATAGAAAGTCAATAGTAGTATTACTAAAATCATGAAAAATCATAAGAAGGAGAAAGAGAGATAATGGCTGAATTAAAAGTAGTATTCAACAATGTAGTATTCCATGACGAGGAAGGAAACGAAATTGTTTTTAAACCAGTTAGAAAGGAAGATGGAAGTTATAGTTTAAAGGGGGATCTGGAAGAGGAAAAGGAAACCCTAGAAAGTCTTGCTTTGAGGATTTGGGAATTGGAATGTATGGTGTGTGAGCAGCAGTTGGAAATTAGTGAATTAATAAGATAACGAAAAAGAATAACAAGTCCCCTCTCGTTAAAAGAAGGGGTTTTGCTGTTACTTAAATCTTATGTATGTCTTTTTTTGTAACAGGGGCAAGTCAATAGTAGTATCAATTAAATTCATAAAAAAAAGGAGAAAGAGATAATGGAAAATAAACAAAAGTTGGGGTGCAAAAAAGTGATACTGGGGGAATTCATAGAAGAACTTTCAGAAATCATACTTGATTATGCATGTCAGAAAAAAATGACAATATCCAATATTGAAGAGGTCTTGGCGATAGTAATAGGTTATATGGAAGATAACGCAACTATGACAGATGATACTCATGCCGTTGATACAATTCTAACAGATTTATGTTCTGATATCCACGATATTTATGCGGCTTTAGCAGAATTATATAAGGTGACTGATAATACTAGTACCCAATACGCCCAGTTTTTAAAAGAAGCCCCTGCCAACGCCAAGGAATGCGGAAGCACTATTAAAGACTATATTTCTTTTACCGCAGACTTTGCCAAGCTGAGATATAGCTTGCAAGAGTCATCCATATTGGCGAAATTAGTAAATTTTTATAAAAACACCGGAGACATTTCCGTCGAAGAGGGAGTCACTAGCACAAAATTTTACCATGAAGAAGGTAAAGAACCAATAAAAATTTAGTCCCAAAAGTATGAGGGATGGTATAAACTAGAGAACCGCATAATATTTTTAAAGCACAATATTAAATAAGGTGTCCCGCTGCCTATATCCCAAAGGTGGAGCATTAAAGTTAAAAGAGACCGAAATGGTCTCTTTTTAATTAGAACAAAAAATCAGCAGATTTTTACGGAGGATGCAAGTTGCATCTTCCGTCAATTACCACGTATGACCACAACTCTTGCACTTAAAACTCTTATTAATTTTCCTACTAAAAATCCCCAATCCTGCTATTGAAGCTCCGCGTTCCATTGCGCCAATCTTTTGAACGACATTGCTTCCACAGGTAGGGCATTTTGGGGTTGGGTCGATTGGTTGGGTGAATGCCGGGGAGGTAGGGGTTTGTGTTTCAGGAAGGGGTGAAGCAAGGGGTGGGCTCAAGTATTCCCATCTAACACCATCGTGTGTGAATTTCGCCTGTTCTCCTCTATGACATCTTTCACAAAATCGTGCTATACACCTATACAAATCTTCCATCATGCTGTATTCCTCATTTCCACATTGTGGGCAAATATAGGATTCGGACAATAAGTTCTTCCACCTACTACTATGATCCTCCCCGCATTGAGGACAAAGATCTGTTCCGAAATTTATAAATGAACTACATTTAACGCACTTGATGAAGCCATAAGTGATCATTGATTTTTCCTCCATTTTGTAATAAGACAATTGTAACATAAATAAAAGAATATTCCAATACTTGTCGATAAAATCTGTCGGAGATATAGCAAGTACTACTAGTCTTATTTCAAATTTAGGGCAAAATGTTCAAGCAATCACAATGGCGATGCATGGATTTAGCGCGGCACAGCAAGTTTCAATGATGACTTCCGCTGGACTTGATAGCGCTATTCAAAATCAAGTTTTATCATTACAAGGATTAAGCCCCGCACAAGTTCATGCTGCGATGTCCAATGCAACTATGGCGACCGCAACAACTACCAATGCCGCAGCTCAAGGATTATTGACAAAAGCACTCGGAGCATTGAAGGCTGCCGTTATTGCACATCCAATATTAGCCTTTGCAGCAGCAGTCGGAATTGCATTTGTCGCAGTAGATCTATTAACCGAATCACTGTCAGAGGCGCAGGAAAAAGCCGCCGAATCTGCCGAAGCATATGAGAAGATAAAAACAGAAATTCAGCAGATGAACGATGAATTGGAGACTGCTCGTGACAGAATTAATGAACTAAATGCTAGAGAAAACCTTTCTCTCGTTGAAGAAGCGGAACTAGAAAAATTAAAGGTACAGAACGAATACCTTGAAAAGCAAATTTCGCTAAAGGAAGCACTGTCGGGCTTTAGCCAAAAACAGGCTATTAGTGACGCGGTAAATGCAGCTGGTAAAACTTCTGAGAAAGCTGTTGCTTATGAAGGACAGTATTATCGAGCAGACGGTACGACTGGTGACAAGTATGACGACACCTATGGTAGATATGGACTAAATCGCCTAGACTACGTTCAGTCAAATTTAAATGCAATAAAGACCTACGAGCAAATTATTAATGATCTGCAAAAACAGCAAAATGCGTTAGATAAAGAATCTGAGACTTTCCAAGATGATTTTAATGACTTGGATAAACAAATCAACGCACATTTATCCAAAATTGATGAATGGAATGCTGAAGTAGCTTCTGTTATGGGGGAACTTGGTGAAGAGTTAAGCACTACATTGGAAGCATATCTGAATGATATTTCTATGAGCGATGAAGCTACTCAGATTGTCGAGCAGTACAACTCTCTCATGGATCAGATCCTAGGCGCTACTAACAGCGCAGTAGATGAAGCCAGCAACAAAACAGATATTATTGACAAGATTTTTGATCAAAAAAAATGGAGCGACGCCCTTTCTGATATGCAATATGCATATGGGGCAGGAATCAGTCTTGATGATATATTAGGCGACTTCTTCACAATAAATAAGGACATCTCTACTGTTCTTGATGAAGCAGGGATAAATAAAGAAGAACTGAGCAAATATCTAAAATCCCTCCTTGCGCCTGATGAAATTGATTTCAATGAGTTAAGAAGTCAGCTCACTACCACTCTTGATCTTGAAAACTCTTCTCTTGCTAAAAATAAATGGCTTGACTCCAAATCTGACATGCAGATAGAAATTCTATATGGCATTTCTAAAGACAGGGATATATCTACATTGTCTATGGAAGAACTCGACGCAGAAATTGAGAAGATCCAAAATCAGAAAATATTCATATCCGTTTCTGATGCAGCTGAACAAATAGCGGCAGTTGGCGAAGAGCAAGAACTTGTCAACAAGATCCTTAGTGAAGGTACTTCTATTGCCGCTGAAGATTATCAGAAGCTTATTGAATATTCGAAAGAATATGAGTCCTGCCTGACGTATGAGGGGGACAGATATACTCTAAATCGCAAAGCGCTCAAAGACCTTACAAAAGAGCGTGAGAAAACCCTTAAAACGCAGATTAAAGAAGCTAAAAATAATAAGTATCTTGATTATCATAATTTGTCTAAGGAGTTATATGCTCTCACTCGCGACTATTCGAAATATGACGCCAGCAAAGACCGTTCAATCAAAACCACACTAGCTCAGTTAAGTAGCCTAGAAGCAGAAATCAATCAATACAGACTTCTAGAGCAACAATTATTGACCGCTTCAAACGCATTTGATAAGTACAAAGAATCAAAGAATGCGGCTGATTATGGTGATAATTACAATACGTCTAATGACGCCAGAGGATCTTTAAAAGAAGGTTTTGAAACAGGAAAGGTAGGAACGGTAGAGTTTGAAAGCGCCGTTGACTTACTCGTTCCCGAAGCTGAAATTGATAAGGGCATTTCTGGGATTAAAAAGTACTATGACAAAACAATCAAAAAATATTTCACTGATGACAATGACGGTGTTGTTAATTTTATAAACGACGCACTTTCCAAGGGACTGTTCACTGGTTCTCTTAGTGACTTCTTAGTGACTGATGGGAAGGTACTAGATGATTTCTGCGAACAGTTAAATATAACCAAAGAAGTTGCGCTTGCCATATTTGGTGAATTGGAAACCTATGGATACGGGCAGAATTTTGATTGGTTTGATGAACTGTTTAGGGGCTCTGAAGATTCTTATAACGCACTTGAATCCTTGGAAGTTCAGTTACTAAAAACCAAGGCAGAAATGATTAAAAGTGGTGATTGGGGCTTTGACGGTGAAAGTAATAGTGCCAAGACCAAAGAAGTCATTGACCGACTTGAAGAAATTAAACAAAAAAAGAAGGAAGTAGCCCTTACTGCCGCTGATGGTATTATTAACTATGAACAGGACAAGGCGAATCTAGAGAAATTATATCAGGATTATGAAGCTTTACTCGTTCAGATAAACCAATCAGAAGATGAAGAAGTAAAAATAAAGCTACAAGCAGAAGCAGATGAATTATATGCACAAATAGAACATTTAGAAAGCCAGCTTACAGAGCCAACCGAAATGAATATTACCATTGCGGAAGAAACTTTAACATCTGAACTGGCTAAGTTCAAGAGAGCATCCGAAGATCCTCAATACGCTGCTGCAATTAATATTACTACCGACGAAGCCCAAGGGAAAGTCGATGAATTTACCCAGAAACTTGAAGCGATAAATCAAATAAAATATGACCAACAAGAATCTGTACTTTATGGGGTGGGGCAAACGGTTGATAAAATCAAGTCAAAGATTGAATCAACAAAGGATTTAAACGTCACCACGACTACGGCAATGACTAGGCTGGAGGCGGTCAATAATTATGTAACCGCTCTTCGTAACAAGATTTCGCTAGGGGCTAGTTTTAAGGTAACGACAACAACTTCCGATCCTGCGAGTGTCAATGGGACGGCACATGCTAGAGGAACTGTTCCGAAGATTAAATCCGCAAGTTTTGGAAATGGATATTTAGGAAAAGCTTACTCATCTGGCAATTGGGGAATTGGTCGTGACGAAATTTCTCTGACGGGTGAACTTGGGCAAGAGATGGTAGTCAGAGACGGCAGATTCTTTACTGTTGGAGACAATGGCGCAGAAATGGTCGGTCTTAAGAAGGGCGATATAGTATTTAATCACCTTCAGACTCGTGAACTTTTGTCGAAGGGTTACGTTACCGGACGTGGAAGGGCTTACGCTGAAGGTTCTGCTTATGTTTCCGGTGGTTCTGGAATCAATGTAACTGGCGGGACAAGTAGCAAATCTAGTAGTAAGTCCAGCAGTAAATCCAGTAGTAAAACTAATTCATCCGACGATTCAGACGCGTCTAAGAGTTTGGAAGACTGGATTGAACGTTTTATTGACGCTTTTCAATACGGGGCGAATGCACTTCAAAGACTTGCGAATGATGTCTACCAGAGATACACCGATCAAAACCCTGTTATCAATCAAATGGTCTCTGACATACATAATTTTGTTCAACTTGAACAGCAAATGTATGATAGATATATGCAACAAGCCAACTCTCTCGGACTGTCTTCTGATTACGTCCAAAAGATCCAAAACGGCGCAATTGATATTAGTACCATTACTGATGATAATCTAAAAGAAAAAATTTCTGATTATAAGCAGTGGTATGACAAAGCGCAAGGTGTGAAAGAAACTATTGCTGAATTAAAAGTTCAGATCAGAGATCTAAATAATCAAAAACTAAGCAACATTGTGGATGATTTTGAACAACTAATTGGTCTCAGCAAAAGCTTGATTTCAGTACAGGAATCATACATTAAGTTAATTGAGGAGTCAGGGAAACGTGTTGTTGAAAATGATTATACGGTTCTTATTGGAGAGGAAGCCAATACCCTAAGATATCTAAATGCACAGTTCGCAACGCTAAACGCTGAATATAACTCCCTTGTAGCAGCCGGTGCTCTTGATATAGATGACTTCATCAAGTGGAAAACGGTTCTTACTGATATCAAAGAGGAAATCTACCAATCGCAAATAGCATTAGAGCAATATAAGAATTCGATCCGCGAAGTTCGGTGGGAACCGTTCTTATCTGGCTTGGACGGTCTTGATAATGCAAACGATGCTCTGGACGATATGATGACTCTTTTGGGCAATAGTGGACTGTTTGATGAAACCAACATTTCATCCATCGGGAAGACCAAATTAGGCTTGCTAAGTCAACAGCTTGTGAACAACAAAAAGATGGCAGCGCAGTATAAAGAAGCCATTAACACTCTTGCCAAAGAACTCAAGAATGGAACAATCACCCAGAAGGAATACGATGAAGAATTACTGAAATATCAAAAACTGCAACGTGAAGCTGCCATTGCTACCAAAGAAAGCAAAGATGCAATAATCAGTTTAATAAAAGATGGAATTGACAAAGAAACTGAAGCATTCAACAAACTCATCGCAGCTAAAAAAGAGGCCCTGTCTCAAGACAAGAAAAATGATGAGTATGCTAAAAAGGTAAATGATAAGCAAAAACAAATCAATGCAATCCAAGCTCAACTTGCAGGATTAGAGGGCGATAACTCCGCAGAGGCAATTCAAAAGAGAAAGAAATTAAATTCTCAATTGAGTACTCTGAATGAGGAATTGCAGGAAATTCGTAAAGACAGGGAAATTGAAACTTTAGAGCAAACTTATGATGACGCACTTGAATTATTTGAAGAATATCAAGAAAAGATAAAAGATGAGTTAGACTATAATCTTGATTTGAGAGATAAAGAAATTGCTAATATGCTCATCACGACAAAATCCAGCTATGATGAAATATTCGGTTATTTGCAGGATCTATCAGATAATTACAACGTGGCTCTGACGGACAGTATTACTAATCCATGGAAATCTGGCACAGCAGCCGCTCAAAATTATTATGATGCGGTAAATAAGATTTCCGGTGTATCATCTGGAATAGATACCGCTCCGGTTAGCACGACATCCTCTAATGAGTCAAGCATTCGGCAGCTATACTCTTCTCTTCTGGGGAGAGACGCCGACAAGACTGGACTGGAACATTTTCTAAGTATGATGGATTCAGGGACGACGCTGGATCAAGTAAAGTCGGATATTTTGAATTCAAGTGAATACAAAATCAAAAGTCTTTATAAAAGCGTTCTTGGGCGCGATGCTGATGCTGTAGGGTTACAACATTGGACGAATGCCCTGAACAGCGGCGCTTCTTTATCTGAGATTGAATCAGCAATGCGTATGTCCGATGAGTTCTGGAAGAGGTCGAGCGAATTTGTGACGGGACTATATAAGGATGTTCTAGGTCGTAGTCCTGATTCTGCGGGACTGAATACTTGGCTACAAGCTATGCAGAAAGGAATGTCTAAAAAGGAAGTTGAAAGGTCATTCTACAATTCTGCGGAATTCCAGAATAAATATTCCGGTAAGTCCAATCAAGATTATATAACTGCTTTATACAGCAAGATCCTAAACAGATCCCCTGATTCTGGCGGGTTGTCAACATACTTATCTGCACTGAATAGTGGCAAACCTCGTTCTTATGTTGTTGATGCGTTACTATATTCGGATGAGTTCAAGAAGCTAAAGGGTTATGCGAAAGGAACGATTCGAGTTCCAAAAACCGGTGTTTATAAAACCCAAGAAGAAGGATTGGAAGCTATAATTGGTAGTGGGGGACTTGTCACTCCGCTAAATAAGGGAGACACTGTATTTACAAACCCTCAAACGATGCAGCTATGGGATATGTCGAAAGATCCCTCTTCTTTTATTCTGAAGAATTTATCTAATGCTCTGCCAAATTATTCAGACTTGAATTCTCAACCTGCTTTAAGTGTGCAGATAGATAAACTGATAGGAAGTGTTGAGTATAGGAATAAAGATGATTTGCCAGAACTTAAAAGATTTTTAGAAATGGCTGCGGATCATACTATAGATAGGATCAAGGGGCAAGCAAGAAATCTCGGTAAGTTATAAATAACCAATTGGAGGGCGGTGAAAATCCGCTCTCCTAAATGTAAAGGTGGTGGTAAAATGGCTATATTTGGAAGCTTTACCTATAATGGTATATCTTCCGCTTCGTTTGGGAATATCGTTCTATGCAAATTTAGTTCCATTGAAGATAGATTTACCCAACAAAAGGAAGCACTAAAGGGTGAGTTAAATCCGTGGAGGGATATCCCGAACTACTACGCTGATAAATATTCCACTCCGCTCACATCAAGCGTTGAAATAGTAAAATGCGATGGCGCTTCATTTAGCGGAGAAGAAGCAAGAAAAATCCGCTCATGGCTCATCAGTCCAATGGGGTATCGTTTACTGGAAATCGACGATGGAACCGGATTATATGATGATATTGAATTCTTTGCTAAATTTACCGTTTCAAAGGAAAAGGTATTTACCGGCGACATTAACGCCCTTTGTTTTGAGTTTGAGTGCAATGCTCCGTATGGAACCACTAAGGATAGGATCTATAAATTTGATGGGGGAGATACAATTTTAATAAATAACACATCCGATGATAACGAGCGTGACTATTATCCCGTTATAGTAATAACCCCCAAAGCGACTGGCGTCATTAAAATAGAAAATGATGCTTATCCCGGAGAGGTTATGGAATTATCAGTACTAAACGGGAACGCGTTAACTATCAATAATAAGAATCTAACTATTGTCGATTTAATTGATGATTTTAATTTTTCTGACGATTTTAATCTTACTTGGATACGGTTGAAACATGGCATCAATAATATAACGGTAACGGGAGACTGTACTGGTTATTTTAAATGTAATTATATAAGGATGGTGGGCGTATAATGTTTATTTTCAAGAAAGAACAAGCACGGGCAAAAGAGATATATATTTCCAAACCTAACAATGGTATGCTTGGCCCCTTAGATGGAATCACATCTGCTAAATTCACTCCAAAATTCAACGATATATGGGAACTGGACGTTTCTGTTGATAAGTATATAGATGGAGTTTTATCTAGTAAATATGATGCTATTCTGCAATATATGGAACTGTATGTTCCTGATATTGGATGGTTTAGAATAACAGAAGCTCCGAAAGAAACAATGGACAAGCATGGTCATACATATAAGACATTCAAGGCTCAGGGGTATGAAATTCAACTGCAAGACGTTGATGTTGTCAATTTCTATGTTAACACGGGAGATGAACTATCATATGAATTTTTTGACGAGAATCTAAACCCGATGGGTGTTCCAATGAGAAACATCCAACTTTATATCCAAAATGCGTCTGACGATCCTGAGTCTGATAATTATTTCGGGTATGGGATTTTGAATCTCTTAGAAAAATATTATCTCAGAAAGTGGAAATTTGGTGAGGTAGATATTGAATTACGGAGTCTTAGGGGACGGGTAATTTCAATAGAAAGTCAAAATTTGTATGCAACACTAACTCAGGATATTTCCAAAGCATTTGATTGTATTTTTGAATTTGATCGGGAGAATTTCATTATTAACGTTCGCCCGTTTTATAATATAGGCAAGACCCTTAACATCCAAGCATCATACAGAAATCTGTTGAATAGCATGACGATTAGTGCATATAGTGACCCCTCATATACCCGTTTTAGGGTTGCTGGTGGAAACGAACAAACAAGCATAATGTACGTTAATTTCGGGTCTGATTATATAGACAATCTTTCGTATTTTATGAAGGAACCATATTTTAAAAAAGAAGTAGTTGATAAATATAATCAGTTTGTTAGCGTCAGAGAAAGTAAACGGGAAGAATACGCAAACTTATATAAAGACTATAGTTTAATCAGCAGTGAGATTTCAGAAATTGATAATAGGGTTCCAATTGATGAGGTAAAAATTGCATGGGGGAGATATTCCGTAGAGGAATTGAATACAGAACTCGAAAATTTCAAAGCAATACTTAGTTATTTGGAAAAAACAGGACAGAATGTTGAAGGGGCAAATAAGTACCAAACATATTTGTGTATTAAGGATATTATCATTCCAGATATTGAGGCGAATATCCGTGCTAAAAATACGGGGGACGTTGCGGTTGCCGTTGATTATAAGACCAATTGGGAATTATATGGGATTATAGAATTAGAATCAAAGAAGGTGGCCTATGAAGATGTTATTAAAGTATACGAACACACTGGGCATAACGTTCCATGGACACCTGAAGGCTCTACCTCTACATCCGAAGCCGCTCATAATCTGCAATATAATCAATATTTAGAATACGTTGAATATGTAGCCAAAATAAAACTAAAACTTACTGCTCTGTATGATAAAAAGAATACCCTCACAGAAAATTTAAAACGAATTGAAGATGATTTGTCCAAAATCAGAGCTTCCGTCTCTATTGAAAATGTCCAATTTGGGTTTTCACAAAAGGAACTGGAAGATATTCGTTCACTCTATATAGACACTGATTTTACAGATAGTTCCATTGAAGTTCAGGATGTAGGGATTATTGATGACGTAATTGATTATTCTTGGGATTTGTATGAATCTGCGAAAAAAGAATTGGAATATAGATCCCGCCCACAATTCACGGTCACTACTGAAGCCGAAAACCTATTTAGAATTGAATCATTTAAGAGACAAGCCGATACACTGGAAATAGGTGATTTTATATACCTTGATCTCGGAGATAGCAACTACAGCAATATTATAAAACAAAGGATTATATCATTTACTGTTGAACTGGTCAACATGGACAACACCTCTCTCTCACTATCATTTTCTAACTTAGCATGTACTGCATATGGAAAAGCAGATGACTATAGATTTTTCTTCGAAAATAAATCTGGATCAGTTAGTAAAAATTCAATTACTCAAAACAACACATCAACAATTCAATCCATATCAGCATCCGTAGCACTTTCGGTCATCCAAGGTTATCTCGGTGGCGGTAATTCTATCTTCCCAAACGGGTTAAGCGTACAAGACACTCAGAGGCTCTTAGATTCACTTTCAGGACTAATTGATGGTAATATATCTCTTGATGAATTAAAGGCCAAATTAGCCAAAATAGACGTGTTAGAAGCAGACAATGCATTCATTAAATACCTTGAATCATCATTATTGGTGTCTGATAAGGGAGTTTTTAAAGAATTAAATGCAACCATTGGCAATATAGAGACGTTGCTATCCGGCACTATCGGTGCAGGGAATGCCCAGTTTATTAATTTAACAGTAGATAATACAAAAATGACTGATGCTTTTATTAAAAACCTTATTGCATCAAGAATTAGCGTAGCTGATTTAAATGCTCATACTATGAGTGGTCAGACTATAAATATTATTTCAACAAAAACCGGAGATCCTGCTATATCTTTTATGAATGGGACGCAACAGTTTTTTGACAGTAAAGGGGTAGTTCGTGTCCAAATTGGACAAGATGCGTCGGGGAATTTTAATTTCATTATTCGTGGAGAAGATGGTACTACTACCCTATTTGACGAGAACGGCATCACCAAAAATGCTATTCCTGATGGTTTAATCATAAATGATATGATCGAGTCTGGAACAATAGAGAAAAATAAATTAGGGTTCCCGACAATAGAGGCGAATAAATTTGGGGGTGTTGATATCACGCAAGTTTACAATGGCGAAGATGGCTTATGGGGAGTACAATATGATGAGTTTAAAACCTCCACGGAAACCAAAATAAAAGAAATAGCTTCGATGGCAGACATTATTGAACTTTATGCAGATAATCAGGTGTTTATTGAACAAGATGGGATAATTACCCCCTCTGCCATAACCATTACAGCAAAATGTTTGAACACCGCAAGCGTTGACTCGTGGTATATTGACGGAGTAAAAAACACCACTTTTGTTTCTTCTGATAAATTATCCTTTACGATTCCAAGTTCGTGTTTAGATGGCAAAAAATCGATTATGGTTAAGTGCCAAAATAAAGATGGAGCAGTTTATGATATATATACCATTTATAAAATATCTGCATCTTCGGGAATTACTATTACGCTATCGTCTAGCGAAGGGCAGTTATTCAAAACCGATTCGGGGGTTAATTCAACTGTGATCACTTGTAAGGTCTATAAGGGGACACAAGAGATAACGCCAAATTCATATAAATTTTTGCAACTATCCGATGATAATACAACTTGGGATACTATCGGAACGACACAATCCGTTACTATTCCGCTATCAGGATTCATTTCCAAAAGTCGGATAAAATGTCAGGTGGATGTTTAACATATGCTACTGACGAAGAAACAAACTATGAGAGGAGGTCGAGATTTTAAGTGATTTATGAACAGGAAATAAATATAGTTCGCATTTCTGACGGAGAACCCGGCATATCAGCTGGTTCTCTTTTTACTTGGATTGTGTATGCGGACGACGATCGGGGGACTAACCTGTCTAATGATTATAATGATCAGAAGTATATGGGCGTTGCATACAACAAAGTCGATCAGATAGAAAGCACGAATCCTTCTGACTATACATTCAGCTTAATAAAAGGGAATGATGGTCTAGATGCATATACAATCGTTTTATCAAATGATTCTCAATCTATTGGTACAACATCCGATTTAAAACCTTTAAGCGCAACTACGTACAATTGCGTGGTTTCCGTATATAACGGTATTTCTAAACTTACCGCAACAACTGGAACGCCAACAACAGGGGAATTTAAGGTTACTCTCCCATCTAATCCTGCGGGATTAACTCTTGCACAATCTACTGCTGGTATTGTGACTTTTGCAACATCTACATCGGCGGTGATTTTAGATTCTGGAACTATTAATTTAACCATCACTATTGGAGGCGTTTCTTCTACAATTGCTAAAACCATTAGCTATTCTGCCAGTTCAACGGGGGCAACTGCTCGGACATATTTTTTAGATGCTGAAACTTTAGTAATCAAAAAAGGAGCAGACAGTGTATTGTCTCCATCCACGGTAACATTTAGTTCATACTATAGAGATGGAATCAGTGAGTCCAAAACCTCTTATGCCGGAAGATTTATAGTTCAGGAGTCTACCGATGGTGGTGTTACGTGGACGACAAGGTCAACCTCTTCTTCAAATGTAACGTCTGTCTTATATACCCCGTCGAGTTCCAACGTAACCACCGTCAAGTGTACCATGTATGCTGCTGGTGGAACCACTATGGCGCTTGACAGCAAAATTGTTGTTGTTCTTGTTGATATAGACAATATTGTAATCGGTGGACGCAACTATGCGTTAGGGACTGGTACTCCTAAAACGCTAACTGGTTTTAGTGGATCGACAAATTACTGTACTGATGTGTATAAGGTTTTAATAGACAAATCATGGAAGGACGGAGACAAAATCACGATGTCTTGTGATGTCAGTTACACAGAGTTAATGTGGACTGACACGCGTAACATCTGCTGGATACAATGGGGAGCGAATACCGGTGACTGGAATTCTGGAAGATATTTTATAAAACCGGAGTCTGGCACAAGCGGAACAATACACGTAGAGCGTTCTTTTTCGTTAACCGCCGACCACCTTACTAACGACTTCTGCAATGTATCTATCCGAACCGACTACATTACTGGCGGCTCAATTACATGGGAAAATCTCATGGTGGAGTGTGCTACAACAGCCAGTAGTTGGCAACCCGCTCCTGAAGATATTCAGTTCCAAATCACAACGGTTACGGAGACAATATCTGGGGTGTCCTCGAAGGTCGACGCCAATGAAAAGTCTATTACTGACAAAGTATGGCAATCAGATATCACTACTATAATTGACAATTATGACGGCACAACCGGCAAGGGAATTCGTGATCGTGTTACAATTGTTGAGAAAGATATCAATGGAATAACAACTGAAATCACTGATATCGGAACGATTATTGGTAGTGCCTCCGATACATCTGGGAGTTCTCTGTATGCCAATATATATAAAGTACAAGAGACGGCAAATGGTATAATCACCACGGTAAGTCAAGTGCAAACAAATCTGGACAGCCTGTCCATTGGTGGCAGGAATTATCTGCTAGACACTTCTGGCGAACAAAGCGTTACTGGAACCAATGCGGCAAATCAAGGATTTTACCCCTACGCGTTATCAACTGGAAGGTTAATGGATATGGGTTGGCAAGATGGGGACTGGGTCACTATAGCCATAGACTGGGAGGCAAAAGGTAGTGGGTTCAGTGGCTCTTTTTATCCGCAGTTTTATGGTACCCCTTACGATCCACGAAATGGGCTAAAAAATATCACAGTGGTTGGGTGGCCTTCTGGCACACCTAATACTACAGTCAAAATAACACAAGAAACCACGTCAGGTAGATGCGTAATAACAGGGCAGATTAATGCGGAAGCCGTGAGTCCGTGGACGTGGATAGATTCGACTGCTAGCAAGCTAGGATTTCGGCTCGATAATATTCCATCAACGGTGACGCTGACCTTTGGTGGTGCGAAGCTCGAAAGAGCCAGCAGGCCCAGTGACTGGTCTCCCGCCCCGGAAGACATGGCAACTCAATCCCAGATCACACAACTGGCAGGGGATATCGATCTCAGGGTAGGGAAGAATGACATAATTAGTCAGATTAATCTCAGTACCGAGGGAGTCCTTATCGCGGGTGAAAAGGTACACATTACCGGACAGACCATAATTGACGATGCCGTGATCACAACTGCAAATATTAAGGATGCCGCTATAACAAGCGCAAAAATAGATAGTATAGATGCAAGCAAAATTACAGCTGGGACACTAGATGCCGCTAACGTGTCAGTTATCAATCTAAATGCCTCAAGCATTATAGGTGGCACAATCACTGGAGCAGTCACGGCTACTAATTTTACTTTAAAAGGTGGTAGAATCCTTATTGATACTGATGATAAAGCCGATGACATAATACTCTTAAATTGCATCCCTTTCCATCACCATTTTACACCTATGGAAAACTGCTTGTGGGATGACGTGGAGGGATTTAAGGTAAAGCTCCAATCCTCTGGGTTGTATTTTGTGGATTTTGCTGGTACTTCTTTGGCTTCTTTTGGTTCCTTTGGAATATACCTTAGAAACACAAGTGGAGTTACTTTATCTGAACTCCACACCGATAGGTTATGCTTTAAGAGTCCAATTGGTTTTGATCAAGCGATATTAAATCCTTCCGGACTAATCTTTAATGATGCTCAGTACGGAACAAAAGTGGCAGAATTTGGTGCAGATGGAATTATGTCAAAGACCGCTAATTCATATCGTCTTGTGAATGGAAACTATGGCGCCTTTTGGAGGAATGACGGAACTGCATTCTTTTTGATGCTTACTAATTCGGGGAATCAATATGGAAGTTTTAATTCATTCAGGCCATTAACGGCTAATCTTTCCACGGGCGTATGTACAGTAAACGGTTGTCTCCCCCTTACTGGTGGCACGATGACAGGGAATCTCAACCTGCCCTATAATGTATGGCTATCATTTGGCGGCACGGCGCATATCAGCACAAATACGAATCAGGCACTATACTTTGCCGCATCAGGAGAGTCTGCTTATGAAGCATTTTTAGGGGTCAGAAACAGTATGTGGGCATTTTCCCCTGCAACTAATAACAACCTTGCTCTTGGGACAGGCAGTTACCGCTGGAGCCAATTGTTCGCGACGACAGCTACTATCAACACATCCGACCGCAATGAAAAAAATTCCATCGAGGCCTTAGATACAGATCTTTGGGAAAAATTCATAATGGGTTTAAACACGGTTTCATATAAACTAAATAGCGGCACATCTGACCGTAGACATAATGGTATGATCGCACAGGATGTCGAAGTTTTGATGGAATCAATGGGGATTGACAGTAAGGACTTCGCAGGATTTATTAAATTCGCAAAATGTGATGAAGATGGGAATGAAGTATTGGATGAGAAAGGTAATACAGTATATGGCTATGGATTACGATATGAGGAATTTATATCTCCTATTATTACAACTGTCCAGAAACTTCATAAAGAAACAGAAATTTTACGGAGCGTCGAAAATTTCCTAAAATCCCAAAATATTGACCCCAATGACTTTATGGAATTCGTAGTATCAAAGTTCAATAAATATAAAAAATAATTTAATTTCAAGGAGAGTAAAATATGAGAAAAGAGATTACAAACGCTGAATTGATGCACATCACCAAAAGCATTTCAGAATTAGGGAAAAGTGATATTAAGTTTCCTTGCAACCTACTCTGGAATTTAAAGTTAAATAAAAACACATTAAGCAATCTAATGAATGTTTATACTGATTGCGAAAAAGAAATCCTTAACGAATATTCTGGAGATGATAAATCTAAACTGGTTGAATCCGAAGATGGAAAATCCCAAAGAATGGTAAAACCCGAGTTTGTGCAGGAATTCCAAGGGAGGATGCTAGAATTGCATTCACAAAAATCTGAAATTGAAATCAATACAATCCCATATGAATTAATTGAGGATCTGTCATTTACAAGTTCGGAGTGGGACGCAATTGAGTTTATGGTGGAATCATAATTTAGCGTTTTTCAGAACAAGGGGGGGAGATATGAAAATTCGAGCAAGACCATTATGGTCTTATTTTTGTGCAGAAAAACAGAAATGAGGATGGATTTATGACAAACGAAGAAATTGCAGTAAAACTAGCAGAGCATAGCAAGGAAATCGGATCGGCTAAACATCGGCTTGATCGGGTAGAAAGAGAACAGGGGGTCATACACGATCTTGTTATCTCTGTGAAGGAATTAGCTCTTGGCATGCAACACATGATAGAAGAGCAAAAAGAACAAGGGCGTAGATTGGAAGCTTTAGAAAAAGAGCCTATAGCGCGGTTATCGCAAATCAAAACAGCAATTATTACAGCACTTTCGACTGCCGTTATCGGCAGTATCGTAGGTGCTATTTTGCTGCTCTCGTAAAAAGGAGGTTGCCCTATGATAAAAATCGAGATTAACGAATCAGCGCTAAAGGTAACGAAGAGAGAAGCGATAGTATCAGGGTCTATTGGTATATATAAAGCTTTATTCGAATTTGATTCGACATGGGACGGGTTATCCAGAAAAGCCGTTTTTGAAGCGGGGGCAATATGCAAAGAAGTGCAACTAAGTAATACTGGTATTTGTGACGTTCCTTGGGAAGTATTAGGGCATGAAAACGCTGGAAAAGCATTAAAGGTCGGCGTGTATGGTACGGATGCCACAGGCGCACTTGTGCGGCCAACCGTATATGGCAAAGTATGGGATAGTATTTTGCAGGGAGTAAAGGGTGCGGACTCTGCTTCCGAACCCTCCCCCGATGTTTACGATCAAATACTTACTATCATGTCAGATACAGAGAAGCTTGTTCAGGATATTCGAGAGGATATAGATGCGGGTATTTTAAAAGGTGACAAAGGAGATCAAGGGGAACAGGGTGATCGGGGCGAAACTGGGTTACAAGGCCCCAAAGGAGAATCATTTGATTCAAAAGATGTAGGGCGTATTGATAAAAATGAAGCATCTATAACAGCACTACAAAATACCATAGGAACCCTTAACGAAACATTATCTGCAAGATTGGCGGGTGAAATTTGATGGCGACATTATCAGAAAATATCACACAAGTAATAAACGATCTTGATGGTATAAAAGAATCCGCAAATATACCCGATAGAACACCAACAAGCGAATACAAAAAGTATACTATTAAAGATACAAGTAAAGAAGTAGTTGAATGGCAATCGCATCCAGACTGGTGGGATATTGAATCCTATGTAAATACAGGTATTGTACCGTGGCTTGATGATCCTCTGGAAAATGTACGATACGGGTTTGTTGTAACCGATAGTAATCATACGATTATACTGCCTTCTGGCTATCAATTTTATTTATCGGACGGTGCGTATTATGATACTACATCAGTTACCACTCATACATGGGATAGAACTAAAGATAAACCGTGTGCAGATGGATATATGACCCGTGCAGTTATAGTATGCAAAAGCAGCGATAAGAATGTGTCTATAAGTCATAGAGCGTTTTTGTATGATGGTATAGACAGTATTTATGTTTATTTAGGTGATTGTAATTTGACAAGCATAGTATTCTCTGGTTCATCCTCATCAGCATATAGTAATAAACTAATCCAAGCCATACATACAACAGGAAGTACTACTTTTAACACAGGTACTATAATAACTAATGCATTCCAAAATTGCTATTCCATCAAAAACATAGTATTGCCTAATGGGATAACTAGCATTGCGACTACTGCATTCCTAAATTGTTATTCACTTACGAATATAGTATTCCCCAATGGGATAACGAGCATTGGAACTAGTGCATTCCAAAATTGTTATTCAATTACGAATATAGTATTTCCCAATGGGATAACTAGTATTAATGCTAGTGCATTCTCTGGTTGTTCTTCCCTTATGAATATCTCATTACCTAGCGGAATAACTAACATTGGAGCTAGTACATTCTACGGTTGTTCTTCACTTGCGAATATCTTATTACCTAATGGAATAACTAGCATTGGATCTAGTGCATTTCAAAATTGTTCTTCACTTATAAGTATAACGTTACCTGATAAGCTAACTAGTATTGGAAATATAGTATTTTCTGGCTGTTCTTCGCTTACGAGTATCTCATTACCTAGTGGAATAACTAGCATTGGATCAAGTATATTCCAAAATTGTTATTCACTCACAAGCGTAACGGTTCAGGCAGGATTCTCGACTTCATTACCCTTTGACGTGACGAACTGTATCAATTTGTCAATAACATCATCGGAAAATATAATACACAATTATGCGGATATGAAGGGGAAAACTTCACCCACTTTGACGATAGGCCCTACTAATTTGGCAAAACTATCGGAAGAAATAATAGCTGAAGCCACAGCAAAAGGTATTACACTGGCATAGGAGAAAAATGAATGTATAAACAAATGTACACATTGGGAAATGGACAAAGAATATTGATATCAACAAATCCAGACATATACTTATACAACGGGGAATCACATTCACAACTTATATATTTGGGAAGTGAAGCATCCCCTGATAATTGGGAAGAGGTTACAAAAGAAGAATACGAATCCATGTTAGAACAATCTGAAAATGACACCGCAGGTTAATAAAGTTTTCAGTTACTAAAAACCAAGCCAACAATAATTTTAACTCTCTTAATGTTGAGGGGGTTATTTTATTTTGAATAAAAGAAAAGGAGAATTAAAATGGAAAATTTAAAGTCATTAAAATGGTGGGAAGCAGCAGGGGTCAGATCAATCAAGACAGTAGCACAGACAGCAGTAGCGTTACTTGGTACGGCGGTATTTTTAACGGATGTTAACTGGGTACAGGTATTGTCCGCGTCGATCTTAGCGGGTGGAATATCCCTGCTGACTTCTCTTGCAGGACTGCCCGAATTGGGCACAAAGGAGGAATAAAGTATGACAGCAACAGAAAAAAGACAAGCAATAGTAAAAAAACTGATTAGCAGAGAAGGTAAAAATACTTATACACAGGGAGATAAACGCGATCAAGTAGCCACTGGATATAGTGATTGCTCTTCCCTTACACAATGGGCACACAAAGAGATTCTTGGTATCAGCATCGGCAGCAATACAGAAGCACAGATTCAGTCCAGTAAGCTGACCACAATCGAAGCTGGCATAAAAAATGGTATCCCCGACGAATCAAAATTACTGCCCGGTGACGTGCTGTATTTTAGGGGACGAGATGCCAGCCGTAAGGCAACCGGTTATGTAGGGCATGTTGAAATGTATGTTGGCAACGGGCAGATCAGTGGGCACGGGTCTGGTATCGGGCCTACACGCAAGTCTCTAATGGATTATTGTCGTACACGGCAGTCTGATGCGGTAGCAACCCCGATTGGTAACAGGGGCTTGATCTGTGTACGACGTGCTGTACCCGCAGATGCCTCTGATCATAATGAGTGGACAGACAAGCTTACTGAATTATACATAACGCAGTTAGGACGCTTGCCGGATGCGGGAGGTCTTGCCTGTTGGTCTGCTCACCTTGCTGGAGGCGCTACATGGGAGAGTGTGGCAAATGCTGTTATTGATAGTCAAGAGGGACGTGAGCGGTACGTAAGAGAACTATATACCTACCTGCTATACAGAGAACCGGACGCGGAAGGTAAAAAACACTGGCTCAATCTACTTAGTACTGGCATGACCCGCGCAGAGGTGTACAAGGGCTTTTTGAACAGCCCGGAATATAAGCCTAAGAGTTAATTTAGATAAATCAAAAAGAACACAACCACTTCTAGCCGTGTTCTTTTTGATTATAACAAATAATTCACGCAAATGCGGGGGAACACACAATTAACATTAGGGCAGTAATAAAATTTGTGTTTTGCGGTCACGTCCTGTATACTTGCCCTGTTTTTTAAGGATTCTCTGTACACTGTTATATTGATCAATACTTATAATTGATGGATGATTCCCTTTGTAAATTGAACCCTTAAAAGTATTATAACCGACATATAACGGCCTTGTTAAAATAACATTCACACTATAAGGGGTTGGTGGTTTGCCACGTTTCCCCTTATACCCACGCTCCCGCGCTAATTCGGCGGTTTTTATAAGGTTTCTGGTGAGCAAGTAAGTATCAAATGTGAACCTTACATACTCAGCTTCGAGTTCATTTATGATATAAGTGTCCTTGTCAGATTTATCATACCCCAGAACGGACGAGCATGTGGGTTTTCCTTGTCGTGCTCTCTCTGCCATGCCGAGAGAGACATTTTCAGAAATCACTTCTCTTTCGAATTGAGCAACCGTACCTAATACCCCACGGAGCATCCGGCCAGCTGGCGTCTTGCTGTCAAATGCTTCTGTGTAACTTACAAGATAGATATCGTTTGCTTCCAGATCTTCACATATTTTCGTAAGATCTGATAATCGGCGTGAGAACCGAGTAAGCTTCCAGACGAGAATAATATCAAATTTTCGTTCCTGTGCGTCTGCTAAAAGGCGCAGCATTCCGTCACGGTGTTTGATATCCTTTCCAGAGTACCCTTCATCGGCATACAGATCATATATTTCATAATGATACGCCTTGCAGTAGTCTCGCAACGTTTTCTCTTGAGCTGCTAAGGAATATCCTTCCCTAGCCTGATCCAGTGTGCTCACACGAATATAGATTGCCACACGCAGTTTTTCATTCACCAATTATTCTCACCTCAAAGTTAAGAAAAAGTCGTCCCCAATTCTCGCTAATATCTTTTAATTATATATTGTATCAAATTTCATCCTTAATTTCAATACCATTTTCGAGAAAGTGTTTCTCATAATACCAAATTAATATGATATTATACCTGTAGATGAAATATATGTTTCATTCACATGAAAATTGCACATGCTAAGAAAAAGAGGTGTGTGCGTAATGACAAATAATCTACAGCATTTGCGTTGGATAAGGTCTTGGTCACAAGAAATGTTGGCTATCAAATCTGGCGTAAGCAGATCATTAATTTCAAAACTTGAAAACAGAGAAATAACAAACCCTAGTATTGATACTGCTTATAAACTGTCCAAAGCTCTAAACGTAGATATTTGGGATATTTTTAAACCATAATGGAGGATGAACTTATGATGAGAACTGGAAGTGAAAAAGAAATGGGAGATATTTTTCCAGAGTTATACCACTCCTTGCAACACGACGACAAAACCCCTTATAAAGTAATCTGCATTGATATTACAAATCCGTTCGGTGTCAGATTGTTTGAGGACGAAAACTGTGGCTCTTTTATGGAGGTTCATGAATTCGTTAATTCGAAAGTTAATGACTATCCAAATGGATACTGGTTAATGATGCCGTTGGAAACCAGCCCTGGATTATATAATTAGTATGCATTTTAAAAAAGAGCCACTTTTGCACATAACGTTTTTAGAAGTAGGGGACAAGTTTCATATTCGAACTTGTCCCTATTTTTTACGCTGTTTGTTCTGAATCTTCAGAATATTTTTCTTCAATCAAATTAACAATATCTTCTGTGGTTAAATTCATTTTTCTCATAGTTTCTAATAATTCATTTAATTCTTCTCTTTCAAGTTCGTCTATGATCTCTGATTCATTTTCTCTTAATGTCATGACTGCAGACTCATATTGCTTAATGGATTCTCTAACTTCATTAAGCTTGTCTGCCAATTTTTCTTTCTTACTTCTTCTTTGACCTCTTGGCATGGCAATCCCCTTTCATGTGTTTTTCCACTATTTCTCAATTATATGCCCAAGTTGGGAATTTTATGCATAAAAAAAAGATACTCTTTTTCGAAATTATAAAATTTTTATAAACTCGAAAAAATGCACCTTTTTTACATAATCATTACAGCATCAAGAATATCATCCCATTAAAATCCCATTATGAAACAATTTATACTGGTTTAAAACGGTGTAAAACGTCTTTGTATACCACGTAAAACCGTGGAAAATACGTAAAATCGTAAATAGTCCATAGGGGAATCGAACCCCTGTTTCCGCCGTGAGAGGGCGGCGTCTTAACCGCTTGACCAATGGACCATATTTGTGTGCAACACATGCACAAGTGGTATTATATAGAAGGATCAAAAG